ATCGGTCACTCTTTGCCCAGGGCGGGCAAAAAATATATGAGCTTCATCTGAGTAGCACAGTCACTAGTATTAGAGCATTACAGAGGCGGTTGTCCGGTACCTCGAGCTCCGTCTTTATACAACGGCGGTTTACACATAACATACTAGCGTAACATGTAAACGTGCAGTATCGCTACTGCGTCTTTTTAGCCTTTATGAATCCTGTTCAAACAATCAAATCGCGGCATTTGCGATCTTCATCCCGAAGGGTAGTGATTGAGTGCTCGCAGCAGCGGCGAGTCTTCCATCCCTGCGTATATTTCAACCAGGTCCAGGGCACACGATGTTGGCCTGTGCCAGCCTAACTGCTTAGTTTACCTTTAATGTGGGAGCCATGGACACGGACTTGTATGTGTCCGTTATAATAATCATCTGATTCTAAGACTTGGTGTCGGAATTGTTCTCTTGCTTAAATATATGAACATTCTGCTTTTGTTTTACAGTAATAAAGTATTTCTCTAGTAAAATTTTCTGGGCCTAATGCGTGTATGTCTTTTTTGAGTTCTTCGTTTGAGCCATAATACTGTTGCCAATCGCTGTCTATTTTGCTTCTGACCTTCTTTTTCTTTTTGTTACCATTTTTGAGTTTAACTGTTTTTACTGTAGTTTTTGAAAATTTGGCTAATTTTTTTCCTATATATTTGCGTCCGGATACAGTATTTGTTATCAAATACACAAATCCCACACAATCTTCAGGAAGGGATTCCACAAGAGTGGATTCAAATAGCCATGACATACAGCATATAATTATGCCTTGTACTCCAGATTACAATAAAATGTTATTTCTTCTATGCAAGTGTTTGAATTCAAACTTTGAGCATATTTTATGAAATTTGATATATCTAGAAGATTAATTCCGTTTCCTGTCCAACTTTCACGACTACGACTTAGTTCAGTATCTAATCGATCAATGGTTATCAGTGTAGTTTTGAATTGCACTTTGTTTGATTTAAAAGACGCGGTACATTGCTTTGAAGCATGTGCTAATGCGGCTTTTGCTACCCTATAAGTTTCAAAATTGGGTTCACAGGCCACAATGTGCTTTTCGCCTACACTGCCAATATTAAAAATATATCCTGCTTTATTGTTTTTACTCCATAAATCATACACCGCATGCAAAACACGAACTTGCCCAAAATTGGCCCAGTCTTCTTGGGGAGGACCATCGAACGCATTATTGATAAAGATATCATAATTTAAACTCATGTTGGCTATAGATATATCGTCTTTGGTTATGTCAAGATTATTGGATCGACTTATACTTGTTCCGTCAAATGTTTTTACCAAATGCTTGCCTAATCCTCTGTTACCGCCTGTAACTAAAACTTTCATCTCTTGCTGCCTCCTTGATCCCATACCTTGGTAAATTTTTCTCCGCAGGTCATAGCGCACTCCATAAGCTTTTCTTTACCGCTCCAACGCTCAACTAATTCTTTCCAAAAACTAGAACGAAAAACATTGTCAAGATTGTTTATGTTTATATCTAGTTCGCTTTTATATCTGTTGATAAACTCCACTATTTGATTTTGTCCGTTATAAAAATGGGCTTCGTTGGCGCCTGGCATGTATGTTGGACTAACAAATCTAGCATCATACATGTTGTGTTCAAAAAAGTTACATGGCAATACTAATCCTTCGGCAGTGATTGTGACTTTACTTCCAAGCAAGGCATCACATTTGATTTCTGTTTGATTTAAGTAATGCCTAAAACCACCATGAATTTTTTTAATAACATTTATTTTATGTACACTGGGATTGCACCATTCCTGATTCACTGGTTCCTCTAAAACATATTCTGTGTTGCCGTGCTTATCTAGTACAGGCCAATTTGGGTAGGCACATTCGTCGGCATGATTATAAAATCTTCCAGTTTTCCTAGGTAAGAAATTATAGAAACCATAGTCTTTGCTCAGTTGTCTTGCCTGTTCAATTTGATGTTCGTTGTGTTTAAAAACAATGTAATTCCATTGTGCTCTGCCCCCAGCAGCAATGAACGCACGAGCATTACGTATAGCAATTTCGAATTTTACATTACGTCTGTATAAATGTAGAGTGTCGTCTAACCCGTCAAAACCAAAATCAATTTGACCGTACCCATTCATTATAGTTGCAATTTCTTGCCAATAGTCTACATCATGAACACCGCCATTGGTATGTATGTATAACCACAAGGTGGGATTTTTATTACGAAAATCCTGTAATATATCCAAAAAATCTGGATGCATTATTGGGTCACCGTAACTGCCACAGAAAAATATTTGTTTGAGCTGTCTGCAATGATCAACACTAAAACACGCATCGATTACTTCACGATCCAGGTGCAATAATGGCATATAAGGATTTATTCTACTACCTTGAATGTTTCTAGGGCACTGAGGACAAGCAGCATTACAATAGGTTGTAATTTCCAACTGATATTCAGTGATGGTTTTAAAATTAAACAATTTCTACATCCGTGTTGTAACTTGTGAATCCGTTCTCTTTGACTACACTCAGCACATTGTTTACACGCCCTGCTAGTTCGTCTTTGTGACTGACTAACCACACCGATCTGTTACCTTCTCTGGACATTTTCTTTAAGATTGCTAGACTATTTTCTACGCCTGAGCTGTCCATGCCAGTGTCAATTACCTCGTCAATGAACAACAAGTTGATGGGCTGATAAAGACTTTCCCATACATCACGAAAAGCCCAACTTAGGCTTAAAATAAGTCTGTTTCTCTCGCCCCTACTCAAGTTATCAAAATCTAGTTCTCTACCTAGTTCTTCGATACTGACAGTAAGATCGTTTTGAAATTTAACAGTGTGTGGAAGGCCAATACGGTCTAGGTATTGACTAAGTCTAGCATTCAAGTACGACAAGTTTTGATCAATAATACGTTTACGTATAAAACTGTCTTTATTGGTCAGTAGTTTGAGTAAAAATTCTTGATGTTCTTTAACATTTGCAAGCTCGTTTATCAAATCATAGTCAATTTCTTCAAGAGCTTGAGTCTCCATTTCGCGAATTTGTTCTTCATAGGGATCTAGTTCCGCTTGCTTGGTTGCCAGCTGCTGTCTTAAATTGGCCACAGTGTTTTTGTGATTGATAGCATCCTCTTTGTTGTCATAAAACACTCGTGGTGCGGTACTGACTGTACCCAATAAGTTTAATGCATCAATGTGCGACATCAATTGTTCGTCATTGGCAAGATACTGTAAAGAAGTTTCTTTTAATGTATTACGTTTTTCTTCCAGCACTTCTTGGTGTTTTAAATCATGTATTGGTTGCCCGCATGCATAACATTCATGTTTTTCAAGTTTGTCAATTTCAGACTTGAGTTTGTCTAGTTGTTTTAACAAGCGTACTTGATCTGTTTCACAGGCCACTCGCCAGCGAGATATTTCTCTTATTTTGTTTGTTTTTTCGTTGTACTCATCAAGTAGGTTATGATTGCGCAATTCCTGCTCAATATCTAAATCGCCCACCACTTCCAATGCCTTTTCAAGTTCCACTAACTCGTTTGCCTGTTTGTTCCGCCACAAATTTTGTCTACGCCGTGTAGCTTCAATCTGTTCTTGAATACGACCATTAGCATCAGTGACAGCTTTGATACGATATTCTTCTTGAGTAATAGCGTCTTTAGTTGCTTTGAGCTGTTCTTTTAATGCATCTGCTTTTTCACTGAGCATGGTTATACCAAGCAGTTGTTCAATGATAGTTCTTTGGTCATTGGCCTTTAAAGCAAGAAACGGTTCAGTATAAGTGTTCAAGGCCACAATGTGTTTGAACATGTCATGACTCATACCCAACATACGCTCAATTTCTGCTTGTGTTTCTCTACTATCACCTTGGCTTTCATCAGTGATTTGTTGTTCCTGTCCGCCTACATAGAATGCCATTGTGTTGGGCTTGCGACCACGCTCAATCTTGTAATCTGTACCATCTTTTTCAAACTCAATTGTGACCAACATATTCTTACCATTTGTTTTATTGATAAGATTGTCTTTTTTGATATTGGTCAAAGCGGCGCCGTACAGCGCATAGCTTAGTGCATTGATAATTGTTGTTTTGCCCGTACCATTTCTAGCACCAGTGTCATCACCGCCTAGGTCTAAGTTTTGTCCAAGAACAAGAGTAAGATCTCTACGATCAAATTGAACAGCCTGGGTAGCATTACCCACGCTCATGAAATTTTTTACAGAAAGGGTTTTTATTTTGAACATTTACAGTATTATAACATAGAATATAAATTAGGAAATATGTTTTGACTATCTAGTTTGCGTCTTTGATCAATTTCGCGGAGAAATTTAAAGAGGCTAGCAAAATCTTTTTCAAAGCTTTGATTCAAAAAATTAAACATTAGATTCATTGAGTTGTGCAAAGAGTAATCAGAATTATAATGATTCAGCTTGTTTTGCAAAATAGTTTTGATATGTTGAATTTTATATTCTGGCAAATGTAATATGTGTAATTCTCTAGGAAATTCCAAAGGATTTACAATAAAAGTGTTTTCGTGAAATCCCATATCTAAAAGCAAATCAATACAGTTAAATATGGACTCATGATTTAAAATACACCATACTAAGTTGAAATTTATAGTTTTAAATTCACGAGACAGTTGTTTTAGGTTATTCAAAAACTCATTCCAATTTCCTCCATATCGTAAATATTCAAATTCTTTACCAATGTTGTCAACACTAACAGTCCAGTGTACGTTTTTAAATTTCTTCAGCAGTTTATAAATGGTGTTATCAATTATGCTCAAATTTGTGTTTATTCTAATTTCTATATCTGGATTTATAGCATACAGTTTGTTTAGTAAATCTATATTCTCTTTGATTAGCAAAGGTTCACCACCAGCAAGATAAACATGCTCAATTTGATGTAAATTTGAATCAATGTATGCCAACGATTTATCTAAAGAATCTTTATTTATTGTTTGTGAAATGTTTAATTCAGCAGCCCATTGGCTGCTTAAATCAGGACCACAATACACGCAAGCAAAATTACAAGTGTTTCGCCACCGCAAATCTAGTATTTTTAATTTATGACTTTCAGGATTGCTGTATAGTTCTAGATTATTTTTACTACTTATTTTAATATACCAGACTCGATTACTGGTTTGATTGAAATGATTTTTTTGATTTGATTCTAAATGGTGACAAACAGAGCAACGATTATGTTTAACACTCATTAGCATATCTTTTTTAATATTGATATTAGTAGTGTTATGTAAAATATTTTTCAACGACTCGTGGTTGACATTTCCAAGCGGCTGCGATGTTATAGCACAATTTCTAACTTCGCCGTCGGGTTGTATATAAACTCCAATCCATGGCAACACGCAAAATGCCTTGTTGGTTAAAAAATCTTTTGGAGTCATATCAACAATATATCTAACTGTTGTTGGGCATATTCATCGGTATCTAATAAATGACTGGGATTGAGCAAAATCAACTTGCAACTAGAAATTTTAGACAACGTCTGATGTGCGTGTGCCAGTGCTATTTTTTGTGTAATATATTCTAATAGAAAAGTGTCTGTCCATTCAGGCGGACTAGTTATAACCTGACTTCCTATACTGATAATATTTTTGCATGACTGCTGTCTAACCAATCTATATAAAATTTGAGCTTGAGCATAATCAGGTTTAGCATTGTTTATAAAAAAATCAAAGCCTTGAACTGCATCTAACATACGTCCTACTTGAGTGTAATCTCTAAGATCATAACCATTTGATCTACTGAAACCATAAACACTATGCCCACGCTCAATGCTTGCATTATAAAAACTTTTGCCTAATCCTGAGGTGTGACCTGTTACTGCGATTTTCATAGATTTCTATAAATGTCTAATAATAGATTTTTATTATATTGTTCGCTTTGAATATTTGTCAGTTGATTGGTAACAATCGTATCCACACTTTCAAACATGATGTTTCCGGTAATGTCGTAATTTATGTCTTCGCTAACAGTTTTTTGCGGAATAAGTGTTATTTCTCTAAGATTGTAAGTGTTTACAAAAGTTTCTTTTATAAATGTTGCTTCTTCGTAACTGATGTCAACGTCTAGATTCACACGCACATGCATTCCTCGATTTAGTAAGGCATCAGTATTTTGTAACACGTCGCTCAATTGATACACACGATATCTAGGCTGATCAGGCCAGGCATGATACTCAGGCTCTGCACCCCATTCTAGCACCATCATACCACGCTCATCATCATGATTGTCTGCATAGTTGTGCGGAAAACAGTTGCCAATATAAGTGATATTCTTTTGTGTTTGACGTTTGTGAAAATGCCCAGTGAACACATGTTCAATACCAGTAAAGTCCTCGCGTTTAACATCACCATGATCTGGCATTTGCACCATGGCATTCATGTAGAATGTAGGCAGTTCAAAATGCCCAAACATATACTTGGCTGACAGTTTAGGAATGCGTTTGTAATCATCGCCTACCAACCAAGGGGCCACAATAACATCACCGCTGTGTAACCAATCATTACAAATGACCACATTCGGTAAGTGTCGAGCCCACTCAACGCTTTGAACATCCCTTTTGTCTCTATAATATAAATCATGATTGCCAGGAATGAAATACACACGATCGAAGTTGTCATTGAGATGTTCCAACGCACGGAGACTATAGTTAAGAGTGACAATATTGATACTAGCACGATTGTTATGCCAATCTCCAAGAAAAAACGCTGTTTCACATCCTTCCTCCTTTGCCTTTTGCGTAAACCATTTGATAAAATTCAAGCAATCGTCGTTGTGAGTTTGACTGTTGCTTTTTAATCCAAAGTGTATATCTGTGCAGACTGCTGCTTTTTTAAATAAATTAGACATTCAGTTATTGTACAATCTTATACCAACACAAATCAACCTGACATCGCATCAAAAATTTCTTTATGATATGCGGCAAAATTTTGCGAACGTCGACTGTCTAGTTTTTTGGTATAAGCTAAAAAATCTTGTCCGCTTACTGGTAAAGTTTGTTGAACTCTATGGGCTATTGCTCGTAGTTCTGTATTTTTATGATCTGAATACTTGGATACTACCTTGGCTTTAGTTTGTTCAGTTATAAAATCAATACACAAAAATTTTGGGTTCTCTAGGTATGTCCATAATATAGTCAAATTTCTTGATTCACAAAAAGAAACCAGTTCGTCCAAGTAAAGCAAGTTTTGTATGTTGACTGTTACAGCTATTTGTATATCAAAACTGTCAGATTTACGTTTAAGATATAAATCTAAATTCTTACATACTTTGTCCCAACTGCCTCCGCGCTGAATTTTAAATCTATCACCTATATCGTCGATACTGATTGACACTGTTACTTTGTTAAAATTATCTAATAGAGAAAATATTTTGTTTGGAAAAATACTTCCGTTGGTGTGAAACATAAAATGAATTTTTTTTGAGTACTCTAATTTAACAAGTTCTTCGAGAAGTATAGGAAGGTTTTTCCATAACAAAGGTTCTCCACCTAACAATTGGTACATTCTTGTATTTTGGAACGTTTTGGGTACATTATTTAGAATTATTTCTTCTGCTGAAGCATAATGATTTTTAATTTTTAAAATTAAATTTTTAGTATCAGCATCGTTGTTATGCAAGAGTTCTTCGGCTGCAATTTTAGAACTAGCATAAGGTTCACAAATTCTACAGGAAAAATTGCACGTATTTGAAAGAATGTGCGATATACTTTTATTTTCTGGTTGATCAACTAATCTGTAGTTAAGTTCTTGGTCTAATAGGGTTAAACCGTGTGTTCTCAGACTGGTACATTGTTTTTCTTCGGTTTCCCAACATATGGAACATTCTGGAATTTTTTCTCCATTCAACATGCGATTTCTAATGCTCTGCATAGCATCGCCAAAAAATATTTCTTCTGTGGTGTTTTTAGTTAGATCTCCTACCCCCTCGGGCAAATTAAATTTACAACATGGTAATACAGTTGATCCTGAAATATACAATTGATAAAATGGATATGCGCACAAGGTATTGTAGTCCTTGGCAATATTAAACGTGTCAATTTTCTTAGTATTTTTAATTTTTACTACATTATACCCTATACACACTTCATCGTTGCTAAAATTGTGATTAGCTATTTTTAATTTTTCTTTTAAGTCGTAAGGTGTAACTAGTAAGATAAAATAATTACCAATATCAACCAAGGTTGCAGCTTTTTGTATGTGATTTATTAGCTGTTGTTCTGGTTCAAATTCGCTATAAAATACAAATCTCTGATTACAATCAAATTCTGCGCTGTAATGTTGTTGAAACAAATTATACACTGCACCATGCAAAGTTTTGATATCTGCAAGGTCAACAAAACATAACAAGTTATATTTAGATTTTAAAGCGTATTTTAATTGATCTGCAGTCATTTAAACAATCAATCATCACTGTAATCACCAGATTGCGGATTGCCGCCCCACGATCCCATACCTTGTCTGGTATAAGAAGGTGTTAGTCCGTTCATTTCAAGAATATCATCTCGAAGATTCTGGTTGCGTTTTTCAATGTTAAGGACTCGAGTAAAGGAATTAGTGATAGCAGCAGTATAATAAGCAAAAGGATTTTGTGATTTACTTTCATCAAATTGTAGTCCTATCTGAGATAATTGTAACAGTGCTTGGCTACGCATTTCGTCATTGTAAGTGTATCCGCGCCAGTTTGATCGTGTAGCATAACGCTCACACAACTTCATGAACATGTGCGCCAACGTTTTTGTCATTGTTCCGTGATCTTTACAGAATTCGCCTTTTTCCAAATCGCCTCGCCAATGACTTTTGCCAACACAGTAAACATTACCAGAATCGTCTATTCGATAATGCTGAAATGGTGGAAAGTTCACTTTGGTATATTTGGTTGCAGCAGGTGGTTCTAATCCGTCGTCGTATTCAGTAACTGGATCCTCCTCTTCGTCGATCACAACGGTAGTTTTGGCCTTTTTTGATTTAGTTAAATCAACTGGCACATGCTCCCAGGTCATTATGCGAAAAACAATGTCGGTGGTGGCTATTTTGCCGGGTTTTATCGCAAAGTCGTCTAACTTTAGCTTGGTAGTACTGACAGCTTGTGCAGCATCATACGCAGCTCGTCCTAGTCGTTCGGCTCGCAATTTACGACCTTCAGCAATGTTTTTCTTGTTGATTTTGTCAACGCTGGGCAAAATTATATCGTAATAGCCGTCTTCGGGCGTGGTAAACGAACAATAAGTTAGTTTGCTCTTATGGATTTCTTTAAGAATGTCTCTGTTGTTTAGGTAGTTGTGTTTCATTCGTTTCCTTAAAATACACAGTTAATTTAGCAAATAAATAATAAAAAAGCAAGAGGAATCTATATGGCAGTAGTACAACAAGTCACAAGTTATCTGAACCCTGTGTATAATCAAGGCGCACAACAAAAAGGACAAATTAGACCCGATGTTGAGGCTCTGAAGTTTGCCGACGGCGGAATTTTTAGTCCAAACAAAGGTAATCAAACCACACCTGCGGGCAGTTTAAATTCTGAAGATACTAGGCTAGCAAAAGCCAATCTACAAAAAGGTGGAGCATCTGTGCCTCCTGCCAACACAAATGGACCTAAAACGCAATTTGGTGTTAGCGACGATTCTGGTAATGATTGGCGAGTCAAAATCAGCATTAATCCTACTAGTAAGATTTTGTATTGGGATCCAACTGCAACTGGCAATGTGCCGGGCCTATTGGCTCCGTTAAAACTAACAGATGGATTTATTTTTCCTTATGTTCCGCAAGTTACTGTGAGCCACAGTGCAAATTATTCTTCAGTTCCTTTAACACATTCTAACTATGCTCAGTATTTTTATGAATCAAGTGCAGTTGCGTCTATCAGCATCAGTGGAGACTTTACTGTACAAAACATTGATGAAGCAAAATATTTTTTAGCTGGCATTTATTATTTTAGAGCTCTCACAAAAATGTTTTATGGCATGTCAGGAGATTATCAAGGTAGTCCTCCTCCAATAGTTTATCTTGACGGATATGGACAACACTATTTACCGCATGTGCCCTGCGTAATTACGAATTTTAGCCATACTATGCCAGCAGATGTTGATTACCTTGAAGTAAATACTCCACAATCTGTAACAGAAAAAAGAACATCAAACAGAACTCCTGGTGGTACCATGGGATCCATTACTTTACCAAGTGTAAGAGGTACAAATGCCGGTAGCGAAATAGTCACACAAACAATAAACACTGCGTTTAATCGAGTGCCAACATCAAGTACATTTACTTTAACGTTACAACCAGTTATAAGTCGTACACAGGCAATAGCGTTTAATTATCAATCCTTTGCTCGGGGCGGTCTGATATCAGGAAAAGACAGTGCCTTTACTGGAGGATTCCTATAATGTCGCAAACTCGTTATCCCCCAACCAGCCCCTATTATAGAACTGGCACATTTGGTATTTTTCTTGACGTAATGACCAATAGACCAATCACCAGATTGTCTGACGATGTTCTTTACGAAATTGATAGTGTGTACGAATACAGACCTGATCTGTTGGCGTCTGACTTGTATGGCGACAGCAGTTTGTGGTGGGTGTTTGCACAACGTAATCCCAATGTGCTAATTGATCCGCTCATGGATTTTGTTGCTGGAGCAAGAATTTACATCCCCAAAATGGCAACATTAAAACAAGATCTAGGAGTGTAACTGGTGGCCACAGTACAAGAGTTAAAAGACAAAGTTAGTAATGCAGAATTTAATTTAAACTTTAGAAAAGGTGGTAACCAAAATTCTAGACGCGGCCCTGACGGACTCATGCCATTGGGTGGCATTGATTTTTTATTAGAAGAAAATATAAAAAAACAAGAACGATTCAAGGCGGCAGGCAATCAATTTGAATTAGAAAATCAACAGCGAATTTATAGAAATCTAATAAGTGAACGGTTGCAACAAGAACGGGTTATTGCTCAAAGAGAAATTGAACTTGCTGCATTAAAACAAGAATTAGAAGTTGCTGTATCAAATCAAGCACAACAAGATGCAGCAAAAGGCCAGACAGCCACAGCTCCTACCACCAACGGCGAACCAGTACCGGTGGCAGTGCCAGTGACCAATGAACAACAGGCCAAGCTTGATCAATCCCGGTCCGGCGAATTATCAAGCAAAGTCGAACAAAGTCAAGATCCAATTGCAGCAAATAAACAAAACAATCAAAACGGAACTGCTCAACCTAAGTCAGAAGCAAATTTTAGTGGAGAAACCAATCAAAATGCCGCAGCTTCGGTATCAGGCAACAACAATGTTTCGGGTAAAAAATCTGATTTTGCACCTCAATCAGCTCCGGGCTACGGACTACCAAAAAACAAACTGCATGACTATACCAGTTACACTTATAGAATAACTTTGTTTCTACTTACAAAAAAAGATTTCAATGAACTGGCCAGCAACCCAACAAAATTTGTTCCAACATTTAGTTTGATCAGCAGCGGCGGTGGATTTGCTGCGCCTGGTTCGATTAAAACAGAAACGACACGGAAAGTGTCGCCTTTTGGTGGATATGAAGATGTTTCTACCACTCAAACCAAAGCCGGGCGTCATCCGGATTTTCAGACTGACTTTTTTATTGACAATTTACAAATACAAACTGTTGTTGGGTTAAATGCCAAATCTAAGGCATCCAATGCCATTGATATATCATTTAATATAACTGAACCATACGGGCTTAGTCTATTAGATAGATTACTAAGTGCTTCGGAAACCTGTGGAGACAAAAATGCCAACTACATGGAACAACCTTATCTACTGCAAGTTGATCTGTTGGCAAGTCCTACTGACGAACAACTGGGTATTATGAAACAGTCTACAAACGTGATTGACAGTAAAAAAATCGCCATCAAACTGTTAGAAATGAAAATTAAACCATCTGGTAGCGGAAGCACTTATGCAATCAAGGCCATGCCTTACAATCATGTGGCTTTTAGTTTGACCACAGCAGCTATGCCAATCACTTTAAGCGTTGAAGCCAGCACTGTGGGAGAATTTTTCAGTAGTGCAGATGATATTGCTAAAATTTTTTCCGGCCAAAATGCCATCAATGAAGAACGATTGGAAAGCGAATTAAAAGCCTGGATTGATGAATTTTGGTCAACAGGCGGATTTCAACCGACACCAGAACAAATAGCCAACCAAAGAAAAGCTCTACAGAATGCAATTGTTTACAACAGCAAAAGTTTAGCAGCTGGATATAACGGCTACATGGACAAGGTGGCAAAAGATCAAAAACTCAGCCGATTGCCCCCTACAAAAATCGCCTTCAACATACCAGATAGAATATTATCAGAATCACCAATAGTGGATGAAAAAGCTCAAGTCACCGACGGCAAGATGCAGGATCCAACTACAACTGTTGGTAAAGTTGACCCTCAATTGAAAAAAACACAATCGTTCACTATCAATGCCGGGACAAGCATAATTGATGTTATTGACATGATAATGGGCAAAAGCGAGTATGTTAAATCTCAAATAAAAACGTTGGGTAAAACCAACAACAATGACGCCGCGCAAAAAGAATATACCAATGATCGTGAAAGAGCCAATGCCGACAAGCAACTAAAAGCGTTGACGTTAAAATGGTATAAAGTTGTACCCACTGTGGCATTAAATGATTTTGATGCTACTAGAAATGCCTATAGTAAAACTATTTTATACACCATATTACCGTACACAGCAGCCAATGCCTATCATCCTAATTTTCCGCAGTCCACTGCCCAAACACTAGAAAATTCTGTGGTACGAGAATACAATTATCTTTACACAGGAAAAAATCAAGACATACTGCGTTTAGATATTGATTTTGATAGCACTTTTTATACACAGTTGACAACTAAACCTTTGCAAGTGGCTGTTTTAGGCACAGACCGAAACAGTGACATTGACGACGTGAACAAAAATCAAGCACAATATAGTGTCAATACTCCATCAAATCCAACTAATCCACCAACATCATATCAAATTTCAGGTCAGCAAAGAAGAAGTAACTCGCTAAATTCATCTAACAATCCTGATGAACAAATAGTCAATGATTTGAAACAAAGCATTTATACCAGTCAACGCGGTGACGCTTTGAATATCAAGTTACAAATAATTGGTGACCCAGATTTTATCAAGCAAGACGACATATTCTATAACCCAGGAAGCCCTGAAGAATATGCAAAAACCATGGGCAGTAGATTAAATAATTCATCAGCTCCTATAAATGAAAGTGGTCAAATATTATTTGATGCAGAACAAGTTTATGTGAAATTAACATTCAGAAATGCGGTTGATATCAATGACAAAATTGGAATAGTAAACAAACAAGACAAACTTACAAATGGCAGAATGACCAACGGATCATTTTCTGGCATTTATAAAATTCAAACAGTGGAAAGTGAATTCAGCCGCGGACAATTTACGCAAACACTTGATTTGATCAGGATGCCAGAATCATTGCCAGAAATAAAAATTGCAGCACCCCAAACTACTCAATCAGGAATAAGTACAGATACTCAAAGTGCCAAAAAAAATGAAGAGGCAGACAATTCTAAGCAAAATGCTGTTTCTGCCAATCCCACTGGACTAGCACCGCCTGTACCACCAAAATTAGCCGAAGCGGCTGCACAGCCAGCAGCAAATGGCCAAGGAGGACCTGAAAATGCTGGTAACAATCAAGCTGTGGCTCCGCAAGTGTCAGCTGGCTTTACTTTTGCAGAAGCATTTAGACAAGCAAGAAAAGATTTTGGCAACCGACCAGGTGGTGTATTTGAATGGCGCGGCAAATTATATCAAACAAATTATCAAAATGAACCTCTCGTTAAAAATCCCATACCGGTGTATCCAGGAGCCAATCAATAATGGCCAATGATAAACAAAGCGCGAACAGAATTCCAGACTGGGCAGGCACAAACAAGCCTTCGGGTGTAAAACTAGATCCTGGACCATTTATAGGCATTGTAAGAAACAATGCTGATCCTGCTAGACAGGGCAGATTGGCGGTATATGTGCCTGACATTGGCGGCGACGAAAATGATCCCAATAATTGGTATGTGGTAAGATATGCCAGTCCTTTTTTTGGAAGTACCTTGGGATTGGCAGGATCACCTGACAGTCAAAATGATAACTTTGCTACATCACAGCAGACTTATGGATTTTGGGCTGTGCCTCCTGATATCAACAATCGTGTTTTAATAACTTTTGTAATGGGAGACCCAACTAGAGGATACTGGTTTGCCTGCGTACCCAACATACAAACTATGAATATGGTACCAGGTATGTCACGACCACCAGGCGATAAGCCGTATACAGCAACCAATTCTGACAAATTTTTTGGAGCAGGAAGAATAACCAGCGACAGCTATTTGCCGGTATCAGAGCTGGTAACAGAAAATCCTACCGTTGACAGAAATCCTTATTTTTTTGATCTGCCTAGGGTAGTTCATACATATCAAGCAAATATTGTAATTGAGCAAGGATTAGATCAAGACCCTTTGCGCGGCACGGTTACTAGTAGTAGTCAACGAGAAACCCCCAGTCAAGTTGTGGGGCTAAGTAGCCCCGGTCGTACAATTCCTGACCCGGCTGACTTTCCGAGTTTACGGCGCTTGTTGGACCAGCAGGCTCTTCCAATATCAGTACTACAGCAATTTTCCAGCAGAAAAGGTGGTCATAGTTTCGTCATGGATGACGGTGATTTATTTGGTCAAAGCCAGCTGTTGAGAATACGTAGTAGTTCAGGACATCAAATACTCATGCACGATACTGCAGATTTAATGTATATCGGCAATAGCAAAGGCACAGCCTGGATAGAACTAACTCCAGATGGAAGCATGAATGTGTTTAGTGCCAGCAATGTAAGTATACGAGCGCAGCAAGATATAAATTTTCATGCAGACAATAATATAAATTTTCATAGCGGTAACACCATAAAAATGTTTGCAGAAAAATATTTTTTAAATCAAACTCAAAGTTATCAAGTGACTGCAACTAAAAATTACTCGTTAAACGCAGGCAATGTAGGAATCAAAAGCGGAACAAGTCTGTTGATGCAATCAATCACAGGAGGATGGCAAACTTCAGCTGATCTAGTACTTAAAGGCCGAAAAATATATTTAAACAGCGGAACCCCAGCTGCACCATTGTCCAATGCACCGTTGGAATTTTATGAACAGGGTAATGTGGCTTATGATAATGAAAGAAAATTGTGGAGACCAGTGACTACAACATTTAACAGTCTAGCACCTTTTACCCCAACACACGAGCCTTGGCAAAGACAAACAGGGGTCCTTAAAAAGAACAACGGTAAAATTGTGCCGCCAACGCTGCAAACATTAGGAAAAACATAATGGCCAGTCGCGGAATAATAAATGCAAAAAACGAAGTAGTGATCAATCCAGCCGAAAGATCATTGCTGACCAGTGCCGGCGCACCATTTGGATTTACATTAGAACAATATAGGCCAGAAATTTTAACACTATCAAAATTTGAAACCAAATGTTTGCTAATTCAGTTGGCCAATTTGGAAAGCAACATAACGTCTAGTCTCACTAGTATTGGTGTCCCTAAATTGGGAATTTTTAAAGCAAATATCAATGCAAATAACCTAGTGTCAAGTTCTAATGTGGCAACAGTAACAATTACCAATTCAGATCATAGCGATATAAATTTAGGCATGATAGCACAACTGCTACCTGATAGCGTGGGTGTATTTGGTAGCAATACACTTGTAGTTGCCAAATCAGTAGGCGGTAATATCATAGCCGGTAATTTTGTACCTGGATGCACTTATACTATCACAAGTGTAGGCACAACAGATTTTTCAAAAATAGGACATACAGGTGAAGTCACAGCAATTGGCAACGTGTTTGTGGCCAATGCAGCTGGTTCAGGCACCGGGACTGCATTAGGAACAAACAATCAAATCATATTTGGAAGCAATCACACAATTAGCGGTGATGTGACCTTCAACGTAGTTCCGTTAAAACTAGGAAAATATCAGACTTCACCGTGGTTACTGACCAAGCTTGGTTATTTAGAAACTAACGGTGCCTGGAAAAACACAGACGGAGTTGATTCTAACGATATATTTTTAGCTGCCCCGGAAGTTCAAGATTCAGTAGTAGCAACATTTTTACAACAGCAGTATATAGAGCTGGTCAAAATAGGTGCAATTCGTGCAGGAGACGACAAAGAGACAGTGGCGGGAATGTTGGCACTTGCATATCAATATCAAGATATAGGAAATCCCTCATTGAATCAAAACGTTTTCAATTCTGATGGCACAGTGAATTTAGAGAATTATTCAATAGCTTCACGAGCAAATGTATGGAGAAATACAGGACAAACTGTAGACAGTCAAGGGCGGCCTGGACATATTTATTTTAATGCAGGACGATATGCTGTACGAACTCTAGGGGCAGATGTGCCAGAATAAATACAGTTATGGCTCTAATAAGATATAAAGGTTTCAGTACTATTGATCAGTACAAAAAATTCAGATTGACAGATTTGGATTTAATCAAGCGTGACTTGTTGAATCATTTTGCTATAAGAAAAGGTGAAAAACTAATGAATTCTGAATTTGGCAGTATAATTTGGAATATTTTATTTGAACCTCTTACTGCTGATGTCAAAGCTCTAGTGGTTGGTGATATTCAACGGGTACTTGCATATGATCCCAGAGTAAGAATAGACAATGTATTAGTTGATCAGCTTGATGCAGGTTTACAAGTGCAAATTGAATTGACCGTTCTTCCAGATAATTACAGTGATGTTATAAATCTGCAATTTAACAGAGATCTCAATACTGTAGTAGCTGTATAAAAGTACCAGATTATTATTATAATAAATACTAAAAGACAGGTATAGATATGGCTATTACTACAAGACAAACTAATTTATTGGTGCAACAAGATTGGACCAAAATCTATCAAACTTTCAGAGAAGCTGATTTCCAAAGTTTTGACTATGAAACTTTGCGTAAATCAATGATTGAATATCTCACCACATACTACCCAGAAGATTTCAACGATTTTACTGATAGTTCTGAATATATTGCTTTGATTGATTTGATAGCATTTTTAGGACAAAGTCTAGCATTTAGAACAGATCTAAACTCACGTGAAAATTTTATTGACACCGCCGAGCGCAGAGACAGCATTCTAAAGCTGGCAAGATTGGTCAGTTACAATCCAAAACGCAGTACACCTGCAGCAGGATTTTTAAAATTTGATAGCGTAAGCACCACTGAAAACATTTTTGACAGCACTGGGTTTAATTTAAGTAATACTGTGGTAAACTGGAATGATAGCACAAATGAAAACTGGCTAGAACAATTTACTGCTGTGCTGAATGCTTCATTGATAGCAACTCAGGCCATTGGAAAACCCGGCGGAACAAAAAATTTAAGTGGGATAAAAACAGAAGAGTACACCATAGATGTAGTAAGAGGAATAACACCAACTTATCCATACACAGCAGCAATAGCAGGGGTCACATATCCATTTGAAATTGTAAGCGCAACTAGCACCAGTCAAAACTACATATACGAATCTACACCCAGTCCTGGAGGCGCATTTAATTTTTTATATAGAAACGACAATCAAGGAAATTCAAGCAACAACACCGGATACTTTTTTTATTTTAAACAAGGCGAATTAAACAGCCTAGATTTTACAATAACAGAAAGTCTGCCAAATAGAATTATAAACATCAATTTTGATAATATCAATAATACAGATGTTTGGTTATTTTCTTTAACATCAAATGGTACATTAAATGAACAATGGACACAAGTGCCTGCTGTAAATGGAATTAATGTCATATACAACAATACAGAGGAACGAAATCTTTATAGTGTAGCAACTAGAGCGAATGATCAAATTGATCTTGTGTTTGGTGACGGAAGTTTTACAAATATTCCTGTGGGTAATTTTAGAATTTACTATAGAGTCAGTAATAATCTTACCTATAAAATCACTCCTGACGAAATGTCTGGAATAACAATAAATGTACCTTATGTTGGTAGAATTGGCAGAGCAGAAACTCTTACAATCAGAGCAAGTTTACAATATACAGTAACTAATGCAATATCAAGAGAAAGTCTTGAAGACATAAGAACCAAAGCTCCACAACAATACTATACGCAAAATCGTATGGTCACTGGAGAAGATTATAACGTTCTGCCTTATACAACATTCAACAACATTCTTAAACTAAAGGCTGTCAACAGAACCAGTTCGGGCATAAGTAGATACCTCGATGTGATTGACGCTACCGGCAAGTATTCAAGCACGAATATTTTTGCAGAAGATGGTATTATTTACAAAGAAGACTACAACGAAACAGAAAATTTCCAATTTACAAGTAGTACAGAAGTAAATGCAATTGTTCGCAACACTTTAAAACCATTGATATCTAGTGTCACTACCCGACATTTGTATTATGACACAGCCACAAGAAGTACTCCAACAGGTGCAACAATAGCTGCAACAACCATGGTAACTGGTACTACCTATGTAATTGTAAGTGCTGGTACTACTAATTTCACGTTATTTGGTGCTGCATCAAATTCAGTTGGAACAGTGTTTAAAGCTACCGCAAATGGTTTTGTGGGTATTGGGTCAGGCACCATTGCCACTAGAGCGGCATGGACACAATCAACTAATTCAGGTGGTAGAAGTACAGGTACCTTTACCAGCCCCAGTTACACTTTTCTGGTACAAGGAAGCTTGGTAAAATTTAATGCTCCGGCTGGACAATATTTTGATGCTCAAAATCAGTTGCAAACAGGAACCCCAACAACAGAATTTCAGCGAACTTGGTTGTGGGCAAGTATAATTGATTACGACAATCCAGGTCTTACTTCAACTGCTACTCTGAGTGTTGTGGTTCCCACTGGTGCTATTGTAGCTGAAATAATACCAATGTTTGCAAATGATTGGTCTGAAACTTTGATCAATAATATCATTTTACAAATTCTTAGTTACAAAACATTTGGTTTGAGATATGACATAACCACAATGTCTTGGCAAATAGTTGAAAGCCAGAATCTTGGCTCAGGCGATTTCAGTTTGACTAATGCAGGCAACACAGCAGGCACAGGACTAGACAACAGTTGGTTTATTAGTTTAAGTTTTGCCAATGGAGAATACACTACTATTAGTAGAGGCTTAAATTATTATTTTGAAAGCGAAAGAGAAACAAGATTCTACTTTGATCCTGATGTGCGGGTATATGATAGTAGAACTGCAACAACTTTAATTGACAGTATAAAAGTTTTAAGAACCAACACGGAACCAGATTCCAGTGACAGTATATTTTATAGCCAGACATATAGAGTTTGGAGTAGAGCAATTGGAGCGGACGGAATTGACGATAATAGAAAAATTAAAATCACTTTCCTTGACGATAATTTAGACGAGGTTCCTGACGATCCTGATTTGTTTGTTGAGTTGGTTGCTCCAACAGTCAATACCAAAAACAAATATGTATATTTTGTTGAAAATGTAAACCAATACAACTTTTTACAATATGATCCTGTTGATCAAACAAATATTGTTAGTGAATATCCAACACAAGAAAATATTTTAAATAACATTTCTCTATACAGTGAGGGCACAATATTCTATGCCGTTGACGAAGACAAATTTTATGAGTCACAAGGAACAACATTGAATCAAGTATCAAATTATGTTGCACGTATTGGAAGGCAAAGTTTACAATTTCAATACAAACATAACGCTCCTAATAACCGGAGAATAGATCCTAGTCCAAACAATTTAATTGATTTTTATATCTTAACTAAGTCGTATTCCAATGATTATTTTGCCTATATAACTGACACTAGCGGTAGAATAACTGAACCAGTGGCTCCTTCTATAGACGACCTAAAAGTTGAATTTGGATCAATTGAAACTTACAAAACTATTAGTGACAGTATAATCTACAATCCTGCAGTATTCAAACCTTTGTTCGGGAATAAAGCAGATGCAGCACTGAGAGCAACTTTCAAAGTAATCAAAAATCCAAATGTAAATGTAAGTGACAATGAGATTAAAAGCCAAGTTGTTGCTGCCATAAACACATATTTTGACATCAATAATTGGGATTTTGGAGAAACTTTTTATTTTAGTGAATTGAGCGCATATCTACACACTACACTAGTACCTAATGTGAGTAGTATAATCATAGTACCATCTAGCTCCGGAAGCCAATTTGGTACATTATATCAGATTAATGCTGATCCCGATGAAATTTTAGTAAGTGCGGCTACTGTAGATAACGTACAAATTATTTCTGCCATCACAGCGGCACAATTGAATTTATCTGTTTAAATAGGAAACAACAATGGCAGCTTTTAAGACATTACAGTTTTTGCCCGAAATTTTCAGAACTGACACAAATAGAAAATTTCTTAATGCTACAGTTGATCAGCTGATCAGTGAGCCAAATCTTATCAAAGTAAACGGATACATCGGAAGAAAACTAGCACCGTCTTATAAAAACTCAGACAGTTATATAACAGAACCATCAAAGACTAGACAAGATTATCAACTTGAACCGAGTATCATCATCAAGGATGCTACAACTGACGAACTGACTTTTGCTACAACTTATGTTGATATAGTAAACAAAATCAATTTTTATGGCGGATTTGGTAACAATCAAAATAGATTATTTGACAATGAATATTATTCTTATGATCCTCAGATAAATTTTGACAAATTTGTTAATTTTTCACAATATTATTGGTTATCAAATGGTCCAAATTCTGTGTTAGTAAGCGCAAGTTCTGTGCCACTTGAGCAAACATTTACAGTTTTCTTTGATATTACTACTCAAACATATAGAATAAGCGGTTTCAACAATGCTCCTAATCCTGTTCTAACTTTGGCCAGGGGAGGCAGATACACCTTTGTAAATAACGAGCCAGGAAATAAATTTTATATCCAGACATCACCAGGATCGCTTGGAATAGATCCTGGTGCTCCTAATTTGTCTACTAGATCGGTATTAGGAGTAAATGGCAATGGTCAAGATGTTGGCAATACAGTATTTCAAGTGCCACTTGCCACCGCCCAAGTTCAGTTTACAAATATGACAATTGTGGATAACGTAAATTATGCCACAAATTTAAGTTTTCAATCCTTACAAGGATGTCTTGTAAGTGATCTACAAAATGTGCTAGGCGGTCTTGATGGACCAACATCAAGTCTTGAAGATGTTACAGTTGTTTTTGTGAATAATGAATTCATTGATGACATTTATTGGTATAATACAGCAAGAGTAGACGATAACGTAATTTATTTAGATCAAAACAATTTGGTGCCTTTTAGTCAAAGGAATAACATTTACCAAATAAACATTTTTGATGATGATCAGGGAAATCTCAGAGTATTCCTTTCAAACAAGTTCAACGTCAGCAACGAACAAAAAGTAAGAATTGAAGCAGGTGCAACTAATGCTGGTAAAGAATTTTACAGTCGGCTGGATATCTTTAATGAAGTTCCGGCAATAACTGCACCACTGGGTCTTTTATATTATCAGAGTGATCAAACAGATAATGCAGTCGGAGCTATACAGATAATTGATCCTGACGCTGCTGTCATAGACCCTGACCTTGAAATTGTTGGACAAAAAAATTATACCAGTCCGGGCGGCGTGGTGTTTACAAATGGTTTAAAAGTAACTTTCGATTCAACAGCAGTTGCACCATATTCCAATAACACATATTATGTAGAAGGAGTAGGAACTGCAATTGTACTAGTTCTAGCAGATGATCTAGTTTGTCCAGAATTGAACAATGACTTGTCGGTACCGGATTATTTAACAATTAATAGAGGAAGCGCCGATCTAAATGGATGGTCTAGAAGTAATAGATGGTTCCATGTTGAAATAATAGAAGCTGCTGCAAGATACAACAACGTTGATTTGATATTGGATCAGAATAAAAGAGCACAAAGACCAATCATTGAATTCAAACCAAATTTGCAATTATTCAATTTTGGAGTTGAAGCAAAAAAACCAGTAGACATTCTTGATGATATTGTCACAAATGCCTATACACAAATACAGGGTGTTATTTGTCCATATATTCCTCCTGAAATTCCAACACAAGTTACTATTTTGATTGGAGATAAATCAGTAACATTACAAAACGGAGATAGAGTTATCTTTAGTAGAGATGACAATCTTGACGTCAGAAATAAAATATATAATTTTACAATAGAACTTACGACCGAAGCACCCGATGCATTGATTTACAGAGCTTACATTCAAGAGGCAGAGGATTCTGTAGTCGAAGAAGGACAAACCATCATTGTGAATTCTGGTACCAACGGAGAAAAACAGTGGTATTTTAACGGAAACATATGGATTGAATCACAACAAAAAACTTCAGTAAATCAAGCACCTTTATTTGATATAATAAATCAAGAAGGTATAAGCTTTGGTGATAATTCTGTTTATCCTGGATCTACTTTTGCTGGTAGCAAAATATTCTCATATAAAATAGGCACCGGAATAAATGATTCTGTGCTAGGATTTCCTTTAAGTTATAAAAATTTAGTCACACAAGGTGATATCCAATTTGAAAATAATTTTGATTTAGACAATTTTGAATATATTTTAAGTGCCGGCGTCACAGACACTATTTCTATTAACTCCGGACTAATGCAACAAAATTTAAGTAGAACAACCAGCACTAGATTGAACACTTGGGTAATTAACTCCAATTTTAGCAAGCAATATCAAATTTTTAATTTTACCTACGACGGAACTACAAATCTATTTCCAGTTGATATATTGCCAGACATAAGCGTTGATATTCCCAACATAAAAGTTGTAATTAATAATGTACCAGTAACTAACGGACAATTTGGCATAACCAAAGTAGTTGACAAGTTAGCAATTTTAGTTGATCCAAATTTGCTCAGCATAGGAGATGTGGTCTTTATTAGTATTTTTAATCAGAACAATACCTCAGTTGAAGGATTTTACCAAGTTCCTCTTAACTTTGATATCAATAGTTTGAACGTTGACCTAGAGACACTTACTCTAGGTCAGATGCGTAATCATTTGATAGCCTACAAAAATAACAGTCTTGACATTGTTGGAGATGTACCTGGAAAAAGCAACATTAGAGATATTAATTTCTTAAATCGTGGTGGTAGCATACTACAACACAGCGCACCTTTAATTTATGCTGGGTTATTTTTAAATCACCCCACAATGAATTTTGTTGATGCGTTAAACTTGGCATCACGTGAATATTCGCAATTTAAAATTAAATTTTTAGAGTTAGCTGCCAATCTAGAATTAGATAGGAACAACATACCTAGTTGTGTTGATACTATCATGGCTACACTAAACTCTGTAAAAAATGATAATTTTCCATTCCATTACAGTGATATGGTTCCTCATGGTGAAGACGAAAGGGTAGTTCTTCCCAGTTATACTGTTTTTGATACAGACATTAGATCTTATGAAATTACAAGCATATTTAACGACACTGTTGTAAGTAACAAATCGGTTTTAGTTTATATAACTCGAGAACTAAACAACATAATTACAACCACATTATTAGTAAAGGGGCAAGACTATTATTTTGATCAATCTAGACCGGCTATTGTTATTCAAGACTCTTTCAATCTATTATACAATGACATCATAAGCATTGTAGAATATAATAATACTGACGGAAGTTATGTTCCGGAAACTCCAACCAAATTGGGATTATATCCCAAATATATTCCCGAAATATTTACTGATAATACATACAGAACACCAATACAAGTAATTCAAGGACATGACGGCAGTATCACTCCTGCGTTTGGAGATTTCAGGGATGATATATTACTTGAACTTGAAAGAAGAATTTACAACAATATCAAAGTAGAGTACGATCCTTTAAGTTTTAATCTGAATGATTATAATCCTGGTAAATTCAGGATTTTAGATTATAACAGACAAGAATTCAATCAATTACTTAGCCGTAGTTTTTTACGATGGGTAGGCACAAATAGAGTAGATTTTACCACTAACAACACGTTTCAAGCATCTGATCCATTTACTTGGAACTATAAAAAATTTAGAGACGTAATCAACGGCGAGTCTTTGCCAGGAACCTGGCGTAGTGTGTTTAGATATTTCTTTGATACAGATAGACCGCACACTCATCCTTGGGAAATGTTAGGATTCAGTGAAAAACCTGATTATTGGAATGAAAGGTATGGTCCTGCTCCTTACACCGGCGGAAATATAGTGTTGTGGAGTGATTTGGAATCCGGTTATATACATGCAGGTCCCAGAGCCGGAATAGATCTAAGATATAGTAGACCGGGGCTAACGTCTATAATTCCTGTTGACGAAAACGGAAATCTTCGTAGTCCTACAGAGTTTTTGGTCACTGACTTTGACAGTGCAAATGCAAACGTAAGTTTTGCTGTTGGGGATATTGGGCCTACAGAATTAGCCTGGCGCAGAAGCAGCGACTTTCCGTTTGCTATACAATACGCCTTGGCAATTGGTAAACCAGCTAGATATTTTTCATTGTTGGCAGATGTCAAGAATTATAAAAGAAGTTCTACCACTGGTCAATTTGTAGATTCTAATAACAACAAACACATACAGCCAGATGTTATTAGAGTTAATGGTTATGTTTCAATTGACGGTACAGTAGAAAGAAGTGCCGGATACTTAAATTGGATTAGAGATCATGTAAAAAATATTGGTATTACAGATGCCGGTGCGCTACTGAAAGAAAATTTGAGCAGAATAACAGTCCAACTGTCGTACAAAATGGCTGGATATTCTGACAAAAGATTTTTAGAATTATTAGCCGAACAAGTAAGCCCTAGCAGTATAAATGACAGTGTTGTTATACCTGAAGAAAACTATAGTATAGAACTTTACAAAGGTGCACCTTTAAACAAAATAACTTATTCTAGCGTAATAGTAGAAAAAAGTGTCAATGGGTACACAGTTAGCGGGTATGATACAAATAATCCATATTTCTATATGATTCCTAGTTTACCTAATAACAATGCTTATACTGTTGAGGTAGAAGGACAGCGAGGCGTCATCTATCGTGATTTTAAAAAACAAAGAGTCACTATACCTTATGGTTTTGAGTTTAACTCTAAACAACAAGTGGTTGATTTTCTTGTCAGTTATCAAAGATATTTAATAGCCCAAGGTTTTATTTTTGAAGATAGAGATAATTTACTCAACGAAAAGAAAGATTGGATTTTAAGTGTAAAAGAATTTTTACACTGGAGTAACCAAGGATGGAGAACAGGTAATATTATTGTTTTAAGTCCAGTGTCGGACACTTTGAAAATTTTCAATGAATTTTCTGTGGTTGATGAAATTACAAATGCGACCAATGGTAGTAGAGTACTTGATATTAATTATCAAACAATAAGGAAAAATAATTTTACTATTGTTAGGGATAGTAATTTATTCACGTTCAAATGTTTAGCACAACAAACAATAGGGTTGGCAGAATTCAATTTAATACAGTATGAACATTTATTGATACTTGACAACACAACGGTATTTAGAGACATTATCTATGTTCCAGAAACAGGCAATAGACAATACAGACTTAAGTTGGTTGGAGCTAAAACTGGGTTTTGGAACGGTAACTTAGAATTACCTGGATACATTTATAGCAGTGATAAAATTGAGGAATGGAAACCAGGACAAGATTATTTAAAAGGATCAATTGTTGTCAACAAAGAAAGATATTACACAGCAATTGAAAATATATCAGCAGCTGATCAATTTCAAACTATCTTATGGAAGCAAATTACTCAAAATGAATTGAAATCAGGTTTAATTAATAATTTGGCAACAAATGCCAGTCAGTCTTTGCAATATTACGATATCAATAATCAACCTCTTGATGAACAAATTCAACTGTTTAGTAATGGATTGATTGGGTTCAGGCCCAGACAATACTTTACCAACTTGGGTATTGATATCGCCACGCAATCTAAATTTTATCAAGGTTTAATCAAACAAGGTGGCACCACCAATGCAATATCGGCACTTAAAGGTGCGCAATTTAACAACTTAAATACTGAATTAAACTTCTTTGAAAATTGGGCCATACGAGTAGGTGAGTATGGGGCTCTTGACATCAATAATTATTATGAATTTATTTTGTCTGAAGCAGAGTTCAATAATAATCCTGCAATATTTCAATTGATTGATGGCACTCAATCTGCACAAACTGACATAACCAAATTTGATCTAGCTAGTACCTATAAAATATCAGGATCTTTCTCGGCTGATTTTTTAAGAACACAATCAAATGACACACCTCCAGAATTAAAATCTTTGCCAGTAGCTGGTTTTGTAAATCTAGATGACATAGACGCAACAATCTTTGACATAAAGGATTATGCACAATATGCAAGCATCGTAAGTAATTTGGGAGTAGGTTATACTATCTGGACCGCCCGTGACTTTGATAATAGTTGGAACGTGTATAGAGCATCAAGTGTTCCCGGCCTGGCCTTCATTTTGAGACACAATGTAGACGATCAAGCCGAGCTAGTCATGAGTGCTGAACACGGGCTCGCAGAGGGCAATCTCATTGCATTGAAGAATTTTGACGAAAGATATAACGGAATTTATCGCGTTGTTTCTATCATTGACAGCACTAGATTTTTAATAACCATTTACAATAACTTACAAGAACTAATAGATAATGATGCTGTTTTAGGCAACGGGCTTGTTTATCAATTAACAAGCAGCAAGTTACAAACCCCCACCGCAGTAATAGATAATACACCAAACGATGGGTGGATACTTAATGACAAAGTATGGGTTGAGAATTTGGACAACCGAGGAAACTGGGGAGTATACACGGTAACCAATCCCTGGGAATATCAGGCAAAAATTCAATTAGGCGAAAGCCAATACGCAGGAAACGATCATTTTGGCCGAACAGTAGCACTAGATTCTACAGCTTTGTTTTTGTACGGCGGTGCCCCTGACAGTTCAAACGGTCGAGTAAGTATCTATGCACGAAATACAAATAATCAATGGGATAGTTACGGATTCTTGTGGGGCAACAATCCTGTTTTAGATAGTTTTGGTAAAGTGGTTATCACCGCCACTGTTGGTAGTTCAAATTTCCTTGCTGTGTCGGCGTCGGATTCCGGAAGTAAGCAAGGGGTTGTTTATGTTTTTGAAAATCAAACTCTAATTCAAATTTTAGCAGACAGTGCAGGTGCCGCCGGGGACGAGTTTGGTGCTTCGTTGACAATGAGCGATGATGCCAAGTATTTGTATGTTGGTGCACCGGGTGCAAACAAAGTTTACTGTTATGCACTAAACTATCCACGAGATTCAGTTTCACAAAATATTCTAGGCTCAACTGGTGTGACAACCTTTAATTTAAATTTTGCAGCAGTTGACGCTAGCGATATAATTGTAACTGCGCCTTTGAGATCTTCAGAATATTTTCCCGGTATAGATTATACTGTGGCAAGTGGACCTAACAGAATAATTTTCAATGTTGCTCCGGCCAATGGTGATAGAATAACCGTTCAAAAAAGAGGTTATTACTATAGTCTATTAGACACATTGCCATTATTGGGCGAATCTAGTTCTGGCAGCAAGTTTGGATCGGCGTTAGCCTGTAGTCAAGATGGGTCTATAATTGCTGTTGGCGCCAGCTCTACCACAGTTGATGGATTAAACGATGCTGGTGCGGTTTATGTTTACCACAGAACTGTGACTGAATTTGTAACAAATGGAATATTGAATACTTTCACCGTACCAGACAATTTAGGTAATGTTTTCTATGTATATTACAACGGAGAACTATTGATCAATGGCCTGGACTATTTTACCATTGGAACAAATATCATACAGTTTGCAGGATTTAATGTACCAGCAGCTGGAAATCGTTTAGTTGTTGAGTCTAATCAGTTTATTTTAGATCAAACTATTTACCCACAGACTGTAGGATCAGCCGGCGGCTCCTTTGGCGCAAAAATTTCCATGTGCAATAGCGGATGCAACATATATGTGTCAAGTCCTACCTATTTAGAAGCAAATTATAGATTTGGTCTAGTAACAAGATTTGTCAACGTTGGAAGAGTGTACGGCACAGTTACAGGGACAATTGAAAATCCTACTGTCACCATTGGTGAAAGTATTGTAATTAATAATAGAATAATAACATTTACAGGAAGTACTCTAGCATCTGTAGTATCTAATATCAATGGAGCAAACATTCCCGGGGTGACTGCTTCGATATCAAATAACAAACTAAAAATTGACAGCAACGTGGTTATTGCTGCCAATCGACTCAATATAGTGTCTGGTGGCACAGGGACTCCGTTAGCTGATCTTGGAATTGAAGATTATAAATTTGTACAAATAATTAAACATCCTGAAACATTAGGGGAGATCTTTGGTTCTACAGTCAAGGTTGATCAATCAAGCGGAACTTTGGCAATTGGTAGTGACGGAGCAGATATAGCTATTCCAATTAACATTGATAATACACTGGGCACGCCAACCCTATTTGACAGCGGTGGTACAAAATTTGTAGATTTAATCAAAGACAGTGGAGCAGTTTACATATACAACCTAATGTCTAATCCATATGAAGATGTTGATAACCCGTCTTTATTTGCATTTACTCAAAAATTAGTTGGTCCTAATCTCAACACAGGGTTTAATTTTGGTGCAGCAATTGACCTTCGCTCGGACTATTTGATTGTTGGTGTATCAAATGACTTTGGTGTAGTTGCCGAAGGGGGCAGTCTTTACTATTACTACAATCAAAATGCCAAATCTGGTTGGGAATTGACTCGCTACAAGGAATCCAGAGTTGATATAGGTGCAGTTTCTAGTTCATTCCTTTACAACACAGTGTCTCAAAATATATTGGAATTTTTTGATTATTTAGATCCCGCTAAAGGCAAGTTGTTGGGAGTGGTGGATCAAGAACTTGATTACAAAGAAGATTATGACCCTGCCAGTTACAACAGAGCCAGTAGAACAGACACCATCAATAACAACAATTTCTATTGGTCAGACAGGCACGTGGGAAAAACATGGTGGGATTTATCGCAGGCAAGTTTTATAGATTACGAACAAGGAATTCTCCAATATCGAGTTAAAAATTGGGGAAGTTTGTTTCCAGGAAGCCGAGTTATTATATACGAGTGGGTAGAAAGTGACTTTTTACCTAGTCAATATGAAACATCCGTGGGCGACGGAGTTCCTAGGTACGCCGATGACACTGCTTACAGTTCTATCACAATCGTAGATCCGGTGACCGGAATAATTACTCAAAAATATTATTACTGGGTTTCTGGCAAAGTAAATGTTGATGTAAACAGAGCACGTAGAACACTTAGTGTTAAAGCCTTGGAATCTTATATCACTAATCCAAAAGATCAAGGTATTCCGTATTTGGCTTTACTTGCACCAAATTCAGTGGCGGTGTATAATATTTCCAGTCAATTGGTTGGAAACGATGTTGCTATTCATTTAGATGTAGCGGATGTGCGAAATCATAATCTTATACACAACGAATGGCAATTGGTGCAACAAAATGCATCTGCTGAATCAATACCTATTAGGGCGATCAATAAATTAAAAGACAGTATTGTTGGTTTTGATTTAAATGGTCTCACTGTACCTGATCCTTTGTTAAAAGCACAAGACAAGTTAGGAATATTGGATTTTCCTAGACAAACAATGGTAGCGGATAGAATTCAAGCTTTAGAAAATTATGTAGAAACTCTTAATTCTATTTTAGTAAACTATCCTATACTTTTAATTACTACTCCGTCTTCGTTGCTGTCTGAAGAACCATTGCCTACAGTTGGATTTGATACACAAACCGATAGTGTGACTGATCTTGAATATTTGGACACCAACGCTTTCCCTGATGGTTATAAAATTTTAATACCAAGCGATTCCACTTTTCAGGGCAAATGGAGTATATACAAATTTAATGCAACAGTTGATACTTTTGAATTGTTTAAATTACAAAGTTTCAAGACTAATTTGTTTTGGAATGCTATAGATTGGTACGATGCGACATATCAGCTTGGCAAAGATATCAACTATACTGTAAATATTTATAGCGACACTCAAGCTTTAACTCCATCAATTGGTGATTACATCAAGGTGTTAGATAATGGACAAGGAAAATGGTTACTGTACGAAGTTTTAGATAATGGCACATTTAGTCTAATAGGAGCTCAAGACGGAACTTTTCAAATAAGCACCGAAGTTTACGATGTCACCGTTGGTTCTGGGTATGACAGTGCAGTGTATGATTCAGTAGGATTTGATCCTCAGGCCATACGTGAACTTCAAAATATATATAACAGTGTTTACCAAGAAATATTAATAGGTAATCTTAGCACTGAATTTAATAGATTGTTTTTGACAATTATAAACTATATTTTTAAAGAACAAAAAAATCCAGACTGGATTTTTAAAACCAGTTTCATTGATGTATACCATAATTTAAGAACGCTAGAACAGTTTCCTAGCTACGTTAGAGACAACCAAAGCTTTTACAATGATTATATTGAAGAAGTTAAACCGTATCGCACTCAAATTAGAGAATATGTTCCAAGCTACTACAAACAAGATTTAGCCAATGGTAACTGGACAGATTTTGATTTGCCAAGTTCATACGACAGTCAATATGATGTTTTTAGAGTTCCTGATATAGCTAATCCTAGCGATGCTGATTTGTTTGAAACAGAATTGTATTCTAACTGGGCAAATAATTATAAATTTAAAATTACAGATTATATTATAGGAAATGTTGGATTAAATTACACTTTACCTCCCAATGTTGAAATAACCGGAGGTGGTGGATCAGGTGCCACAGCAATTACTAGTATTGACGCCAACGGAAAAATTACTGCTGTAACTGTAACAAATGCTGGCGAAGGTTATACATCAACGCCTAACGTGTTTATAAACGGCGACGGGATTGGTGGGGCAGTTTATCCTCTATTGAAAAATGAGTTCTATAACTCCCAGGCCAATTTAAGTTATAATCTTATTAGAAGTGTTGTAACAACACTCAAGTTTGATAGACTAGCATATAATAGTAATTTGATACTTTGGCAACCCAATACGGCGTATGCCAACACTGTAGTCACATCGGGTAATACCTTGATTGATGATGGAAACATTTATATCAGTTCTGGTAATATTGTTGTGTACAACAATCAAGCCTATCTTGCTACAAATGCAAATGTTTCGACAGAAGCGATATTTGACTTTACAAGATTTAGTAAAATTGATAACGGTAACGTTTTATTAAATGCAATTGATAGAATAATGGCATATTATGAACCTGAAATAGGAATGCCTGGTAAAAATCTACCACAGTTAGTAAATGGACTAGAGTATCCGGGTATTTCGGTGTTAGGTCCGGAATTTAGAACTAACGCATTTGAAATTACAAGCAATGTTATTTCGTTCAATTACACCGGGCTTACCATAGATAGCGGCAATGTTGCAGCGGTGAATTTCCAAACACTGGGTTTTGAAATAAATCAACCTATTAGAATTGAAGCACTGGTGCCATTTGATTTTCAAAATAACGGATACTTTACAATCGTTAATGTTGAACGCGACTCAATGACACTGACTGGACAACCAGTAGAGACTACCTATAAACTATTATTAGATAATCCAATTACAGCGAATGCCGGCGATTATATAACTCAAGCAAACACTTTAGCAAACGCTTTTGTTTTACAATCTGTTGCCAACTCTAATCTACTTGACGTAATTTATTCTGTTCCTGAATTTACAGTATCAACCAATACAATTAGTATAAATGGTATAGTAACTTCGTCTAACATTGCACAAATTACCACAGGCGGCAATGTAAACGCAACTATATCATATTTAAATTTACAAACAGTTATAGATTCAAATATCTATAGTTCGTACTTGGATACAGCACTAGGAACCAGACCACAAGACATCAATATTGTGGGCGGTGATTATGTAGATCAATACGTTAGTCATGCTCCTGAAGAATTAATTCCAGGTAAAATGTATGATGCACTAGAAATGCAAGTATTTGGTAACACTGTTGGAAATACTGCCACCTATGGTTTCCGTGTATTTCAACCAATGAGTGCAAACATCGAATACACTAGAATTAGTGCAAATGCAACAACTGTGTTATCAGCCAATCTAGAAATAGTTGACGATGAAATCTTAGTCAATGACGCAAGTGTTTTGCCAACGCCGTCTCCCTCTACTGCTACTCCTGGTGTAGTGTTTGTAAACGGTGAACGAATCGTATACTATCAAAAATATGATTTAGCAAAAATGTCAACGGCGGTTGCATGGGCTGCTAATACTCAAATTCCTTTAGATACATTGATAGTGATTGACAGTAACGTATATTTGACTACAGGTAATGTATATGCCAATGCCAATGCGTTCGTGAACACAGCCAATATTCAATTGATCAAATTAAATTCATTGAGACAACTTCGTAGAGGTGTAGATGGTACAGGCGTAGCCAATATAGTATTAGCCGGTAACTTGGTGTCAGACAGCAGTCAAGCACAACTGATTCCTAATGCACAAATTTTTACTTCGCAGACTATAACCGGAAACTTAAAAGTAACCTCAAATGTGACCTATAAGATAGTATTGAGTTCAACTATTAGTGCTAATATTGGTGATTATATTACACAATTTGCTAATACAGGCAACGCTCGCGTTTTACAAAGCGTAACCAATGCAAATGTATTAGCAGTTGATTTTGTAACTGGTACTTTCCAACCCGCAGCAAATATAGGAACAAGAATTAATCTTGTTAGCCTAACAAGCGGAGTGTCAAGCGTAAATGCTAATGTAATAAGTTTACCAACTTTGGGTTCAGTTTATTCAAACGGTAATGTAGTTTTATCATCTGTTGCTGTTTTAAGAAGTAATATTTGGGAACAGTTTAGCACCACACTGGAAAACAGCACCACTACAGGAGCACAATTTATTAGAGCGGAGCCTAGTTATACACCATGAACAACAGCCAACTAAATAGTAATATGGATAAAAATATGGAAGATTTACAAGAAAATTCTATGAACAAAGATACAAAACCCAATGAAATGGGCGGCATTCATGTGCAAGGACATATCAAAATTTTTGATCCCGAGTCCGGTGAAGTGTTTATAGACAAACGCAATGCTATTCACTACGAAAATATTTCGGAAGCCATTGCTTACACACTAGCAAACAAAGGCCAAAACTACATATACGAAATGCATTTTGGTAACGGGGGAACCAGTGTAGACCCAACTGGTATCATCAATTATTTGCCGCCTAATGTAAACACTAGTAACAGTAATTTATATAACCCAACTTTTGCCAAAATTGTAGATAATACCAGTGCCCTAAACGCAGACCCAACAAGAAACAAGATGGAAATTAGGCATGTGCCGGGAAGGGTTTATACAGATATTGTAATCAGTTGCTTGTTAGATTATGGTGAACCTACTGGTCAAGCAGCATTTGATAACAGCACAAACATGGAGGATACATACACCTTTGATGAGCTAGGACTCAAAGCAAGAAGCACCGACGGCAGTTCTGGACTGACCACAACTGGTAAATTGTTGACCCATGTAATTTTTCATCCAGTACAAAAAAGTTTGAATAGATTGATTCAAATTGACTATACAGTAAGAATACAAACCTTAACAAATTTAAGTAGCATAGGATAATGCAATGTCATATTTTGTAAACAAAACCGACGGATCAGTTATTGTAGTACTAGATGGTACAAAAGATACCACAAGCACCAGTCTCACACTGTTTGGACGGTTGGTACAAAATTATGGCGACCAAACTAACGAAAATTTTGTTAGATTATTGGAAAATTTCAGTTTTAATTCTAGTCCTGCCAATCCTATTGCAGGGCAACTATGGTTTGATACCAATACAAACAATATCAAAGTGTATACTACAACTAACACATGGGTAACCGTTGGTAGTGTGATACAAGGTAATGTTGATATAAGTGGTAATTTAGAAGTGGGTCCATTGGGATTTGCAATAAAAGATATTGATGGCAATGTACAAATTACTAATTCTGCAGTGTCCGCAAATGTAAGTTTTTACAGTAATGTTGCCGGTGTAAGCACCAGAGTATTACACATCAACGGAACGACCGGTCTAGTAGAAGTCAATGCCAATGCCACAACTAATTTTGGTGTTACAACCAAACTGTATGTTGATAGTGAAATACAAAGAGCAACATCCAGTGGAGATGCCAATTTACTTGCCAATGTTGCAATTATCAATGCCAATCTGGTAGCAAGAATAAATTCAGAAAATGATTTAAGAGCCAATATTACTGCTGCCAATGCCCAAATCGCTCTTAGAGATACTATATCTAGAGTCAACAATATTAATACTGCAATTGACACTGCACTAACAGCCAATGTAAATGCAATTTATTCCAACTTAGCTGCTAGAGTAGATCAAACTTCAACAGTTGAAACAGCAATGATTGCGAATGTGGCTGCTGCTAATGCACGAGTAAATGGCGCGAATGTCAACATAACAAATTTAAACAATAGACTTGATAGTGTAAACACAGCAATTGATATTGCCTTGGTAACTAATCTTGCACTCAAAGCCGACACCCTAAGTCCTGCACTATCTGGGATTCCTACTGCACCAACTGCTGCGTTTGGTGCTAACACTTTGCAAGTAGCTACTACAGAATATGTAATGACAAGATCTGTTTTCTGGGATGGTAGTAGAAAATTTGTTAGCACAGCAGATCCATCTGCCAGTGACGGCGCCAATGGCGATATTTGGTTCAAGTACATTCCCTAAAGCATGACCACTACCAGAATCATACAAAGAGAATTTGTAATAGAGCAAGGATATGATACCTTGCCTCCGGTTACACTAGGCTACGCTTGGTCTAGTTTTATGAACACCTATGCGGTATGGCCAGCAGGCGCCGGCAATAGTGTCACAATTAGACGAACAATATCATTGCAGGCTGGCAATTATTACGTAACTGGTGCAGTTGATAATTATGGAACAGTTAGCATCAACGGACAATACAATATAAGTTTGTATAACTTTGATGCTAACATATCAAGAACCTCAATTGGCAATAGTATCTTGGTCAATCACCAAGGTGGCCCGATGTCAATTGTAATTAGTGCAACCAATACAGGAGGGCCTAGAGGAGTTGCAGTTACAATATCACGACAAGATCAATATGGTGGAGGTATCACTGGTGGACTAGGTGGCATTCCAACTTCTCCTACATATTATGTAGGAGATCTTGTATGGAGCACCAGAAGTCCTGGAACGCTTGATACTGGAAGGTACCAAGCGACTATGCCGTTCAGAGCAAATATTACTGCGTATGCTTGGGGTGGAGGTGGAGGCGGTGGCGGCATGGATGCCGGCACAATAGGCGGCATTGGTGCACCGGGACTATATAATACTGCTTTTATTCAAGTTGATAAAGGAGATCTATTAGAAATATTTGTAGGCTCAGGCGGCTTGGGAGGAGGTAGTAATTCTGGAAGTGCCCCAGGAGGCGCCGCAGGAGCTAGTAGAATTGCCATCAATGGGCAGACTGTACAATCATTTAATGGAGGTGCAGGATCTGCGGCAGGCCCAAGTCCATACTCCGGTGGGGGTGGTGGGGGTGGCGGTGCATCTGGGGTTTTAGTCGACAATCAATTGGCGTTAGTTGCAGCAGGTGGCGGCGGAGGTGGAGGAGCTGGCAATGACGGTAATGCCAGCGACAAATATGTAAGAAGAGACGCATCAATCAATAACAATGCAATTGGAGATTATACCATTGGTTCCCGGGCATTAAATATTGATAATTCTGGTTCTATAACTTTAAGTGCTCAAACTCAAGTTGTAGAATATACCACACTTCCAGGAATGACAGCGCCGCCGACAGCTTCTGGGTCAACTAAGGTTCTCGGATTTGGATACGGATTTAATGCTTCAGGCACATTCACTAGAACAGTGCAAACAAACAGTAAGGTAAATTTATCAAGCAGCGGAGTTCTAACTTTTTTTGTTCGAAGAGGATCATTGCAAGTTCCTGATTCAGGTGAAGATTTACGTCTAGAGTACAGTACCGATGGCTCAACATGGGTAAATATTACCACAGTACCTGTCAATGTTACCGCCGATACTTGGCTAGTGAGATCACCACAAATTCCCGTAGGAGCCAAAGTAGCAGGCGGTGTCTTTCTACGTTATAGACAATCTGTTACTGGATCTAGTAATTTTACCAACAAAGACCTTTGGGCAATGACTTCAATTTTTAACGGATCGCCAACATTGGATTTCCGTGGCGAAAATGGACAAATCAAAGGCGGCGACGGTGGTGGTGCCGGTGGTGGCGGCGGGGGGTATCCTGGTGGTCAAGGCGGTGCTGTATTCGGGGGTGACGCCAGTGGCTTTGCTGGCCAATGTGGAGGCAATTTTCCTGACAATGTTGGAGCAACTACTGGTACAGGTACTGCCTATTACAAAGCTGGATTTGCTGGCGGAGGCAATCGAGGAGGCGGTAATGGTCAAAATGGGCGAGTGCTTTTATTAATAGAACCGCTTGGTTTAAATTCAGTTAAAATAGCTAACGAATGGAAACAGATTCAAGAAGCATTTGTTAAAGTAGGCGGCACCTGGCGAGACATTGATACAATCTATGTAAAAATAAATGATTCGTGGAATCAAGTAACTGGGGCAGGGCAAGGGGATGTGGCTTTAATTGGAAACTTACAAAGTTATGGTACTTCTGTAAGAAGCTTTACATAAGACTTTGTGCCAAAATAAACGCATAAATAATAGAAGTTGGAGAATACATAAAAATGGCATATAATATTACGTTAACTAACGGGTCAACATTAATCCCTGGCGGTCTACCCGATGGTACGATTGATACATCAAATAGCAGTCTGACACTAGTTGGTAAAAACTATCCCGGATATGGTTTATTTTTGAATCAGAACATGATTCGATTGATGGAAAATTTCAGCAATACTTCGGCTCCTGCCGCACCGTTGCCAGGGCAACTTTGGTGGAATTCTGCAACAAAAAACTTGACAGTCAATACAGCTACAGTAAAAGGAACAGCAAGCGCAGCATGGAAAACCATAACCACAATGACGTATTCGTCAAGTGCACCAAGCAATCCGGTTACTGGCGAACAATGGTACGACACCATCGGTGGACAGTTAAAAGTATGGACTGGCTCATGGACCACTATTGGCCCTGCAGCAACCGCTGCAACTGGTAATTCAGGTGCTATTCCGGACACTATTGCTGCTACTTCTCCTAGTGCAACTTATGTTGTGTTAAAGTTTTTTATTGATAATGTTTTGGTTGGAATTTGGAGTAAAGAAGCTTCGTTTACTACAGCAGTATCAGGATTTGCCACAGTGAATAGAGGGTTGAACCTAAGCACAGCATTAAATCAAGCATTCTACGGCAATGCTGATGTCACAAACAATTTATATGTTAGTGGTGTAGCTGTTCCAGGTAGTAGTTTTTTAAGAAATGACACATCAGGAACTGTCAATGGCTCGTTGAGTTTAACAAATGATAGCGGAATAAGTGTTGGCGTTGCAAGCGATTTTCAGGCTTTAGTAAGCAGCGGAACGGTTACATTGCGTAATCAAACCAACAACAAAGATTTGATTTTAAGTTTGAAAACTGGTGGTATACAAACTCCGTTCCTGCGCGGTAATTTTCAAACTGGCCTAGCCGAAGCCTATAGTAATCCTACTTCGTCGTCGCCGGCACTGACTCTAGCCACTAAAAATTATGTTGATACACAACTTGGCGGCGGAACTGGTACAACAAGTTTTGCCGCAAGTTTGAACCCTAGTGCTAATGTAACTTATACACTAGGCAATACCACTAATCGTTGGAGCAATGTTTTTGCTGAAAGCACATTGGTTGGTAACATATTTGTAGCAAATGCAAACGTGTCCACAGTTTACGTAAGTAATGCAATTTTACCTACATCAAATACCTCTGTTAATCTTGGCAGCACAGGTATGTGGTTTAATACTTTTTATGGTGTTTCTGTACAAGCACAATACGCTGACTTGGCCGAAAGATTTGAAACAGACCAACCATATGATCCAGGAACAGTTGTTGCATTAGGCGGTGCCAAAGAGATTACTGCGGCTAATGAAGAACTGAGCGAAGATGTGTTTGGAGTCATAAGTACAAGAGCTGCTTATTTAATGAATGGCGCAGCAGGGTCCGACGATACACACCCACCAGTGGCAGTGAATGGCCGAGTTCCTGTTAGAGTAATAGGCAAAATACGCAAAGGAGATAGACTGGTCAGTGCTGGCAACGGACTGGCCCGAGCCGGTGCTAAAAACGAGTTGAATGCGTTCAATGTCATTGGTCGAAGTCTTCAAGATAAACTGGACACTGGTGAAGGCACAATCGAAGCCATTGTTAAATTGAACAGTTAATAGGAATAAAAAATGTCATACGCACAAGGCGATTTAATTGAAGCTACTGATTACAATAACATAATTGGAGCCAATACCAGTTCAAATACCAGCACTTTTCATGCAGTGTGGGCATGGGGCAACGGTAGTAGAGGATATGGCCAAACTCCAATTAGCAATGTGTCTGTTGCAGGAACAGTAACAGCAACACAATGGGCCACATTGGTCAACAACATCAACAGCGCAAACTTGCATGTTAGAAACACCAGTTCGGGACTGACAGCTAACACAGCCGGCCAAACAATTGGATTCAGTGGTGGATTGCCTGTTGCTATTACTAGACTAAATCAAGATAGATTGTTGTTTGCAACTAACTCGGCTGTGATTGCTAACCAAAATTCTCTAACAGCTTATGGTGCATGGTCTGTTGCCTCAACCACCGTTACTCAAACAAGAGCATTTGGTGCTACTGTAACATTTGCTAGTCCAGACCGAGCAAGATTTTTCTTCAATGCCGGCGGTCGATTAAAATTTAATTGCAGTGCTGTCAACAATGCAGGTGCCAACTCGAGGTCAGCTGCTGCTGCTGCATTATTTGGATATTTAGGTGGCGTTGCAACATTTGGTGCAAACACCAACGGAGGCAGAACTGGTACTGGCGGAACCTTAGGCACAAATGATACCGCCAAAGGGTATTGGAATGCAACCACTGGTAATATTACTTTGGTTTCTGTAACTAGTACCACTACCAATTATACCACAGATACAGCGTCAATTACTTACACCACAAACGGTACAGTTGGTAGTCACAATGATAACGGTACAGTGTTGAGTTTTTATGCAGTTATCAATTCAACTTCTGGTGGCAACGCCGGCGGTAGTTTTGATGACAGCATTAATATTACCCCTACTGTCACTGTTGATGTTTCCTACCCCGAAACCACAAATTTGAGTAATACCTGGGGTGCTGTTACTGTAGCTCGTATAGGTTCTTAAAATACTTTACATTCTTGTACTGGTTAGTGTATAATTTACGCTAACCAGTTTCTACATTTATAATATGAACGAAATCGAATCTTTAGTTAAAGAAATTCGCCAGGCGACGGATTTTCAAATCAATCGACGAATTTTACGAGAAAAAATTCAAACAGATTTACACATGACACATAACGGGGGAATGTTTAAAATTACACCAGAACTTTTAGCATTCGTAAAAACATGGCCTGTTGATGAAATTTATTTAGAGGACACTTATCAGAATCCAGTGTGTATAGATAAACAAACTTTCCTGGTAACAGCACAACAACACTATCAAACAGTAATGAATCGTTGGCATCAAGAATATGAAAACCTCAAAAAAATTAGAAAAATCTAGAGGTATACTGGCGTTTGCTTACAATGTAGAATCAATTGATTACATTGCGATAGCAGCAAGCACATTAAAATTAGCAAGCGAAAAATTATCATTACCTTACAGACTAATTACTGACGCAGAGCTAAAGAACGATGTATTTAATTCAAGATACGACATTGATTCAGACTCATTTATTACATGGCGAAATGTTGGTAGACATCATGCATATGAACTTTCACCTTTTGATGAAACCTTGGTCATTGACGTAGATTATCTTGTTGTCGACAACAATCTGAATAAAATTTTTGATTCAGATTGGGATTATTTGTTGCAGCGAAAAAGTTATGCATTGACGGCAGAGTGGTCAAAATTGATGGGTGCAACCAGTTTGCCTTACGTGTGGGCCACAGTATTTGCTTTTAGAAAAACATCTCGTGCTCGACTTTACTTTGATTTAATTGGTCGCATACAAAGAAATTATGCATATTATTGCGCTCTGTTTAATGTTCAAGAACGTAATTTTAGAAATGATTATGCATTTGCTATGGCAGATGTTATCTTAAATGGTTATTCCTTGGCAAGCCAATCAATACCAGAAAACATGTTGGCTATAAATCAACCTATTATGGATATTGATGTTGACGGTAATAAATTTGTTATTAGAGACAAAGACCAAGCATACGTCCTACCAAAAATGAATTTACATGTGATGAGTAAAAAATATTTACAGAGTGACAGATTTAAAAAATTAGTAAACCAACTAACCGATGAATCATAAAGAACAACAAGGGTTTTTGACTGTGGCAATAAATTCAGATAGTGTTGATTATCTTGAATTAGCCTATACACAGGCACTAAATGTCAAATGTACCCAAAAAATAAAAAGTTTTGCTGTTGTAGTAGACAAACACACCCACAACTGTGTTAAAGACAAACACAGGGCAGTGTTTGATTATATAATTCAAGTACCTGAATCGACAACAGGACCATATGGCATAGAGCCTGAAGTATTTTGGTTGACTCCGTTCAAAGAAACTGTAAAATTAGAAAGTGACCTATTGTTTACTAGAAGTATTGATCATTGGTGGAACACTTTTAGATTACGAGATATTGTATTGAGCACAGGCTGTAGAAACTATCAACAAGAACTTTCGTTAGTAAGAAAATATAGAAAATTTTTTGATGACAATGATTTACCTGATGTGTATAATGGACTGATGTATTTTAGATTTACAAAAACAGCACGAGATTTTTTTACAACCGCAAAAAATATCTATGCCAATTGGACCACAGTGGGCGACATCCTTTTGAATTGTAGGGATGATATTCCTACCACTGATGTGGTGTATGCAATTGCTGCACGGCTTGTTGGCCAAGAACAATGCACCTTACCCAGCGCAGATTTTGTAAACTTTGTGCATTTAAAACCAGCAATCAACAGATTTGATGAAGACCTTGCAGTTAGAGAAGTATTTGTGACAGAATTTGATCAAGGTATGATTAGAATCAATAATATAAATCAATATCATCCTTTGCATTATTACGATAAAACGTTTGTTACTAAAGAAATGATAGAATATTATGAACAAAGATCTATGGCTTGAAGTAGCGAGACTGGTTGCCGAGCATGATGCACAACGGCCAATTGTGACCAAAGAATACAGATTATATTACAACGATGATGGTTCTATAATAGGATTATGGGAATCAAGCCATCCTGAAGGACACAATTATGTTGTACTTGATGATCCAGGAATATATTTTCACACAAATACGCATCTGTTAAAGGTAGTCAAAAACAAATTGGTAGTGCTAGATCCAAGAGAACCTAGTAGAGCAAGGCTTCAAAAATCAAATTCTGGTTTTATAACAGTAAAAGGTCACGCGGCTTTAATTGTTGAATCAAAAGAAAATTACGGATTAATAGAGTACTATGACAAAACAAATTATTGATATAGCAGATTTAGATTGCATTTTTTTAACCTATGACGAACCTAAAAAAGAAGAGTTTTGGATCCAGATTCAAAACATGGTGCCGTGGGCAAAGAGAGTTGATGGAGTTAAAGGGTCTGATGCAGCGCATAAAGCAGCCGCAGCCGCCAGCGACACAGACCGTTTCGTACTTATTGATGGAGACAATATTCCGGACCCAGAATTTTTCAACTTACAATTATCGTTGGATGAAAGAAATCATGACCACGTTTTTAGGTGGAGAGCACGTAATGTTATCAACGGACTCCGTTATGGTAACGGTGGTGTAAGTTGTTGGACTCAAGATTTTGTCAACAACATGCGTACTCACGAGGCCAGTGATGGCAGTGAGGAAACTGCGGTAGAATTTTGTTTTAATCCAAAATACACAGCAATGCATAATTGTTACAGTACAACCTATCCCAATGGTAGCGCCAAACAGGCTTGGCGTGCAGGGTTCAGAGAAGGTGTAAAAATGTGTCTGGATAGAGGACATAAACCTTCGCTGCTGGAATTTGAAGAAGGTGTGAACAAAAGAAATTACGATCATTTATGCATCTGGCAAAGTGTGGGCGCGGATATAGATAATGGTTATTGGGCTATGTATGGTGCTAGACTAGGAACCTATATGATAATGCTAGAGGGATGGGATTACCGTCAGGTGCAGGACTTTGATATGCTAGAAAGATTGTGGGAAAGTTTTAGTAAGGAAGATCCTGAAGAGGGTTGTAAAGGCATTGAAAGCGCACTCAGAAATAGATTGGGTTTGCCTATAGTTACATATACGCCAGAACAAAGCCGTTTCTTCAAATATCATTATACAACAGGGCAACGTAACAGCGAAATTATGATGACGGAAATTGATGTAATACGGAGAATAGAAGGATGGTAATCGGAATTATAGGGTTTGGTGTAGTAGGAAAAGCTGTTTCGGCAGGACTATCAAGTATAGGTAATATCTTATGTCATTATGATATCAACGACAATTCAAATTTAAATTCGGTAATAAAAAGTGATTTGGTTTTTATTTGCACGCCTACAGACACAACCATTGAAGGTAAATGCAATATTAGCTCAGTAGAAACAGTTGTTCAAGAGTTAAACGATAAAAATTTTACAGGAGTAATTGCTATAAAATCTACTGTTATTCCTGGCACTACAGATAGACTTATTCAACAATATCCTGAGCTTAAAATTTGTTGTGTACCAGAATTTTTAAGAGCAAAAAGTGCTGCTGATGACTTTTTCATGAATCATGATGTGTTAGTAGTAGGGTCGCACAATAAAAAATATAGTGATCTAGTAATTAAAGCACATGGTGCAATACCAAAATCAATATCTGTCGTTTCTCCGGTTGAAGCTGAGATTGTAAAATATTTTAATAATGTTCATAATGCTCTAGAAGTTGTATTTGCGAATGTGTTTTCTGAAATTTGTACTAAGGTCGGAGCAGACTATCAAAATGTTTTTAACGCCATAATTCAACGAAATAACATAAATGAGAAATATTTAAAATGCGATAAAAATTATAAAGGATATAACGGCCATTGTTTACCAAAAGATACAATAGCATGGTATTATTTTACTAAAAATCTTGGCATTGACATAAATTTATTTCAATCAATTTTACAAGACAACGAAAGATATATATGAAAATTATAGTAACAGGAAGCGAAGGCAGTTTAATGCAAGCATTAATACCTAGATTATTACATTCTGGTCATAGCATAGTTGGCATAGATAATCTTTATAGGTATGGTAAACCAAGTGATCGTGCCGGAAAAGATTATGAATTTATAAATCAAGACCTGATAGATAGAGATAAAATTTTTAATATTACAAAAGGTGCAGACACGATTATACACAGTGCAGCTAAATTATATGGTGTGTTGGGATTACTAAATTATCGAGCCGATATACTAGGTGACGACACCGCTATTTGTAGTAATATAATGCAAGCCTGCGTTACTAACGATATATCACGTGTTGTATACATGAGTTCTAGCATGGTGTATGACAGTTGTATTCAAGACATCAACGTTCCATTATCTGAAACAATGACAGATACGTGTCCTTTGCCTAAAACAGATTATGGGTTGAGTAAACTAGTATGCGAAAGAATGATTGAATCCTTTAGGCAACAATACGGTATAGAGTATACAATTTGGCGACCTTTCAATATTGTAAGTCCCCATGAGGAGCCAATGACAGAAATTGGATTTAGTCATGTATTACCTGATTTAATTAAAAACATAACTAAGAAACAACTTAATCCTTTGCCAATAATTGGGAACGGTGAACAAATTCGTTGTTTTACTTGGATCGACGATGTAGTTGATATTATAGAAAAATATAGTTTTTCTGAAGCCACAAAAAATGAAACCTTTAATGTTTGTAATGTTGAACCAATTAAAATAAAAGATTTGGCTCAATTAATACACGAAACATTTACACAAAAAAACGACAAACTAGAATTTACTACATCAATTGATTATGTACATGATGTTAAAATACGTATTCCTACTATTCAAAAACTTCTAGATATTACAGGGCCCTACCGGTTTACTAAAACAAAAGAAAGTGTTCATAGATGCTTGCAACATCAACAGTAGTTATTGAAAATAACAATAAAAAAATTTGGCATCGTGATAAAGTTATAAACGAAATAATTTTAGCGATCCATAAAAAAGCTGATAAAATAATAGTACATCTTAATAACGAAGGCCCGTGTGCTGAAAGTTTAGGACTGTATAGTCTCTTAGATAGTATTTGTCAAAATTTTAATTATGATCCTAAGAATATTTCTATTGTTACCTGCAATCTATTAGAAAAAAATGATAATTATAATATTGTCATTAATCCTCCAATTAAACATATTGATGTTTTACAAAAAAGACTTATCAAAGAACCGGCAGGATACAAAACTGTAGACAACAACACTAAACACTTTGGCCATTTTATCGGGCATGGTAATGTCCATAGATTACACGTTGGAAGTATTTTATACAAAAAATACCATAACAAGACAGTACAAACATACCACTGTAATATTAAGGATTCGTATCACAGAGAATTTTTGGCGATAGAAGACATAATGTTTGGAAATTACAGTCAAGATGAAATAGATTGTGCTGTTGAATTTTTAAGAACTACTCCGATAAAATTTGATTTAGATATAGTTGATAGTTATCCTATAAGAGATTACAAGATGTATGATATATCTTTAGCTTATCCATCTATATTTGTTGACATTGTAGCACACACTTTCTATTCAGGTAACACTTTTTATTTAGATGAAAAGTTATGGCGGCCTATAATCACAAAAACACCTTTTATAGTTCAAGGATCTCAGAACTTTATGCACAATCTAAAAAAATTAGGATTTCAAACTTTTGATAGATGGTGGAGCGAAGGATATAGTGAAGACCACGAAGATCACCAACCTCGAGAAATTTTATCAATTATCGAGGATTTGTCAAAATTATCTGTAACAGATCTCAGTACAATGTACAAGGAAATGAAACCAGTATTGGATCATAATTATAATACGTTTTTAAAGTTAAACAGTGCAAGCTTTGAGGTATTTAAATGACGCAATTTGTTTATGCGGGAGACAGTTGGGCTTTAAAAGGATTTACTAACGATAATTATAACATTGGAAATAATAATCCAATGGCCAATGATGTTAGAATGGCAGATCATTGGGAACTACCTTATACATATTGCTTGACACCGGGCAAAGGAAATTTGAGTATTTTAGATAAACTCTTAAGAATGAATATTCATGATAATATTCCTATTGTTTGGATTTATACCGAACCAGGTAGAGACTTTGGATATATAACCGGGAAAGATGAGTTTGACTGGATAACAAGTGAAGACATTTTTTCTATTAGAAAAGAACTAGATGTTTATATAGTAAATGAAATTAAGAAAAAAATTCGTAATCCTATAGCTTTCATTGGGGGACTAAGTGACATTAATATAGAATTAATGCAACAAAATGAGTTTAAAGTATTACACCCAAGTTGGCAACAATGGATGGCAGAATATTTAAATAGGACAGAATATTTTAATTTTGGATGGGGAGCTTGCGACATTGGTTGGCGAGCCGATTACAACAATGTTACACCTAGTAAAACTGCTTTGTTTGCCTGGGACGAGTTAATCAAAGAATGGTGTATGTGGGAAGACCTGGGTTTTATGTGTCATGAACATCCTACACCTTTATCAAACAAGTTATTTGCAGACTACTTGCAGCAAGATGTTTATAATTGGATAGATAGTGTCAAAAAGTAAATTTTTATCATCGGCAGAAGAAATGAAGGACCAATTAGGTCCTAGTCTCTGCTTGGCTAAGTGGCAACAAGTTAGTTTACATCTTCCTACAGGATTAACTAATAGTTGCTATCATCCTCCTTTGCATGAAATAGATGCCACATTGTTAAAAGACAATCCTAGTGCGCTACATAATACATCTTACAAAAAAGAACAACGCAAGATCATGTTACGTAACGAGCGCCCGCAGGAATGTAGCTATTGTTGGACACAAGAAGATTTAGGAAATCTAAGTGACAGACATTACAGATCAGGTGAACCGTGGGCAGCAGAACATTTTGAAACCATTATGAATTCAACAGGTGATGAGGATCCTGTTCCTTCTTATGTGGAAGTCAATTTTAATCATGCTTGTAATCTCACGTGCTCCTATTGTAGTCCCCAGTTTAGTAGTAGTTGGGATGATGAAGTTAGACGATTTGGCGGATATCCCACCAGTACTACTCATAATGATCCTTCCCATTTTGTTGGCCGAAGACGTCCTATACCTCATAGAGAACATAACCCATTTGTGGAAGCTTTCTGGGAGTGGTGGCCAAGTTTATATCCAAAACTAAAACACTTTAGAATGACCGGTGGTGAGCCGCTGATGGATCGCAACACCTATCGTGTGTTTGATTATGTGCTGGCATTTCCTAAGCCAGATCTACATATTGATGTAACCAGTAACTTTAGCGTAGAAGAAAAGTTATGGCAGCAATATTTTGGTTATGTGAGTCAACTGTGTAATACAAACATTGAACACTTTATGCAATATGTCAGTTTAGATTCTGGCATAGCCAAGCATGCCGAATATATCAGACATGGCATGGAATTTAACAAGGTATTAGCGAGGGTTGAATTTTTCTTAAGACATATACCTAACCGCAATAGCCTAACATTTATCATAACGATGAATAATCTAAGTGTGCTAGGTCTTAAACAACAATTGGAAATTGTGCTGGCCTTACGTAGATATCATAGCACTACATACCAGCGGGTTTGGTTTGATACACCAATACTAAGACAACCCACTTGGCAAAGCTTACAAATATTGCCACCTGTATATGCCAGACGCTTGCAGGATGTCGTGGATTGGATGAAGGAAAACCTAGAGACAACGGATCGTCCATTTCAAGGCTTCAAAGATTACGAAGTGCAACGTATGCAACGAGTATTAGATTGGATGCAAGAAGGTAGCAAATTAGATAGAGAATATGTTATAATGCAACGTGCAGACTTTTACAGATTCTTCAATGAGCACGATAAACGTAGAGGAACCTGGTTTGCAAATACTTTTCCTGAAATGAAAGAGTTTTGGGACGAATGCCGATATCATGCCCAAAATTAACAACGAGACAGACTTAGAATATAGACGCAGAGTAATCGACATCAAGTCAGAATCATTCTGTGGAGCCAAGTGGTACAATGCAACTATTTGGTTAGGTAGTGGAATGACCACTAGTTGCCATCATCCTTTACCACACAAAGTTAGTATTGAAGAGGTACAAGACAATCCTCGAGCATTACATAACACACCTAAAAAGAAGTCAGAACGTTTAATGATGCAAACAGGCGAAAGACCGTTGGGGTGCGAGTATTGTTGGAAGATTGAAGATATAGGTCGTGATAATATAAGCGATCGTGTTTACAAAACAGTAATTTATTCAGACGAGGATCTAAATCATGCATACAACTCAGACCCTAGCGAAGACATCAATCTTCGAACTCTTGAAATCAGTTTTGATCGTACTTGTCAGTTTGCTTGCAGTTATTGTAACCCTGCATTCAGTAGTACTTGGGTCAAAGACATCAATAACAATGGACCCTACACTGGGTTGGTGTCTGATGGCAGGAATCATTTTACTCATAGCCATGACAGTGCGCAGCTTTTTAAATTTGGTGAAAATAACCCATACGTCGAAGCCTTCTTCAAGTGGTGGGAAACGGACCTCCACAAAACCCTAGACGAATTGCGTATAACCGGAGGTGAACCGTTGATGTCAGGATATACTTGGCAATTGCTTGATTGGTTCAAAAAAAACAAAGGTCGGAGTAAAACAAGACTCGCAATCAACAGTAACTTAGGAACTCAAGTTGATATCAATCGCTTATTTGACAGTGTGGATGCACCCATTGACTTATACACTAGTAACGAATCTATCAAAAGTCATGCAGAATATATTAGAGACGGATTGGTTTGGGACGATTGGATTAGTAGTGTAGAACTCATATGTGACAACTTTGCCAATAATAAATTGAGAGGACTGCACATAATGTGTACTATAAATGCGTTATGTTTAGAAAGTTTAGTGGAATTTTTAGATCGTATAATGCAATGGAAAATGCAATACGGTAGAGATTATCCTAGCTTTACGTTAAATATATTAAGATTTCCCAGTTTCCAGAGCCCTTTAGTATTACCCAATGAAACAAGAACAATACATAAAAATAGTTTAGAATCCTGGCTTGCTGCCAACAATAATAAATGTCTACATCAACACGAAGTAAATCATATACAAAGATTGATTGATTATTTAGATGTAGTAAAAACTCCCCATGTTGATGCTGCGGAGCAATCTGTTTTGCAAAAAGATTTTAAAAAATTTTACATGCAATACGATCAGCGACGTAAAAAAAACTTTCAACAAACATTTCCAAATTTAAAAAATTGGTATGATAAAATACAAGGATTACATATAAAGTAAATGACATGACTAAACTGAATAAGAAAGCCTATGATGCGTTTTTGGGCAGTGATTGGCCATCCTATCAAGATTATTTAAATGATATTTTTCCAAACGATAGCGTCAAACAAGAACTTATAGCATTAGAAGAAGATTCCGCAAAGATCAATATTGGATATGATTATCTGTCCTTGATACCATTAAAAGGTGATTTTGAAAAAATGACTGACGATCAAAAATACAAATTGACTCAGAGCAAGGTTTTTTGTATGTTACCATGGACACATTTTCATGCATTTCCTGATGGTAGAGCATATCCATGCTGTCTTGCAGATTATTGGCATCCTGTTGGAGATCTACGGAAAAATACCATGGAAGAAGTTTGGAATCAAGAACCTTATAAGTTGCTAAGAAAAAATATGTTGGAGGACAAACAATCCAAAGAGTGTACAAAATGTTACGAAAGAGAAAAACACGGTGCGTTTGCATTACGCAATGATGCCAACCGTAACTACGGGCATCATATTGCTGAAATTGATAAAACTCGCAACGATGGATATCATCCAGAATTTCAACTGCGCTATTGGGATGTTAGATTTAGTAATTTGTGTAATTTCAGTTGTCGTACCTGTGGGCCAATATTCAGTTCTAACTGGTACAACGATCATGTAAAACTTTATAATAGAAAACCAGATGTTCTTGGAAGAGAAATGTTTAGAGTTGAATACACAGCTGGTAACGAAGATGCAATTATCGAACAGATGCTTCCGCATATTCCATATCTTGAACAAGTTTATTTTGCCGGCGGTGAACCTTTAATAATGAAAGAACATTATTTTCTATTAGAAAAACTAATAGAATATGGCAAAACTGATATACGTATACAATATAATACAAATTTTAGCGAATTGAGATATAAAGATAAACATGTTTTTGACTACTGGAAACATTTTAGTAATGTTAGTGTTGGTGCAAGTCTAGATGCTAGTGGGACTAGAGCCGAACTAATTCGTAAAGGAACCAATTGGAGTCAGACTTTAAAAAACAGAAAACGCATGATTGAAGAAGTACCGCACGTTGATTTTTATGTCAGTGCAACAGTAAGTGTTATGAACGTATTACATATTTTAGATTTTCATAAAGAATGGGTTGACTTAGGCTTGATTTCACCACAAGATTACAACATCAATGTTTGCCAGAGTCCGGACTGGTATAGAATCGACATTTTGCCGGAAAAATTTAAAAATGAGATTGTGATACCTGCATATGAAAAACATCTTGAATGGCTAGAGCCCAAAGATGATTTGAAACGTGCCACGTCTGGGTACAGAAGTTTAATTAATATGATGAAAGATGAAAACAACAGTCATTTATTATCAAGATTCAAAGATGAAGTGGAAAAATTAGATAGTATTAGAAATGAAAATTTTTGGCAAATATTTCCGGAATTACAGATTTTAAATGAAACTACCTGATACCATCTGTATGCTTCCATGGATAAGCATTGAGACTAGTCCAATTGGTTCCGCTAGACCTTGTTGCCTGGCTAGAGAAGAAATTGTTGACGACAAAGGTATAAAATATGATTTAAATAAGGATAATTTAGAAACAATATATCATAGCCATTACATGCAAACTCTTAGACGGCAATTTCGCCAAGGCGAAAAACCCAACACCTGTAAACTTTGTTGGGACGAAGAAGCTGCAGGTAGAACTAGTAAAAGAATGCACAGTCAAATACGACTGAAAGAATTATACACAAAAATTGATTGGTTAAATGATAACCCGGACCAATTATGGTTCCTTGATTTGAAGCTTGGTAATATTTGCAATCTAAAATGTCGTATTTGTGGTTCATGGTCCAGCAGTAAATGGGCTGCAGAAGAATTAGATTACATGCCCAAGGAATTTGATAAAAAACAACACATCGCATATCAGTGGTTGAAACAAGGAGCGTGGCCTAGAAACAAAGATACCAGTTTTTGGGAAAATTTAAAAAGATTATTGCCTAATATAAAATATATAGAATTTACTGGAGGCGAGCCGTGGTTGATACAAGAACACTTTGAATTATTAGAATATGCTGTGACACAGGGATTTAGCAAAAGCATTGATATACACTACAATACGAATGCAACACAAATGCCAGGCGAATTTGATGCAACAATATGGAAGGAATTTGGCCGAGTTGATATTGCATTCAGTATAGACAATGTTGGCGAAAGATTTGAATATGAAAGATACGGTGCCAAATGGGAATTGGCAAATAAAATTATTGATTACGTGCATTACAGTCAATCAGCAATACCAAACATTACCACACAACTTTGTTTTACTATTAATATTCAAAATGTATATTATCTTGACGAATTATTAGCATGGGCAGACACTAAACCTTTTGGAAGTGTTTATTTTAACATGATGCACAGTCCGGATCATATGAGTATACAGCGTATGACTTCACAAGCTCAAGAATTAGTATTGAACAAATTGAAAACTATTTTTTGGTCAAATAAAAATTATCTTAAAGAAATTAATAATGTAATTAATTTCATTGAACAGGGTATAGGTAGTGATGGATTAGAATTTTTAGAGAAGATGAAAAAAACTGATAACTATAGAAAACAAAACTTTAAAGACACACACCCTGAAATAGCAGTGGCCATGGGATATGAGTAAGTTACAATTAGTTCTGTCAGATAAAGATTACACTTCATTTAATCAGCCTTGGATTATAGATATCGCTAAAGATTATTTTAATATAGTATATATTGAACATAATCCAAGTATTGACAAAAATGCAATATTTGTTACTAATGCGTTAAACAATAAACAATGGTTTTCTTTGGATCATAAATTAATTATTGATAATTTATGGGAAGTTCCTAAAATTGATCACAGAGGATTAGTGCTTACCAACAAGAATTGGTTTTGGTATAATGAAAGTTTATGGTACAGATCGCTAGGCTATAATAATTATATTCCCAAACCTAATTTTGCATATAAAGCTTTTATGCCAATAAATATACCGCGACCGTGGCGTCAGAATATTATTGATAAATTAGATACACGCCTTGATACATTTTTATGGTCGTACAATTCATCGTTAGTAGGAGATATTGATAGAAACCATCTTTTGTGGCAACGCTATTTTAATCCAGATTGGTATGACCTGTGCGAATTTAGTTTTGTTGTAGAATCTAATTTACAAGCAGTAGAATTTGTTACAGAAAAAACTTTTAAACCGATTGCATTTAACCATCCATTTATCGTGTATGGCTCTTGCGGAACCTTAGAGTTTCTTAAAAGAAACGGGTTTGAAACTTTTGATAACATGTTTGATGAAACTTATGATTATGAAACTAATTCATTATCAAGATTAGACAAATTAATAAAAAATGTTGATCTATATAATGGACGCGATAATAAAGTACAAGAAAGACTAGACCATAACAGAAATCATTTTTTTAACAAAGACCTTGTAACAAAAAAAATCTATAATGAAATTATTGTAACAATATTAGAATATGCAGAACATCTATGACTAATTTTATAATTACAGGATGCAGTTTTTCGGCTGGAATTATTCCTTTACCTCACAATACTGTAAAGGATTGGGAAGATCGTGGTAGTGTATGGCCTCACTTTTGTTTTGCAAAAATGAATCCATCAAGAGATAAATTTTTAAATTTAGCGATTCCGGGCGGTGGTAATTTAGCATCATTCATGAATTTAATTTATGTGTTAGAAACAAATAAGAATGATGTAACTCCAGATAACACGCTCATTGGATTCAATATTACCGGTATGAATCGATATGATATAATAGGAAGTCCAGAAAGAGATAATATTAATAAAGATATGTGCTGTATTGACCCTGAAGGTATTTTACATCCAAGCGAAATGTTGGGATTCGGATGGATAACAAAACCAAACTACAATTTAAATACATATATTATTTCAGAGTTAGTTATTCTAGCATGTTTAAGTTATTTAGAATCAAGAAACTTTAACTATTTTTTTATGTTAATGAATGATTCAATATACACAGACTCATCGTTTATGTTTCAACAGGTGTTAGATGAAAGAAAAACAAATTGGATTATTTTCAATAAAATCAAAGGAATGGCAGAATTCGCAAAAGATCATCATCAGCTTAAATCAGACGGCCATCCTACTACAATAGGACATAAAATAATAAGCGAATTCGTTCTTGATTGGATTAGAGAAAAACATAAACATTATATCAATGAATAAACCAAGTGCTTTATGTATGGCACCGTGGACTCATACATACCTTAGTCCACAAACAGAACGCAGATTGTGTTGTGCCAGCAGGGAACCTGCACAAAATTTTCAACAATATATTGATACCAGCATCGGTACAGGCAAGTATATACCTATTACCCTAGAAGAATACTGGAACGGAGACCACATGCGCAGTGTACGCAGACGTATGCTGGCAGGAGAAACTTTGCCTGAGTGTGCAGTATGTAATGACCGACTGTTGAACACCGACGTTTACCGCAGTTATTTTAACAACTTGTTTGCACATAAGTACAAGCAAGTACTAGAAACAACTGACGCTTCGGGCTCAACGACCATGAAGCCCGTTAGCTGGGATTATAGATTTAGTAATCTCTGCAACTTCAAATGCCGTATGTGCGGTGACATGCTGTCTAGTTCATGGGAAAGCGAACAGAGACAACACCAAATGATCAATTGGTCTAATCCAAAAAACAATTGGATGAAGCCTGAAATCAAAAGCGAAATTGAGAAGTTTCAAACAACTCAAATTGAAGCCGAGTTCGCAGCAGCAGTAGAGGACCACCGTGTAGAAGAAGTGTACTGGGTGGGGGGAGAACCGCTAATGTACGAGCAACATTGGCGGTATATGCAGCGCATTATAGAACTAGGAGACGCACCAAATGTTTACGCTAGATACAACACTAATCTTAGCCGCATTGATTATAGAGGTTGTAATCTTTATAGGAATATTCTTAGTCAATTACGAGATTGGCAAATATGTGCAAGTATCGATGGCACAGGCCAAATTGGAGAATATATCAGAACAGGCCTTGATTATGAAACGTGGCTTGCAAACTTTAAGGCAGGAGTTGCGGTTGCTAACCACCGAAGACAAATGAGAATAGACTTCACTCTTACCCTTCCGGGTATGTTTGAAGTTGAAAATATACAGCAGTTAGGTAACGATTTGGGCGTTGACATCCTTGCTAAGGTTGTCTTTAGTTTTACACCAGACATAGTTATGTCACCTTTAGCCCTACCCAGGAGCATATTAGAACCATGGGTAGATGAAATCATAAACGCCGGAGTAGCCGGTCCATTAAAGGATATACTAGTTCAGTTAAAAACACGCCCTACCTTTCAAGAACAATATGGTATTGATGCTTATCTCAAAGGAGTTGCTCAAGGCAAGGCTCGTGTGTTACAATTAGAGTCTATTCGTAGTCAACCTATTACAATGGATGAAATATTATCAAAGAGAGCAGATGTATATGAGTGGTGGCAATCAATTTGAAGTTACAGTAACTTTAAGGAATCCAGTTGATTACGATGATATTATCAAATATTACATTGATGTTTATGATAATACTTTAGCTAAAGATTGGATAAACGCACTTAAATTATTACTGAAATCAAATAGCCTGTTGGAAAAAAATTTTTGTTTTATGGGATTTCCTAATACAAAGAGAACATTAGAGTTATTATGTAACCAACTGAATAAATCTGTTTTTCAGATCAATAAATTTAACAGCGAACTTTATTGGGTGAAAGCAGGATTACAGTCCTATATTATCGAGGATTATTTTACACCAGATACAGTTAGATTTGGCACAGAGTATTCAATGCCAAGTAGATTACATCCAGAAGGAAATCAAGATTTTCATCAGATTCAACATCTTGGGCTTGTAGCCAAAAAAAATATTTTGAACAGTTTGCATAATCATTTTGAAATTTTACAAGGCACAGTTGATCAACCAAGCGAATACTACTTGATTGCTGATTACGAAACAAAGTATGCAATCAGACAGTTGAATGTTCTTTGTCATGAAATTGAAAATCTAACTCTAAGTCAACTTAAAGAAATGACTATGCCCGAATGGATTAGACCCAGTCAAATTACAACTTGGTTGCATGCGCCAAGATACAAATTGACAAACGAACATCGTAAATTGTTTTTACAAAATGGATATGATAGAAGATTCGGAAAGGTGTATATGCACTGGGCACAAATTGGTAAAACATTGTTTGAAGTTTTTAGAGATGAAAATGCCCCCAAATTAGATAGTGCCAAGTGTGCGGCAATTACTCATTTAGAATATTATAGCGGTGAATTTGATGTAGAATGGGGATTGGATGTTGTAAGCGGCGAAGGGTCTAGGCATTTTTGGCATGTTGAAGAACAAAAATTATTTAGAGAATGGCTTATAAAAAATAATTTAGATCCAAATGATACCCGTTTAAGTCTTGGTTATTTGCCAATTGGCGAAGTAAATTTACAAAAAAGTTTTGGTACAGAAAATCATTTTGAAATATGGAAAATACTAGGAAATCATTTAGATATATTTTCTATAGAAGTAAATGGCATAGTTGGAGTATACGATTATTGTTGGAGTGATCCAGATTATAAAAAAATGCAAATAGATATAATGAGACCAGGATATGATTTTAGTAGCCGGCGGTGACAGTTTTATTTTTGGAGCTGAATTAAAGGATCAAATTCTTGGTCCTAGTCTAAGCACATATCCAGCATTATTGGCAAAAGAAAAAAATATAAATTATCATTGTGCTGCCTGGTCTGGTAATGCCAATAATGCCATAAGTCGTATGACGATGGCAGCATGCGAATACTTTAAAAAACAAAATCAAACAGTATTAGCATTAGTGACTTGGACTTTTACTAATAGATATGAGTTTAGATTTAATTATAATACCAAACAACAAATCAGCCCATGGTATAGTATCAACGCTTGGTCCACAGTAGACGACTTATCAATAATTGAAAATGAATTTAAATCTAAAAATGACGCTATATTACATTTCCAAAAAGAAAATATAAACACAGCAAAACAAACTGGTATAGCGGAATTTTCTAAAATATTCTTTCAGCATGTTGGAGACAATGAGTATTATGAATTGTATTCTAGTCTCAAAGAAATTTTGTTTTTACAAAATTATATGAAAATAAACAATATACCTTATTTGTTTGTACCCGCTGATAATCATTTTTACGATCATCCAAATTATTTTAGAAGGAAAGATGAATATATTGATTCACTTTATAACCAAATTGATTGGAATAACTGGTTCTTTTTTGAATCTGGTACACAAGTAAATCATACTAAAGAACCTCGAGGCTTTTATCAATGGGCAGTAGAAAATAAATATCCAGTGGGAACAACACATCCTCTTGAAGAAGCACATTCTGCAGCAGCAATTTTATTAAAGGAAAAATTCAATGAATTGGTTACGAAATCTTTGGAATAAAGTTAGATTAGAAATAAGGTATAGACGTAAACTAAGAGAATTACGTAAAAGAGATCCTTTTATATACAAATGATTCATGCCATTGGGGACAGCTTCACTTACGGTGATGAGTTGCAATCACACGAACATGCCTGGCCATCGGTGTTGGCCAAAAAAATTGATAAAGATATTGGAAACTTAGGCAAATCTGCTACAGGTAACACACGTATAGTAAAACGCACAATTGATGCAGTAATTGATAAAAGTGAGATGATTATCATTGGGTGGAGTGATTGCAACAGGCAAGAATTCGCAGATGATATTGGAATATACGATATTTGGGCTGGTAGAAATTATCGAGCAATGCAAACCCATGATCATACGCATCGAATTGATTTAATAAAATACGTCACAGCTTACGACAACCCTGAATATTATTATTCAAATTGGCTACGGCAAATCATACTAGTGCAAAGTTTATGTAAATTACACCAGATTCCGTGCGTGATGTTTATTGCATGCGGGTCAAATAAAAATCATTTACAATACTATAAAAAATTTTCAAAGTTACTAAATGCCGTTGATCAATCTATTTTTGTCGACAATATGTTTACAAGCGTAAATGAATGGACATACGGAACAGCACAAGGTCCTGGTGGACATCCTCTTGAGGCAGGGCATGAAATTATAGCAAATAAAATTTATGAACATATTAGGAATAAGTGCTGGGTTTCATGACGCTGCTGCCGCAGTAATTGATCGTCGAGGCAATATACTGTACGCAGCACATAGTGAGCGTTATAGCCGAATCAAAAACGACGCTAATCTTTGTCGCGACATGATGGATGATATCATAGATCAATTTCCTATCTCCCATGTTGCATATTACGAAACGCCATGGAAGAAACAATTGCGTAGGTTGTATAGTGGCGAAGGCATAGAATGGAATAAATTATCTACTAAACGAATACTTACAGAACAATTTGGCGGATGGGCGCATATTCCCAGTTATAGCTCACACAACCATCATCTTAGTCATGCCGCAGCAGGATTTCAAACCAGTCCATACGATCGTGCCACGGTAGTAGTCATTGATGCCATTGGCGAATGGGATACTATTAGCATATGGGGCGCAGAGTACGATAGTAGAGGTTACGCTCAATATAAACGATTATGGAGACAACAATATCCTCACAGTATAGGTCTGTTTTATTCGGCAATGACAAAAAAAGTTGGCCTAAAGCCCAACGAAGATGAATATATTTTAATGGGAATGAGTGCGTATGGTAGACCAGGATACACAACATCATTGCAAGACTTATTGGTAGAAAATGAATGGCAGGCTACGTTCAAACACAATTTACATGTTGGCTTAGACACTGAACCTTTGGCTAAACATTTACACGATACAGATTTGGCAGCCGCAACACAAAAAGTGTTAGAAAGACTAGTATACAATATCATGCGCCGTGCTAGAGACTTTGGTTGGAGCACCAATCTTGTATATATGGGCGGTGTTGCTTTAAACTGTTTAGCAAATAGAAACCTCGGAGAATATTTTGAAAACATTTGGATTATGCCTAATCCTGGTGATGCTGGTAGTAGCCTTGGTGCTGCCGCACTTGCATATGGGCGTCGTGTTAATTGGGTCAATGCTTATCTTGGCCATGATATTCCGGGAGCATATCCCGTTACACCCATACTTGATAGTTTACTATCTGACGGTATTTGTGGTGTTGCTAATGGTCGTGCTGAGTTTGGTCCACGTGCTTTAGGTAATAGAAGTTTATTGGCAGATCCAAGAGGACCCAAAATAAAGGATAGAGTAAATGAAATCAAACGCAGACAAAAGTTCAGACCTTTCGCTCCTGTTATATTGGAAGAGATGGCTGATCAGTACTTTATTTTCCGCGATGGGTGGCATAATAGCCGTTATATGCAGTCAGTCGCTCAGTGCAGGTATACTGACCGTTTTCCTGCTATCTGCCATTATGATGGGACCAGTCGAGTACAAACGGTACCACGAGATGGGTCAGGAATTAGAGAACTCTTAGAAAAGTGGTTCATGCTTACAGATTGTCCTATGCTGCTAAACACTAGTTTAAACATCAAAGGCGAACCAATGGTAAATGATCGAGCAGATGCAGATAGATTTGAAAGTAAATACGGTATAAAGGTATTTTCATGACAACCAGAATACTTATAATGGGATTACCAGGTGCAGGAAAAACTACATTGGCTCTGAACTTGCTTGGTTACTTCAGTCCTGATGTTCTTTGGCTCAATGCTGACGAAATCAGACGTAAATTTGATGATTGGGATTTTAGCCACGATGGTAGAATTCGACAGAGCAGGCGAATGCGAGAAATTGCAGATGTGTCGAACAGAGACTATATAATTGCAGACTTTGTGTGTCCATTGCCGGAAATGCGCGATATATATGATCCTCATTTTTTAATCTGGGTAGACACAATTACAGAAGGAAGATTTGAAGATACCAATAGAGTATTTGTGCCTCCAGAAAAATACGATGCTAGAGTAACAGAACAAGATGCAGGTAGATGGGCTAAGGAAATACATGAACAAATATCACATAAGATTCAATCATCAACACAACGGTAACGGAAAGCTGTGGCGTGTGTTTGAAAATGGTAAAGAATATCTGGTAGAACATTTAGACATTCGTGTGCCTATACGAGATGATGTAACTGTAGAAAACGGCGTTGAGAAATGGAATATTTACTGCGAAGGATATCTATCGATTACAAACAGTACTGCTCGAATAGAAGCCACCCCTACATTTGATTGGAGAAAACCAACAGTACAAATGCTTGGTCGTTGGCAACCATGGCATGCAGGCCATCGTGCATTGTTTGAACGTGCAATTAAAAAAACTGGACAAGTATGTATTATGATTCGTGACTGCCAAGATTGGAATCACAGTAATCCATTTGATGTAGAAGCAGTTAAAAATTATATTCGCGCAGATTTGGATCCTGAATATAAAGGAAGGTATGAGATTGTTATAGTGCCTAATATCGTAAACATCACATACGGTCGTGATGTTGGATATATCATAGAACAAGAAACTTTTGATGACGCCACACAGGCTATTAGCGCCACTGCTATAAGAAAACAAATGGGTGTATGATGAAAGAAAAATTTAAAAATGCCTATATGCAAACCGCACAAACTTTTGCTCAACTTAGTCACGCCAAAAGATTAAAAGTAGGTTGCATCATAGTCAAAGACGATAGGATTATCTCAATTGGTTATAATGGTATGCCGGCTGGGTGGGATAACAACTGTGAAGATGAAACACTAGAATTATATTCAGGATTTGAAGGTGCTATACATCGAACCGTTTTAAAAACTAAACCAGAAGTATTGCACGCCGAGTCGAATGCTTTAGCTAAACTTGCACGGAGTAACGAATCAGGTGAAGGATCCACATTGTTTGTTACTCACAGCCCTTGCCTTGATTGTGCCAAACTAATTTATCAATCTGGTATTAAAAAGTTGCTGTATAAAATAGCGTACCGGGATGATTCTGGGATTGATTTTCTATGTAAGTCTGGGGTGGAAGTTGAGCAAATGCCTTAGTTAGATTTTCTTCAAGCTCGTGCCAAATAGAAGATACAAATTTTTTACTAAAGAATAAATTGAAGTTATGTTCTAAAACTTCTTCCATGTCACATAACATTTCAAACAATTCATGGTTAGATAATTTACTCAGATTTTCTAAAATTTTAACAACTAATTGCATTCGCATCAATGGATCTTGGCATTGATCATAACTTTCGTCCCACCATCTATCAAAAGTTTTAAATCCATATTCTTTAAGGTATGCTAGATTATTGACGCAACCTAATAAAATAAAAGGTTGTTTCAATACTATAGGTTTAAAAATTTTTTCAGTTAGATGTTTCTTTTTATCCCAAAAACAAGTCTCTGTTACTATTTGAACAAAACTTTCCATAGATTGGGGTATTGGATCCACAGTAAAACTAGAATTTTTTATTGCTTTGTCTTGGCAGGAGTCAATTCGTAAAATTGGCAATAATTCAATAGCTTTTATAGTTTCATCACCTAATTCTTGAGGTAATTGGTATTTTTGAATTGCTTCAAATATAGAATTAGTTAAATTACCATGTACAGGACATTCTTTACTAAAACTTATATGTCCATCATCTAATAATTTTTTTTCTGCTAACATAGTAACAAAAAAAGCTCTATAAATTCTAGAATTGCCAGTAATTCTATTAAAGGTAATAAACTTTTTGTTTATAGTTCTTTGTCTAATAGGCAGTATGTTGTGAGCATATTCGTAACCTCTAAACCAATCAACCGCCGCCAAGGCATGATAAAAATAATAACAATCGACAAAATTATATTGTTGAAGAATTTTATTTTTTTGTTCGCTGTCTTTTTCTGTGTTAAGTAATATTGTAGGAATTTTTTTGTGGCTTTTGTTATTCAATGAATAAAAAGTTATATTTTTATCATGGTATTGACTAAAGAAAGTGTGCGATTGATTTTGATCTAAAATTTCAAACCATGTATGAGCATCATATTTGTCAAAGGTTTGCTGTGTATAGTTCAAATCTAAAGGTTCCTGGTCGTAACAAAGTAAAAAGACTTCGGGTTCGTTGATGCCAAGAAATTCTATATTTTCAAATTTAGTTGTCCCAAAAGGAAAAAAATATGCAAGTTTTATTTTTTGAACTTTACTTTTTGCATATTCTAGTATAAAATTATAATGACTGTTTATATTATACATGATTGATGTTTTTTATTGTGGGAAAAAACCCAACTTATTTGCATTTGAAAAAATAGCGGATAATTTAGAAGATGCTGCTAAAAAAAGTAGAACTGGTTTCTACTGGTATATTTATGGCAACAATGACTATACAAATTTTGATTTTGATTGGCGTCCTGCTCCGTGGGAATCAAATCAAATACACTGTTTTCCTACGCAATGGCAACGTACAGGCGGTGCATATCTAGCAAATAAAAATACTGTACAAAACAAAGAATGGCACTTTAGAACTGAGCAAAAAGTCACACGCTGCGTTGATAAATCCAAATGGATCATTCCTGCAAATATAGATGATTCTAATTTTGATTATAGTTGGCATCCAGATGAATTGGAACCAAATTATGAATATCATTTTCCTACTGTTTGGCAACGAGATGGAGGACCAATATATCCAGGCACTGCTGGAATTAAATATGTAAACGCTCAGCACATACGAAATGGTGCTACACAAATCTTTTACATGGATTTTTTAAACGAAGGCAGCCAAAAACAATTTGTTAGGATACAACAACAATATTCCGATGCAAAAATTACCAGATACGTTGATAGTCATTTAAACGTTTTCAAACGCATTGCGAAACTAGCCACAACAGAATTTGTATGGATAATAAGCAGCTTTTGTGATTACACAAATTTTGATTTTACGTGGCACCCTGCGTCCGAACAACTAGAAATGATACATGTGTTCCCTACATCATTTAATAAATGGTATCCTCAAAAACGAGGCGACACTTTTTATATACATGTTCCTTCATTACAAACACAATTGTATGAGTTAGAACTGCTGGATTGGTTCAATGTAATCAATTATTGCACAGATCAAGTTGTTCCTGTCACTGTACCTATTGTAGAATACAGCACTGATAGTCTAGTTCCAGTTGTAAAAGACCATGAATTTAAATTTCCATACGCGGTTTTTAAACTAGATATATTCCCTACAGACCCGGTGTTCACTCCACCTTGTATGTGGCATTCTAAGGATCGTGTAGCCGAAGCATTGAACGACTCAGGTAGTGTTAGTGTAGTGCCTAGAGAAGCTCGAGCACATATCCAAACACAATTGTACGATTATCCCTATGTTTTGCGACGAAAAGAAGACTTTTATACAGATAAAGCCTTGGATATTGTGTATATCAGCAACGGCGAGCCCGATGCTGAGCGTTGGTACAATCATTTGATTACAGTAGCAGAAGCACAGATACCACACGGCATACAAAAAATTCACCGAGTACAAAATGTCAATGGTCGCATTGCGGCTTATCACGCTGCTGCTCGAGCAAGCAGCACAGATTGGTTCTTTGCTGTGTTTGCCAAACTAGAAGTTGTAGGCAGTTTTGATTTCGCCTGGCAGCCAGATTATTGGCAGGAGCCTAAACATTATATCTTCCATAGTAGAAATTGTTTGAACGGCCTTGAATATGGACACATGGGCGTTATTGCCTACAATAAACGACTGGTACTGGATACCATCGAGTCTGGGTTAGACTTTACGCTTAGTCAAAAACATACTGTGGTTCCGAAATTATCAGCCATTGCATACTTCAACCAAGACCCGTGGATGACTTGGCGTACAGCTTTTAGAGAAGTATTGAAACTAAAATTGTTTACAGAAACACAGCCAACTTTAGAAACAGAACATAGATTAGATACATGGCTGACAGTTGCAAATGGTGATAATTCACAATGGTGTTTACGTGGAGCTCAAGACGCAGTTGATTACTTCTTAGAAGTATCAGGCGAATATGATAAACTTATGTTAAGTTTTGAATGGTCTTGGCTGGCTGCAAGATTTAAGACTCTATATATTGTTTAATTTTTTCTACAACAGTCTCTACTTCGCCATCAGTGAGTTCAGGATAAATTGGTAGACTCAAACACTCTCTAGTGAAGGCCGCAGTCTCTGTAAACAAATCTCTACTATAATCTATATAATTGAATCCTACACCTAGATCGTATAACGCATATTCATAATTAATTTTAGTTTCAATACCGTGATATGATAGTCTGCTCATAAGGGCAGATCTATTACTGGTTCTAATGACAAATTTGTGCCATGCATGATGCACACCTTCGTTAGGCATAAGAATATCTACATGTTGATATAATTCATTTATGTAGTAGTTGGCTATTTCATCTCTACGACGTTGCCATGCGTCAAAATGTTCAAGTTTAATTAACATTTGAGCACAGTCTGATTCACTCATTTTACTGTTAGTTCCTGGGCTATCGTGTACTATTTTTCCGTTGTCTCTAAGTGCTCGACAGGTTTCGTATAAATTAAAATCGTCTGTAAGAATCATTCCACCTGATCCATAGTTGTTTAAGTTTTTAGTAGGATCAAAACTCAACACACTAATAGTGCCCATTTTTCCGCTAGGCGTGCCGCGATAACTAGCACCAAAACTTTGTGCTGCATCTTCAATAACAACCAGGTCATCATTAAAAAATTGTGTATACATGCTGAACTTGTTCCAGTCAATACAATTACCAAACAAGTTTACATACATAATGGCACCAACACTGCGATCTAATTTGTATTGATACGAATCAAGATCAATCAATCCTTTAAAGTCTACATCGCAGAATACCGGGGTAAAACCGTTCATCACCACGCTGTTTATTGTGGCAACAAAACTTACTGTAGGAATCAAAATAGAATATGGTGGTTGGTTCATTGCTGCCAACTGGGCAAATATCAATGCCTGAGTGCCCGAATTCACGGCTACCCCATAAGCTCTATTACACCGCCTAGCTATTTTTTCTTCAAAGTGCTTGGTATATTCCCCATCAAGAACTCGCCCGGTACTGTATACTCGATCGGTTATGTCTAATATTTCTTCACGTAAATTTTGATATTGCCTAGCAATACCGAAGAATGGAATTACAGTCATAGCCTAGATTGCCAATATTTTGATCGTTTAAACCATTCATAATAACGTATGAAACCTTCTTCAACATTTACAGTTGGAGTAAAATCAAAATCTTTTTTTGCACTGCTAATGTTCAATCGGCCTCGTTTGGGAAAACTAAAATCTCTATCATAAACTTCAATTGATCCTTGTCCTGCAATAGAAATAGCCAGTTCGGCCGCATCCATAAGCGTGTATTGTTTTTCTGCTGATCGTGTAATATTATAAATTTTATTTGCACTGTTCTTGCTCAGTGTGGCTTGAACAATTCCCAATGCAGCATCTTCCACATAAGTAAAATCCAACACTTCGCCGGGTCCTTTGACTTTTAATGTTTCACCACGCATGGCACCTAACATAAATTTAGATACTACCCGATCTTCTACATCCAGTTCTCCATACACTGCACTTGGACGAATAATTACATATTCAAACCCATACTGACGAGCATAGTCTTCAACAAGTTTTTCGCCCATGTATTTCATAATGCCGTACTGTCCAATTGGTTGGCAGATAGCATCTTCGGTTACATCTGTTTCAAAGTCTCCGTAAACCATACTTGAACTAACATAAACAAAACGTTTTATTTTAAATGTTTTTGCTGCTTCTAATAGATTTATCAAACCAGTGGCCATTACTTCACTAGCCACAACAGGATTCTGTCCTACAACTTTTTGTCTAGGAAAACTAGCAAGATGAATTATGGTGTTACAGTTAAAAACACCAATTCTTCTTTTAATATCCTCAGTATCACGAATATCTCCTACCAGTGGTGTACATCTAATTTTTTTTAGACGTTCGCCTATTAAATAATTTAATTCTTCTTGAGGAATAAAATCATAGTTAGTTCGATTATCAACACCAAAACAGTCAACTCCATGTTGTTCTAAAAATTTAACAACATTATGACCAATAAAGCCAGCACTACCAGTTATAAATATTTTCATAAGATTTTATATAATTCTTCCGCGAAATTATTTGAATTTTAGAGCAAAATAGGTTTGTGCTTCGGGACTAAGGTCTCCGGTTATAACCACGCGGTACCCAAAGTTTGCAAAATCTTGCTGAATATGAAATGTGGCCTCACCTTTTACATTCTGCATTACCCAACGACCTTTATCAGTATCTTGCCATTCACTAATAGGAAATGCCGCATAAAGATACGGATCTTCTACATCGCCCATTATAAACTCGTGTAATATCATACTGCCATTTTGGCCTTTATGGCATCGTGTGATTGATAGTTTTCTAGGCGAATATCTGACATAGTAAATTTGGTTATATCTGATATTTCAGTATTCAACCATAGTCGTGGAGCAGGTAATGGTTCACGCTTTAGCTGTTCATTTACCTGTTCTATATGATCCAGATATATATGTGCATCGCCGAGAACGTGAACGAACTCGCCTACTTGCAAACCACACACTTGAGCAATCATGTGTGTGAGTATACTATAGCTCGCGATGTTAAAAGGAACACCTAGAAACATATCGCAGGATCGCTGATACATCTGGCACGACAGCCGACCATCGGCCACATAAAACTGTGCAAAACAATGACATGGCGGTAATGCCATTTGATCAAACTCACCGGGGTTCCAAGCTGTAAGTATATGCCTACGACCATGCGGATCTGATTTAATTCCTTCCACCAAGGACTTTAATTGATCAACTTCGCTTACTTCTATATTGTTTCCTGTTCTACGATAGGTGGAACCAAAGCTGTCTTTGAATGTACCGTTAGGTTCTCTTTGTTTAACTTTACGCCAGTGACGCCACTGAACGCCATACACACGGCCTAAATCGCCGTCGTATTTGGCCTTGGATTTCCAATACGGGGCTAGTGCATTAGGTGTCCAGATAGTAACTACACCATCCCTAGTACCGTGCGTGATTTCTGCTAACCTGCGTTCGTCACCGGAGCCTTCGATCATCCATAGCAGCTCACCCACACAGGCCTTCCATGCAAACTTCTTAGTAGTAATAGCAGGAAATCCTTTTGATAAATCATAACGCTGCTGCATACCAAACTTGCTTATGGTACCTACGCCCGTGCGATCATCTCTGCGTGTTCCTGTTTCTAAAACATCACGCAATGCCGTTAAATATTGTTGTTCCATTTATAAGGGTCTAAAAATATCTACATTTTTGTAGATACTAAAGTTTAACATCTTATCTGTGCTAGGTCTACTGCTTATGATTCTCATTCCAACCATAAATGCACGGAGATCAATTCTAGTATCGCTAAATGCTGCACCTTTGCGATGAGTGACATATGCGTAATCTATAAGATCCTTGCAATCCATAATAAGTTCAGGACCACCTAGTATGAATATTTTTTTATCAGGAAATAGTTCTCTAAGTTCGCGTATCTGTTTTTTGTAATCACCAGACAAACGTCTTATACTAGGATGCCCTATGATTGGTCTACTACTAACAACGCAATTGATCCGATCAGGTAACGGTTTTCGCATTTTAGGGTCATCCCATGTTTTACGACCCATTACAACAATTTGATCTAGAGTGTGTTCTCTAAACCAAGCCATGTCCTCGGGATTCAAGGGCCACGGCAATGTACCTCTATTACCAAATGTTCCCATTTGGTCGGTGGCAAAAATAGTGCAGATCATTTTATATTATAATCTTTCTGGTAATGATTTGTTAAATTCAAAAGGAATTCCTTTCAATAATTTTTCATTTATTGTGTTTACCCAGTCTATGGTTGATTGTGATAATTTTATATTTTTAAAAGTATTTTTTATGATTTTTAAGTGTTCAATTGGTGTCGGATGTAAATCAATAACGTTTTCAGTAAAGTATAAATTTTTATTTGTAAAAACTTCGTCAATGAATGATTTAACTTCGTGATTTATTTCATGTGAGTAGTCTGCACTATTATAACTAAAAACATTATCAAAAGTAGGCCAATCGCTTCCTGATAATTTATCGTATAATTTTTTTATATCGTGTTCTGCATATCTTAGTATTTTTTTTGAAGTTGGTTTATAATTGATGTTTATAATTTTTTCAATAGTTGATTTATACAGTTGTCCTGCCCTTGAATTGCAATCATAATCAGACCAACATAACATGATAAAGTTTATTCCTGCTGTATTTAAAAGTTTTTCTATCCCTGAAAAATATCCGTAGTTTATTATTTCAAAACCATCTGGACAATTTGAAGGATTTACTAGATCTAAGTCATGTATACAGTTCCATTGATTGGTGTGATAGAAGTCAGTTCTAGTAATTCCTGACCACATTATAATAAATGTGTCATCGTCACTAATAGTATTTCTAGTAAGACATTCAATAATTGAATTATAAATGAATGCATTTCCGGCACTTGATTTGCCCCAATTTTCAAATTTTGAAAATTCTTTACCTAATATATCTGCCCAAGTTGGGTAAGCATAAGAAGTCATACTACACCCAAATGTGTACAGATTACCTCGAAAGTTCATTTATAGATTTTTTAGTAATTCATCAGTAGCTGGTTGCACTGCCTTTTGAACTGCCGACACGCTGATGTAAAAATCAATATCTTCTATTATATAATCTAATGTAGATAATTTTGTTTTTAACATTTTTTCTAAAACGTCAGGATCGTTACCTTCATCAAGTAATTCTTTGATATTGATATTTACAATTGTGCCGTCAGTGAGATTGACTGCAACACTTTCTAATAGGGCAATAGGAATCTCTTTTTTTTCCACTGAACGCAGTATTGATTCCCATTGTGCTTTTGAATTTAAATTAAGCCGCTTGCTTCTTTGTTTTTTTGGTTTGTGTTCCGGCATCTTCTACCTTTGGACTTAGGCTTTGTGCTTCTGCTTTCAATCTTTCTGCTTCTGCCAATAACTGTTTTGCACTGGCTTCCATTTTTTGCGCTTGCTCTAACCGTTGAGCAGCTAAGTCTGAATCAGATAGCATGCCTGATAACATTTCCGCAGCACTGGTATTACCCTGGGCCTCTCTTGTGCGTCGCTCGCCTATCTCTTTAATTTCTGCTCGTCTAGGAGCCTGCTTGCCAGTCATGCCGCGGCTGGCATCTAGCTCTTGCAATTTTTTTAGAGCTTCTTCGCCTTTGGTCATTTCGTCCATGATATCGTTTAATTCATCTAACCGAACACTTGAGTTTGACGTTGGTGTAACTAGAACTTGATTGGTGGGAACTTTTTTCATCAATCCATTACGATGTAGGCTCTCTAAACAGTTGTTTCCGTCGGCCATAATTGTTCTAAACAGCACATCGCTTAGTTCTTTGGCCTCTTGACCTTGTGGACTTTCTAGTGCTCGCATCACTTCATCGTGAATCATTCTAGGAAGTAAATCACTGTAAACTACTAGGGCCATATGCTCTAAATCTGGAATTTTTCGAAAAACAATTACACATCGTTTATCGTTGTGCTTACCAACGTGCTTTAACATTTGAATTCTCCTTGATTTTATTCGGACTGATCCGCAGTGGGATCTGCTGGTGTCTGTTTATTTATGGCGCCACTTGCTTCTAAAAATTTTAGAAGTTTGTCGTATACTGCACCAACTGCGCTGAGTTCTTCGGCTTTGATAGCACCGCGTTCGCTAGTCACTCTAATTAGATTTAATAACAATACTAAATCTGCTAGTGCCAGGCTGGGTGGTTCGGGGGTTTGTGAATTTTGATCCATTTGTTCTCCATTAAAGTTATATATTATTTAATGAAGAAATAAATGCTGTATATTTTTTATTAGTAGTATGATTGTTGTATTTGATCTAAACAAAGACTGAACATGCTAGCTTCGCCGGGCAATTCAAACGCAGCACAAGCAGTCATTCCTATTGATCCGCTTGCGGTCGTATAATAAATATCGCCGAACCAAAACCGTCCTTCAAAGTTTTCCCAAATCCAATCAGATATTTGTTTGTTAGAATTTCTTAGTTCAAATTTTACCTGAACAAAGTGAGGCGGGCAACGATCCATTTCTCTGAGTCCGTGTACTGAGAGTGGATTGGCTTCTCCGTTACGTAACATTTTTGTTGCCTGCGGTTTCGTCTGTAACAATTAAAATTTTGTGTTCATCTGCAGCAATACTAGAATCTGGACGCACAATTCGATCCTTTAAGAATTCGTTTGATTGTGTTATCCAAGTGCTCAACATTTCTCGTTGTCCAGTAATCTCCACAATTTCAGCTGCGCGAGTAATATCCTCTAAGGCATCCTCTGTACGCATCAGCCGATCTTCAAGTTCGGAAATAAGTTGTTTTACTTTTTTACTGGCTTTAATCGCTTCAAGATCGACAGGTTCCATTACACATGTTCCTTTTTGAGAGTTTTGAAAGTTTCTGCTCGGGCTTTATTGTATACGATTTTTTCTAATCTTGCAATTTCTTTCTTTTCGTATTGTGTACGGCGCTGATCGGTCATTGCACCAATTAGATTGTCGTATTTTCTAGACCAACGAACGCCATCTAAAAAGTTTTCAACATCACTCAACGAACCCACAAACAAACAGGCATCACGACTATACACCGGTAACCTATCGTCCTTGGGATACAAAGCAATTACATCAATACTGCCATCACCAAATTCGTGATGCGGACGTCTGCCCAATCTAAAACCAAAGAAATCAGCAAGTTGGCGAACTTGATCAACACGCTCGATCATGTTCATACCAACGGCCACTGCTACATGTTTCATAGTTCTCGTTTCCAATCAAAGCCAACATAGTATTCCATCATGACCTCCATAGCATCACGATAGCGATAGTTATGTTCAAGATCCTGTCGCTGATATTCTTGCAAAGTTTCTGCAGATTCCAGATTCTCAATATCTGAACAAAGACCTTTGTAGTCTTGGACGAGAATACTTTTGATAATACCATCTACTGCTTCACTGTTTAAATCTACTATCATTTGGCCATCCTTTCCTTTCTGCAGGCTTCTTTCATTGCATTAGTATAGTCGGGACTGATTTCTGCTATACTACAATCAATGGTGCGCTCTTTAACTGGATAAGTTGCCATAGCCACAACTACAGCAATAGCAATAGCTATAGCAACTAAAATAAATTCTTTGGTTATCATTTGATATTATCCTTTTTAAGAATATCAAAAACTTGCTCGTCGTGCTTGACAAAATCTTTCCAAATGTTTCGAGCACCCCACCATAAGAACATTATAATAGCAACTGCATTGGCACCAAGGGCAATACTCCAAAAGATATTACGGGTAGTACCTTCACCGGCAGTAAATCCTGCACTCAATGTAAATGCTGTGGTAAACAGCAATACCTCAAACCAACCGCACTTACTGATAAACCATTTGATAAAACGCCCAAATTTTTTCATTATCTTCCTTTCGCAGCTTCTTCGTAGTGTGCCCAGATACCCCATGGTGGTTCGCAACCTGGGTTGCCTTTGATGATCCAAACAGTTTCGCAGTACTGCTCATCACCCCACTCACCAAATGGCATACCGTCAGTAAACATAATGAACTTTTTAGGTTCAATGTTTTCAGACTTCATGAACTCCCAATTAGCCATAAAATCAGTGCCACCACCACCCATGGGTTCGTAGTTCATGATATCGTCGATGTTGTCTGAAGTATAAGTCTGCATGTTATAAATCTCAGTGTCAAAGCACCACAGTGTGATCTTGTACTCATCAAACGCCTCCATGATACCTTTGATCTCACCCAGGAATGCACGACTGTCTTCTTCGCTAATTGAACCTGATTGGTCCATCGCAATACAGATGTCAATCATGTCACCGGGCTTGAGTCCGGGTAGTATAGCATCTATGTGCCAACTACGACGACTCGGGCGAGCCCAAGTAAAGTCATTTTTAATTACGGCTGTAATCTGTTGCTGCAATAGTTCTTTCCAACCAATAACAGGTGCTGTAATGTCTTTAAGTAAACGCTTGACACCAGCGGGCAAGTTACCCGCACCCGCCGCCTGTGCAGCACTAATTACAGCACCCTTGATCTCATCGCGGATAGCCTGTGCTTCTTCTTTGCTTAGTTTTGGCTTACCTGATCCGTCTTGGCTGTCGCCATCGCCTTCCTCTTCAAGGTGATCGTCTAGCAACATTTTTTCAAGTTGTTCTAAATTTATCTTGTCTGCATTTTCGTACAAGTAATCGTATACTTCTTCATAACTTTGGCCTTTGAATTTAGAATCAAACAAGATTGGTACTACGGATATCTTCTCGCCGATACGCTGTTCTACTAGGTCTTGGTTGACACAGTAGTCAGCAGCGATATTGCTCAGTCGCGGTTGTCGATCACCGCGACGACCCATGTGATCATAAACCGCATGCAAGATCTCGTGTCCGACTAGGAACTCGAGTTGTTTTAGCGGCATTTTGTTTACAAACTCACTATTATAATAGAACTTGCGTCCGTCTGTGGCAGCGGTTCCGCACCACTCATCCGCATTAGTCAGTGTCATACGGGTAGCCAACTGTCCAAAGAACGGAGCCTTTAGTAGCAAGCCAATACGTGCTGTAGTCAGTTTCTCGCGGGCCGCTGCATCTGTGCGCGAATCAGTTACGGTTACTACTTTTTGTTTATCAATTACAGTAGAATCTGCCATTACTACTCCTTATTGTGTAATACATTATAGCGCGAACGGGATTTATAGTCAAGTGGTCCATTTTAGTTGCAAATGTGCCAATGTCGCATCATCAAAAACATACAAAAGGGGTTTGTTGTCTTTAGTGTTATAATGCCATGCCCATTTAGGCATTGCAAGTGTCCTGTCATATATAAGGTCGTATAACTCTCGCTCACTACTAGGACCGTAGTTTTCCCACAACCAATCTCGCATGGCACTATAATTGCTAAATCGCCAAGACCCCCTAGGAAATTCTATACGATAATCAAAGTTATCGTTACCTGCATAACGATGATCTAGTTTAACAATTTTATAGTTCATAATAAAAAGGAGGACTTACGGATCTAGATCCTGCCTCCACCTCACACGCGACTCGATTACTTACTTGAACCTGCTGCGGCTAACACATACTTGCCAAAACGTTGATGGAACTCATCAAAACTAGGCATCTTGCCCGGAACCATTGGCAGATTGTATGTGGTCAGTGCAACTCGCGCACCCATAACAGTGACTTCGGTAGTAAAGTTATCCATCATGAACCGGAGGAAGTTGTCGGCCATCTTATGAAACTCGGCAATCTTGTCCTTGCCGTTCTTCTGATAATAGTCTTGCAGTTCGTAACACATTGAGGTAGTCAGCGAGTACATGGCCGAGATTTCTTTGGTCTTGAGTTCTTTAACTTTACCCGCCAGGATGTCTTCGGGCTTGGGCAGTTGACCCGAAATCTTACGATGCGCCATAAACTTGACCGCAGTGCCTTCGCCTACACAGCCTGCAATGAGGTCTGTAAGTTCAGCATTAGTAGTGTCTTCGTCTTTACAAAAATCGCTAGCAAAGGTCCACGAGCGTGGAGTAGCAAAAGAACGCGAACTAGAGCGCGGATCAAAGTCAAACATGTCACTCTTAGCGAACGACAGATAACCTACAACATCCGCATGGATCTTGTTTTTAACAGCCCAAGTCTGCCAAGATTCAAAGTCAGGGCGAACCTCCAAGTGTACAAAACGATTGGCAAGCGGACTAGGCATACGATATGTAACACCCTTGTCGCTATCTCTATTACCCGCTGCCACCATAACTACATTGTCTGGCAAGTGATATTTGCCAATGCGGCGATTCAAAATCAACTGATATGCTGCGGCTTGCACTGCTGGCGCAGCCGAGTTCATCTCGTCCAATAGCAACACTACAATTGGATACTGAGCCGCTAGTTCTTCATCGGGCAAGTCAATAGGCGGCGCCCAATCCATAAGTCCTCTATCTTTGTTATAGAAAGGAATGCCGCGAATGTCTGTGGGCTCAACTTGCGACAATCGCAAGTCGATCATGTAGCCACCTAACTCGTTGGTGATGTCAGCTACAACTTCGCTCTTACCAACGCCGGGCGGACCCCACAAAAAGATTGGACGCTTGTTTTTAAAGCATCGTAAAATACGACTGCGAGCTTCTTCGGGCGTCACAGTACGGGTTTCAGTTACTGCCATTTATATTCTCCTTCGTCAACGTGTGAAACATTATTATAGTATAATCGTGAATAAGTGTCTGTGGCTTTTACGCAACAGACACTCATTGTTAGAAGCAAACCTTACCAGCTTCGCGCTTGGCTGCAAGCTTGGCATCGCATTTGGCAAAGAATGCAACTGCCTTAGCCGCGTCACGCTTGTATTGTGCAAACGACACAACTGGCATGCCAACTACCTCGCGCTCTGCCATAGCCTTTGCATATGCTTCTTTAGTTGGCTCGTCAGATGTAGTCGCTTTAACTGACTTTACTGTGACTTTGACAGTCGCAGCCTTTGCAGGCTTAGCCGCAGCTGACTTGGGTTTGGCGGCACGAACCGGCTTGGTGGCAGTCATGCCTTGTGCATTGAGGTAATCAATTGCAGCTTCTTTAGCCATTGTAAACGGCAGCTCAATCATGTTTACTTCTGTGCAACCAAAACGCTCAAGTGCTTTAGCACGATTTGCATCGTTAGCAAATTTGTAAACAACAGCACCGTTCTCAACACAGGTGCCAGCAAAAGCAAAAAGTTTGGACATGAATTACTCTCCTTATTAGTTACTGTACCACTATTATAACAAAATGGGTCTTTTTAGTCTACCAAAAGTTTTTGTTACTTTTTAGCAACACAAACATACTCTTGTTGATATTGCAACTGTGTGTCTATTACACGATTAATAACATTCATCTGTTGTTGCGAATATTGCAAGTTTGGAGCAATCATGCGAGTTGCATAAATTGCACGAATAGCATCTTTGCAACTGTTAACAGAATCGTAAGAACCCATATGAGCTGGCTGTTGATTGAGAGCAACAAATAATAAAATGTATTTCATGTGTACACTTTAACAAAATGGGCCTTTATAGTCTACCGTTTTTTTCGTTGCTTTTTAGCAACTGTTTTATTGGTTGCTAAAGGAGCAACTTTTGTTGCATTTTTGAGCCGATGAAACAAATCTGTTGCTTTTTTAAAATTAAAATTTGGATGCTTGTACATATAGTCTATTTTGCGCTCTAAAACTTGCAAAACTTCTAACAAGTCCATTTTTGTTGCAAAATCGCTATCCATTAGTATTTTATTAACATCATGCTTATCTAGCATGTATTCTACCCATTTTTCTGTAGCGGGTATTTTGTAATATTGCACTATTGCTTTTTTGTTATTGCGTGTTGCATATTTGCTAATGTAAGTACGTGCTAACATATAGCCTCCTTTTAACGAGACTTTACATTATATGCAAAACACGATTTATGTGCAACGCTTGTTAAAGTTGCAAGTTGTCTAGATATTGTTGAAGATTATCGGCATGCAATTTAAGCAACACAGTTTCTTCTTCGCCTAATAGTAATAAACTATCCGTTTTTTGTATGTAATAGGGACAAGTAAACAGTCTGCTCAACTGTAGAAGTGTTCTGTTGCGCAAAGGCTCTGCTAATTTGCATTCGTATATTGGGATTCGAGTAAATTTTTTAATAAACTCAATTCCGGTTTTACTGAGTCTTAAATTAGTTGGATCGGTATGATTCCACCACCAAACTCGGATATATTGAGAATATTCAGATGAGTCACGTCCAGCTGCCGCTAAAATGCCTTCAGTGTAGCTTTGATGATTACGGGTAGATTTGGTCACCTTGTTTCATTAGGACCACTGTGAATTTGTCAGTTTTGAACAAGGCGTTTAGTTTTTTGCAAAGATTGATGGCGTGTCCAGAATTTGAAAAACTTACCTTTTTGTATTTTGGACCCGGATACGCAACCAGCATGTTAGAACTCTTTAAATTTATTGGTTTATTGTCATAGAAAATAGCCCAAATTCCTTCACTACTAAGAACTTGTTCACTTTTGTAGTTAGACTTGTTTACATGTTCTAACAATATTGTTGGTTTAGGTCTAGACATTACATTATTTCCTTGAACTATATATTTATGCTAAAAATAGTCAGTTTAAGTTAAAAACCTCCGCCGTCCAAGCTTACTGCTGTAGGTTGCGATGTTTCACTGGCTGATTGTATTTCTGCAATGTGAGCAAGTAAAGTAAAAATATCAGAATGCAAACTTCTAGCTTCGTCTGCTGATAATGCTAACTGTTTACTACCTGTTTGATTCATTATTTTTACTCTTTCGTTAAAGTTTTTAATTGCTAAACTTAATTTTTGCATTGCATTTCCTTGTGAATATTTTGCATTTCTTCTTTAGATTTGAACGGACCAATGAAATTATATCTGTTTACTGTGATATTTTTTGGGCAAAAATTTTCTGTCCATATACCGTTTAATTTGATCAAATAGTAACCTGCACAGAACAAACTTTTGCTTTTTGGCGTTTTACTATATATTGGTAATTTTTTTTGTACATCCCAAACTTGATTATAAGATTTACCTTTGATTGGATATCCATAAACTGTTTTGTTACTTTCTTTTGTAGTTTTGTCAGGAGCACCAAATTTAATGTTGTACTTTTGTTTGAGATTTTTAACTGATGGAAAATATTCGCGTTGTTCATCGTGAACATAAACAAAGCCACCATCAGACCGAGCCTGTATGGTAGCAATTTTTTGCCCATGATCTTCTACTACCCAAAATTTGTTTTTCACTACTGGTTTGGCTATTCGTTCATTCATGTGATTTTTTCAATGTACTATGAGTAATAATTTTGCCAATTTCATGACCAAGGTCTAGATTTTCAGCTACGATAAATAAATCATCTTCATAAGACTGTCCTCGACGCACTTGTACAATGTATCCGCCGTGTGCTTCGTGAACGTCAATTGATAATTTCTTATTGGGCAATCGAGATTTACCGCTACCATATATTTCGCCTATTGAAATATCTGTACCACCTCCGCCCATGCCACCTATTGTAAATGTTTGTGAACTACTCATAATTTCATTTGCTCCAACATGATAGCCTGTGCCACTTGCTTGGCAAAGTCTTGATCTTCGTGAATCATATACAAGGTATTTTCGTGTCTATCTGTTTTTTCGTTGTATTTTCTAGATTCAAAAATATGACCTCCTACCGCTCGGTGCAAGGTAAAATTTAGTCCTTCATGTCTTAAATGATCTCTTGATGAAACTACCGTTTCTCGTAGCTGTATAGATTCTTCTTGATTCAACCAATTTCTTACTGCTCGTCTTAACCAATTCATTGTTGTTTCTCCTCTTCTTGACATAATACTTTCATCATTTCAAATTTGTCATGTAAATCTTTAAGTCCAGGATGGCGACTCATTAAATCTTGTAATCGTGCTTCTTCTCGCATTTTAGTTTCTGCCCACGTCAGTGCCGAGTGTGCAGCTTCACTTAAATTCAAGTTGGCGTTAGTATCAATAGGATACCATGCAACACCGTTATAAACTTCTATAGAACCGTTGTTACCATTGTATCTTAAAAGACCAGCACTTTGTGCACCTGGGCTTATTGGCGGCACATTGTTGTAACCATTTTGTATATGAAGATATGGACTACCACTGGTTAAACTTTTGATCATATGTATTCTGCCAATAGAACGGAAACTACAAATCCAATAGTCAAGTAGGTCAAGGCGTGTAGTAATTGATCTACACCAATCCAAAACCAGAACTGGTTGCTGTCGTAAGCCAATTTCACTGTGGCTCTGCGCTGGAACCAATCTACAGTATAATGCACAACAGCATCAAATACGGCCAACATAACACAAGCCTGTAAACCTAAAAAGTGCATGAGAATCACATAAGTCAATGCACCGTGTAGTCCGGCGTGTTGCAAACCACCTATGCGCCAAAAATGACCTTTGTCTCTCAGCATTCTATCCGTTTGCCAACAGAAGTCTGCTAGAAAATGTTTGACAAACAACAAGACTAATATAAGCCAAGTGATCATTTACATAACTCTTCCCATACAAGTTCTTTGTCATAAACATGACTGCGAAGACTTATATAATTTCTTGCCAGGGCTTGGTGTATAACCATGGCATAATCCTTTGGACACTCAGGATGAATAATCAGTGCTGCACGAGCAGCCATTTTTAAATTGTCATGAACAAAAAAATCAGGATCGTCTTGATTGATTTCACGAATGGTCACAGGATGCCTTCTTCAACTACTGTATTAGTCCAATTCCTGCCACGAATATACCGTTGTGCTTGTTCTAGGGTGTCAAACATTTTGGTTGCAGAACAAGCCCCATCTGGGCTGTACGATTTTAATGTGCGCCAAAACTTGAAACCAAATAACCATTTCACTTCGATTTGTATGGTGTAAAAAGTTACAGCATTGCCGTCTTCAAATTTTACAATTCTATATCTATCTGTCATGCCGGATACTCTGCACCTAAGAATTCACTTAAACTCGAACTTTGTTCACTCAATCGATTTAATTCATACTTGCCACAAAACTTCAAGAACTGTGCTCCTACCATGGGACGACTTTTACGAACTGCACCTGCTGCTATGGTCTCTGCAATCTTGGCTTTAATTTCTGCAGGTTGTGCAGTGAGATCTACTAGCACTCTATTGCGTTCATAGTCATCTAACACTCGATGTTCCACACCGTTATGATCTGTCCATCGCTGAAGCATGAGATTGTTCCAAGCATATCCTTTTTTATGTTGGTCAGCAAATGCCTCATTGAGACCAACTTTGTTCTTGCTACCTTTCGTCCTAACACCCGGATAGGCGGAAAAGATATTGTCTGTTGGATCTCCGCGCATACACTTCTCAAACAGGATCCATTGCGGATCAGGTATGACTTTGGGTGCCTTGGTCTTTTTATCAATTACCAGTTTGCCTTTCTTGTCAAGAATTCCTTCTAGCGTGTGTAGTTCGTCGGCAACACCGTTATATTGCTGTACATTCGGCGCCAGTAACTGGTAGAAGTCGGTGTCGGAGGATATGATAACATGATTGTCATTGGGGTGGGCTTGTATAAAGCCGGCAATGAGATCATCTGCTTCAAGTTCAGGATGCTGAAGAACTGTGCAATTAGTCTTTTCTGCGAGGAACGTTTTAAGATTATCGAACGCTTCCCAAAATAGTCGGTCCTCTTCCTGTTCGGATTCAGTGAGAGCTGCACGAGCGACTGCACGATTCTTTTTGTACGGCTCGTAATAATCCTTTCGCCAGCTCCGTCCCTCCAAACAGAATACCACGTGATCGGCTTTCTGATCCCGCCAAGCCTTATTAACCGAACCAAGGGTAACATGTATGGCAAATCCCAACTTATCCCAAGTGTCCGATTGACGATGGGCCGAATGGCGGGCACGGAAGAATGTGTTTGCAGTGTCTACGATTAGATATCTCATGCAGTAATACTAGCATATTATAATAACCGTGTCAAGTGTGGTAAAAGAAATTCTGCCCATTTTCTATGAGCATCGGCACCAAAATGATATGAATTTGGTTTTACTGTTTTGTATCCTTTTGAAAGTAACCAATTAAAATAAATAAATTCTTCATCGTATGGATTTAGAAAAGAATTTCCCCATTCTTGTCTTTGCAAATTGTTTATTCTAATATGGGAAAAACAATTATATGTGTTAAAAAAAAGATGTGGTACATTGAGACCATTTAAATATTCGTGAAAATTCCATATAGTTTCATGATTATACAATTCATTTTTTGCATATTCTGAAGACGAAGCTATTACCCATGTTTTGTATTTTTGAACCAACTCGCTTGGCAATCTATCTGTTCCACTGCCAGTGATTTGATAATACACACCATCATGCAACCATTCTTCTCGTTCCCAAGTGGCCCATCCTATAATAATTGCATCTGGTTTTGTGTGTTCTAAATACTTTTTAGTGGTTCTAATTATTCTGCTATTTGAACTTGCCGATTCGGCATCACAATGCAATATAGCAAACAGTTCATTGGCAATATTACAACCATAGCTGGCTCGCTCATTGTCGGGGTGCGGAATACGCCCCAAAGCATGGTAAAACGGATCATCCTCTGCAAAGCAGTAATCATTTACAGCTTCTGCGCCAGCACTATGGCTGTCTCCATTTACATAAAGTATCAAGAGATTTCGGTCCTTCCGTTGCCTAAATCGTTACGATCTACTCTTCTGGGTCTCGCATCAATGGGTTGATTGGCCTCCCATTGCTCATAGTTTTCATTTAAAATATTACGACATACACTTTGAAACCATCTATCTACTATTTCGGCATCAGTATCATCTTTTTTCTGCATAAAACCGGCTTTGACCAATTTGGCCACAAACAATTCATTCCAATCTAGTTCAAAAGAACCATTGCCAACATCATCAGGATCAAGTTCCACTGCCACAACACTGACATATGGTTCTCCTGCTTCTGTAGCCAATTCCTTAGCAGTTTTGTTTTTTGCTTTAGGCTTTGGTCGTTCTTCTTTTATTTCTGGTTTCTTTTTAAGCCAATCAAACATCAGGTTCCCCATTCATTTTTAAATAACGGCACTTGCAATCGATCGCTATATCTTAAACCATGTTTCATTGCCAGTAATGCCACTGTACGATTATTCAATGTGTAAACACTTTCTACGCCACCTACAGGCATTAGATAGACTGATCCATGAAATCCAGCATTACGATATTGTTCCGTTGCTTTTAATGCGTCTTTGACATCTTCTTCGGTGGCTACTACAAATTTAAGATATGTATGGCCAATGGTTTGATATTGACATACAATCTCTGGACGAATAGCCTCGGCCCATGACTCACCACTGGCCGGGAGTTTTGCGCTTACACTAAATGTCACTTCTCGAGCAAAATTGGGACCAGGCATTTGCCATTGTAGCAAGTAATCTGCAAACTCATCAGATAACATTTGAGTGCCATTAGTTTCAAAAGTTATTTCTTTTAATCTTTTCATGCGAGGATGATTGAGTAAATCCTCATAACTGCGCTGCCAGCCTAGTAATGGTTCTCCACCGGTAATAACAAGATGTTCATCTTTCCACTTACCATGTGGCAATATTTGCATAATCCGTTCTACAATCGCATCACTAGTAAGCATAGGACTTAGATCTTTGAATCTAGGATCCCATGACGCATAACTATCACAACCTGTGCTAACTAATGGAAGTTCTTCGTACCGACTGTATTTGGCAGGATCAACATTTTCTGCTTCTATGCTTAGATGTCCGCGAGGCATACCAAACCCTGCACACTTAAAGTTGCAACCAAATGTGCGAAGAAACACACTAGGAACACCCATGTATCTACCTTCGCCTTGTATTGAATAGAAGAGTTCTGCTACTTTGATTTTACTCATAATTTACCAATGTCGAATAATACCTGCCACGATGAACAGGTTTGTTAGAATGTATACTAGCACAATAGCGGTACGGATACAAGCAATTTTATTTGCTTCTGTATCTGTAGTGCCTGATTTTTCTCCTAGTGCTTTGGCCCAAAGACGCCAAACGTTACGCAAATAAATCTTCATTCCATTCTCTATGGCCTTCGCGGAAAGCCATATTGCTTTGTGTTTCTCTAACCTCTACTCGATAGCACCAAAGACGCTCTGCTTCACTTGGACCCCACATGTCTGGTATATACACACCATTCACATATTTGTACAACATGTCTGCTAGGCCTTCACAACCTAAGCGTGGTAGTACAACAATTTTAGCCATATTCTTTTCTTGTAGCAGTTTAAATGTTTCCATTTCTGGATCGTCTTGCGCCACAATCAAAGTATGGTCAAATTGATCTTCTAAGATCTTCTTAAGTTCTTTGAGACCGCCGTAGTCGGCGGCCCAGTTACGCACATCTAAGTGATCTGTGCCAAAATAAAACTTCATCGAAAATGAATAACCGTGAATTAGATTGCAATGGCTGTCGGCACGCCATTGACGATATGCACAAGGAAATGCGTCGTGATACTCTTTGGTACTTGTATATTTGTAAACTCTTGTTGGGTAAGACATGTTATTCTCCTATATTAAATTTTAACATAGGCTTGCAGAATTTGTAAAGCGGGATGAATGCCAAGAAAGGCCGCTAATAGATTATTATTTATACTTTAATTTTCCCACCAAGATTCCCAAGGAAAAACCACCCAACAAGGATCTTCATTTTTGTTGATATTTTGCCCTATATAATCAACATTTTTAAACTGACTGGCTTCATTGTTTACAATTACAGCGAACCGTACATTGTTATTATAAATTACGTTCCATGCCGGATGTTTGGGTAAACAACTGCTACGCCAGTCATTTTTGATCCATTCTAGTGTAGCACCTGAATCATTTATATCATCAACGATTAGAATTTTTTTACGATATGCCGGATCGGTGTCAGCATCACCTGATCCACGTTGGTCCTTAGGTACATAACCAAACGCATGTTCGGCCATCCAAAGATTACTTTCACTTTCGTTACCATCGCGTAGACTTACTTTTAGTGTTTCACATGGGACATCAAAATAATGACTAATCATAGCAGCCGGAGTCAACCCACCTCGAGTAATACCTACCACATAGTCAGGACGCCAATCACTGTTAGCAATGTCTCTACATAGTCTATGCATTAAACCTTTGAATTCTTGGTCTGAGATTCTGATTTTTTTCATTAGTCTCTTTCTGCCACAGTGGCTTCTTTGATAAGAGAAATCAACTCATCTAAATCTTTACATAAAATTTTAGCGGTTGCCCACTCGCTGCTTGAGTCTCTACCACTGATTTCTAACATAAATCCATTGTCATACATATAAACTGTAAAGTTGTCGTTTACTTTTTCTAGTTTGTCATTTAGTTTCATTTTAAACCTTTCTTTTTTTTGTCTTCCTGCATTCCTTGTGCTATCATTTTTTTAATAATCAACAGCACTCGACCTTTTTCTTTCTCCGTTAAAAATTTAACCAATACAAGTTTATCATCATAACTTTTAGCACCATCTAAGAATTCTTCTGGTACTGTTATTTTTGGTTTTTTTGGTTTAAACTTTTTTAAATTTGCTTTTATGTCATCATCGTCGGACATTCATATTATTCTTTCTTATCTCCAAACAATTGAAGCAGGCTCAAGAATAGATTTATAAAGTCTAAATAGAGAGTCAATGCACCCATAACTTCAACCGCCGGTCCATCACTTTCCATCAATTGTTCTCTAATCTTTTGAGTATCATATGCTGTTAGACCTAAAAAGATAACTACAGCCGCAGCACTTATTACTGTTTGAAGCAGAGATGATCCGATAAAGATATTTACTATACTTGTAATAATAATAGCTATTAGTGCCACAAATAGATATTTCCCCAACGAGTCTAAACTTTGTTTTGTGAAATAGCCGTAAATACTCATGGTCAAAAAAAGTATCGCAGCACCAAAGAATGCACTAGCAATACTGGCACTGGTGTAAAGTACAAAGATAGTGGCAAAACTTAGTCCCATTAGTGCAGCGAAACCAAACAGACAGGCCTTGGCTACAAATTTTGAAGGGCTATTGCCGAGTACATATCCTACACCAAATATTGCTGCCAACGGTGCAAATATTACGACCCATTTCATAATGCCAGTAAAAAAGAATGCCATAAGTGCAGCATCTGAGGCTACCAAGGCACTCACAATCATACTTACTATAACTGCTTGTGCCATATTATTGTATACACGAATCATACCGCTGTTAATTTCAGCAGGTGTTCTATAGGGTAATGCGTAATCCATTGTAGTCTCCTTATCTAGGTGCAAACTCTTGTTGCAATTTTACGTTGTCAAAAAACTCTTTCTTGGTTGCCGGGTCAGCTTTAAACGCTCCTTTTAACACGGTAGTCTGGGTGAGACTACTGTGTGCCATAATGCCCCTATTCTCGCAGCATCCATGTGTGGCCTGTATATAAACCGCCACATCTCTACTTCCAGTCGCAAACTCAATCTCCCTTGCAATGTCCATACAAAGCTCTTCCTGTAGTGTACCTCTCCTTGCACACCACTGAGCGATTCTTGTATACTTACTAAGGCCGATGAGTTTGGGACCAGCAATGATGCCAATGTACGCCACGCCTGATACAGGTTGGTGATGATGACTGCAAACACTTTTAAGTTCTGAACGGACCACAAGCATCCCTTCGTACTTACCGTCTGCATCATTCGGAAACGCAGTTGCGTTTGGTGTCGGATCATATCTACCTGCCATTAGTTCATTATAATACATTTTGGCAAGACGCCTCGCTGTGCCAATACTATTAGGATCTGTTGCTCTATCAATCAACAATGTGTCTAGTACTTGTTCAAACGCCTCAGTGGCTTCGTCGATCAATTGATCTTTGTCCTCATCCGTTACATAACTGCTGATGTTGTCACCGGCCCAGTATCTTTTGCCGTCGGCATGCATTTGCTCTCGAATTCTATCGCTTACTCGTGTGTATTTCATTCAATCTCCAATAATTGTAATATCTCTAAGATCTGGATATTCGTGATATTTAGGCGGTTCGTTTACTGAATACAATTTTTCCAAACCATGTCTTGCATCTTCAATAGTGGGGCGATAATGGTAACCAATCTTGAAAACACGCTGTTCCTGCCACGGTTGAACCGCAAGGTCTCGACCATCATATCTCTGCTGTAATAAAAAGCCATATGCTTCCTTGTCATCTAATAGTATAGCACCACCGTGACCTATTTGTAAAGGCTTGTTATGACCAAAACTTAAACATTGCATCATGCCCGGTCTATACATTCCCGTTTCTAATCTACGGGCACTATCCCAAATATCTGTCCCGTAAAATCTATACTCACCTGTCCATTTTTCTGGCACTAGTTCGTATTCTATACCCAACTTGTGCATGGTCATAGGAATAGATAGATAGGTATATGCGGTAAATTTAGTTCGTTTGACTTTCTTATATCTCAAACACATTTCAATAGCATGAGTACAACAGTCGGTCATTACAGCATACGGTGCGCCAGTTTTTTTGGCCAATAACTTCTCAAATTGAGCTATTTCTTCAAACGCCACGTGTGTACCATTTATAAGCACTATCAACGATTTGATCTAGGGTTGAATACTTTGGTTTCCATCTAAGCAAAGTATAAGCAATATCTGCATTTGCCACTAGTTTGTCTGGGTCACCGGGTCTACGCGGACCAATTTTGACGTCTACACCACCATAATTTAAAGAAATATAATCTATAATCTCCTTATTACTAATGCCGTGTTGAGTCCCAAGATTCATAATTGCTGCATAGGTTTTATCTTGATTTGCCATCCAATCAATTGCACGTATGTGTGCATCGGCTAAATCCCAAACATGAACATAGTCTCTAACACAAGTGCCATCGGGGGTATTGTAATCTTTACCGTTCAATGTAAAAATTTTTCCTGCTAGTTTTGCTTCGAATATTCTGGCAATAATATGACTTGCTCCTGGCGCTTGTCCTAAGTCGTAGTCAAAAGGTTCAGCACCGGCTGCATTAAAATATCTGAAACATACACTAGGTATGCCGTATGCAGTATGATAATCTGATAACATACGTTCAGTTATATATTTACTTGTGCCATATGGACTAATTGGCATTTTGGGATCAGTTTCGTAGACAGGAATATTTACAGGATTACCGTACACACTTGCACTAGAACTAAACAGCACAAGTGGTTTCTTTTTGAGATCTTTGAGACAATTTAATAATAGGACTGTTTTGGCTACATTGTTGTTATAATACTTGGCAGGATCTGCTACACTTTCACCTACAAGGGTATCTCCACCACAATGCACCACTACGTCAGGCTCAAGGTCTTGAATCCATAGCAGCGACTCTTTGCTGGAATAATCGCTGTGTAAAAAACCTTCAATATTTTTAAGAGTATGATTTCTACGTTCGCGGTCAATTACATAGATATTGTTTTTTGGATCATGTTGCTTTAAGGCTCGCGCGATATGGCTACCAATATAGCCACACCCTCCGGTTATAACAACTTTCATATATATTTTTTTTCTTTAAGAAAAGGGATAATTATTTTGTCTACAAACAATTTATGTTGTTCTGAAGTAGGATGAAAAGGGTCATCATCGGCAAAAGATAAATTAGAAAAGTCTCGCGCCCATTCATGTTCCCCTTTGACAGGCAAAAAATTTGATTTATCAATCAAATCATGCAAATGTGTTACATCCGCTTCTTGAGTGATACCATTATTAAAAAGATCCTCAGTTATATTACTCATAAAAAAAGGAACACGATTTAGATGTAAAAACCATTGTGTCCTAAGGATGTGTTCATAAGTGTATATCAAAGATCCAATATTGTCGTGAAATGTAGTATAGTATAATTTACTTAGACTGTTTTTCCAACCCCAATGGAGTAAATTCCAAGATTTACTGGTTCCAGGAATAAAATGAGTAGGATTTTGTCGCCAACCATCGGAGTTTTCGGGCGTGAGTTCATCTCTAGAATAAAACTCTGATCTGTCTCTATTAGACCACATTATTCCCACTAAAATTTCATCAGGCTTATAATTTTTTAGTGCTTGAGAAACTTCGTAAATGACTTTTCTTGAAATAAGTCCATTTCCTGAACTGCCTAATCCTAATTCTTTTTTTAGAACATTTGGAAAATGATTGGCCAGATGGACTGGCCAAGTTTGATCCCATGCTGTATCAGTAAAACTGCAACCACTAGTGATTAAAATTTTAGTTGTCATTTATACTTGTTTTCATGAGTATGACGTCTATAATCTATGCTCATACGCAACCACTGTTCGCCTTTGCCTTCGATTATGTCACAGATACGATCAATGGTACCATCATTCCACGCACTAAATTTACCCATGTTTGCATGCGGGCGCTGGAGGAGGGGGATAAGTTTTTGTGTAGCATCTCTGAGCGACCACGGCACATAAAGTCGTTCATGATCATTTGCAAAAGCTTCGGGAAAGCTGCGGTATGCGGGGTATAAGATATTAGCCCCAAGAGCGTCCGCCTCGCTGGCAGTATTTGACACCCAATCCTGAAGAGCACAATTAAAAAGTACTCGCGTGTCGTTGAGTAGAGCGTAGTAATCATTCTTTTCAAGATCTTCATATACTGTCAGTTTACCTTCTGCTTGTAGTCTGCGTGTTCGTTCCATATACGAACTATTATTACTACGCAACTTGCTGCCGCTGAATACACAGAACTCTACCTGAGGCCAATCGTTGTATGGCAGTGCTTGCAGTCTATGATATTCTTCAATAAGGTCCATGTAGAAGTCGGGCTGCTTCTCTTGATCCCATCTAGCAGCAAAGCCTACGCGGCAAGCTCGGTCTTCAAACCGTTTAAGTTCACCGGGCACACGACTGCGTACTTCGTCTTTACCAAACGCAAGACCGCTGATATTGTATATTGGAGCTTTCCAGCCTGCCACCTTCATGTGCATGACCATTTCTTCATTGGTAGCAAGAATAATATCTGCAAATGAATCTACCATCTTTTCATAATGCCCCATCCATTCCTGCATGCCCCAGACATGAACAAAGTCGTCTGGGTCAATAGTTTGTGCAAGACAACGAACGGCAATGCGAGGGCGCATGTTAGTAGGCACTTGATCAAGAATGTAAGGTAAGCTCTCGATGCCGGGTTGAAACATGTCTTCAAAGTAGATAACATCTTCATTGTTAATTTCTCCTTGTTGCATCATGCGTACAAGATTCATCAATTGGCTCATGCCAAAGTAGGTACGACCGTGTGCATCAAGCACTTGCCCAACACTGATCTTTTGACTGTTGTCAAGATTCAGTCCTGGCACAATCCGATAATCAATACCACGACGTTCAAACACAGCACGATTCCACTCTTGCAGTTGTAGAGTGTAACGTGCTTTATAAGGCTCTAGACCCATATACCATAACTTACGCATTACTTTTCTCCTGTATCTGTAGCGACCTTGATATTTAGACCGCGTAGTGAACTGGCAGGAATTTCTGCGTTTGATGCTTTCTGAGCGATCACACTGTTCCAATAGTCCTTTGGATCAATGCCCATTCCAGCAGTAGTATCTGCATATTTGAGATTGTAATCTTGCGCTCGATATCCTGGACCAGTAGGTTGTTGCATTTGATTATATGTAATAGACTGTTTTATTTTTTCAATCTCTTGTTCTAGTCGTCGGAAGTATTGCCACTGTTCGCGCACATCTTCTTGCATTCTACGCAGCGGGCCGTGTTTCTTGACTCTTTGTTCACCTTCGTGGTCGTCGTTATCAGTCAATATGACCATCATCATGAGTTGGCGCAGGGCATTCTTGACTCTAGGATCATCACTAGTCAAGGCTTGGTCAAACATTTCAACAAAGCGTTCTAGATCGTAGTCGGCTGTGTCTTTTTCTCGCATGGCGCCGCTCATTGACTGCGTTCCTTTTTAGCGTACCAATTCATTTTTGGCCATTTACCGCGTTGTGCCCGATCGAATTCGCCCCACGGAGTCTGTTGATTGTACAAATGTCGTTCATCATATGGATATCCATAAGTTACACAAAATTCACGATATCGATCGAGGTCGTCAAAAATTTGACTGACTTCGGGTTTCATAGTCAGGTACTTCTTGAGCCATTTAGCGGCCATTTTAATCTCCTTAGATTTTGATTGATAGAGAAGGTTGATGTGTGTTGTAAGTTATTGTACAGCCATTTTCGCCGTCCTCACTTACACTTATTGTAACATTACGTCCGGGATATCTGTTTGCAATTTGGACATATAGATCGTCCGCAATCATTTCACAGCTTTTGTGATCGAGTTGCAGTGTGGCTTGGTTGCCCGAATACAGTTGTTCAATCCATCGTTTGAACTGTATGAATTCGATGTCTCTGTCATTGTGATAGACATCAATGCTAATCCTAAAATGAAATATGTGCCGATGAGGATAGCCAAGGAACGATACGTCATAATAATCTCCGGTCGCAAGTAGTGGATCGGTAAGTGCTGCTGGATATTGATGTATGCCTTCTTTGGTGAAAGTAACCCAAATTTGTCTTTGGGCTTGATGTTTGATTCTTTCTACTGTTTCTCTTTGTTCTAAGTTCATAATGAATGTAGGTTATTTAAAGTAACTTCTTTAGTATAAATTCCGTTATTCAATAAGTCAATTATTTTAATTACCAAGTCGGCTGTGTCCATTGCATTTTGCAGTATAAATTTTGAATATAAGTTTCCGTCTAAAGTAGTTATAAAGTTAGTGTCTAGCAGTGCAGGATTTATCTGTATGACTTTAAGAAATGGATCAATTGTTCTGTTTTCATTTATTATATTTCTTTGTTTTCTTTTTTCAACAAGATATTCTTTTTCTTTGGTGTTAAAATCTTTGAAAAACGTTTCTGGTTCATCTAGTAAAAAACTTCCAATATTTACAATCAATTTTGATGAATTGCCTCTCCAACTCTTTAGAAAATATTTGAGTAATTCTGTTTGTCCAAAATTATCATATGCGTTATTTATAAACACGTCTGAATTTTTGTTATTCCATACTATTTTTGCAATAGAAGGAATTTGCCCTATATCGTAACCATCAATTATATCAAAACCTACTACATCTGTGCAAATGTTTTTATAATAGTATTTTAATTTTAAAAACAACGCTTCGCCTAACCCAGACCTATGACCAGTAATGACAAATTTCATTTAACTATCTCATCTTTGGTATATTGAGACCAATCGGTAAAAGTTGAACGGTTCATTAGTTTATGAACACTATGACACCACACACCTGGGTTTGAATGAGCAAAGTTTGTGTCATCTAGTTTAATTGTAGCATTATACCCTAGTTGTTGTAAATAGGGCAATTTAACCGATATCATTGGAATAAATTTATGATATTCTACAAACGGAGTTTCGAGCAATCCTTCTACTTCTTGGACGTCAATATCTAAAGTACACCAGTATCCTCGACCTATAAAAGGCATAATCATGTTTTCCCAACGAATCCAGTCTTGACTGGTTGCCCTACCTGTTGGAAAACTTTGATTAGCACCAAAATAGATATGTTCTATTCGACGATCCACTGATGTGTAAGGATCGTCAAGTATCTTTTCAATATCTTCAGTAGATTGAACACCTATTACAAATAGAGTTTTCATTCCAAATGCGGGACTATGTTCCACTTCTGTACCTATAAACATAGCTGCATTATTATGTCCGGGTCTATCCATTAGTTATCACCATATCCAATTCGTTGAGTATCTTCTTCCCATTGTAATTTATGTAGTCTACTAATTTCGTCCTTTAATCGCAACTTCTTTTTTTTCAATTCAGCAAGATGTTCAACATCTACACCGGGGTGATTAGTTTGCATTTCATTTATTTGTTTGTCAAGCAGTTTGTGCATTTCTTCTAAATGCTGTATACGACTTTTATAGCTCATGCGGCTCCTCCAAATGTGATTGCATAATGTTTTCAGCTTCTTCTTCTTCAGACATTTCTTCATCTGTAGAATCTTCTACGGTTTCAAAAAGAACATTAAACATGGTATTACTGTTTTTAGTTTTTTTACCTTTGAATCCTCTAGTGCCAATAATATTCATCCAATAACTATCATAGTGATCTATTATATCATTAGCAGTTTGCTGATCTGGTGCGGCAAATATGGCTTCTACTATATCTTCAAATTTGGCATGATCTCCTTGACGATTCCATAACATAGCAGGACGTTCTCCAGAATCAAATTTTCTATTGGCTCTTTGTACACTCTCAATGTGCATCCAAACATTGTGCCCCATCATTATTGCATAGCTAAAACTATCCCAACTGGTTTTACCTTCTTTACCATTTTTGTTTAGATCGCCGGGTTTATATATACAAACATCTTTAATCAATAAATGTTGACTTATAGGACTGTCTTCAAAATTTTCGAATATGGCATCTTGCAACACTGCGTCTCTGAACAATCTAGTATCAGTGGCATATTTCTTATCATCGGCGCTTGGAGACATTCGATAAGACCATTTACTATCGTGCGGTAAATCAATTGAATGATACATTTGCCCATTGGCTGTAGCAAGAAATGGGCTTGCACAATCAAAACTAATTGTAAAATTAGGATTCACGTATTTTCTTACGGCTCGTTGAATTACAGTAAGTAACACAGCCCATTCTAGCTTACTGGTGCCCAAAAAGTGCATCCAGTCATGAATACCCTCCTGGAGCAAGTTATCATATTTTAACGCAATTAGTCTTTTAAGGACAAGATGAATGTCACACATGTTTTGACCACCCATTGCCCATCCGTCAAAGTGTGTATCTGGATATTTGTTTGGATCGCAGAACTCTTTCATTTCTTGATACCATGCTTCTGCACTAGTGTGATTATCACCTTGCAGCACATTTAAAAACTTGGCGCCACCGTTGTTTTTTCCTTGACGATGCTGCATGAAATATAAGTTATTAAACTTTGTAGCATCTACGGCTTCTTCAAGTGTAGTGATACCACAAGCCTTACTGGCTTTCTTATCGTGAATGACCCATGTTGGAATATCAAGAATCATGCCATAATCAGCAATACCATCTAACCATTTTAACACAGCTGAACGTTTTTTTTCGGCCTTGGCACAACCTGAGTTGGCTTTCCAATCGCCTTCCCATAAGCCTTTGGCAATTTGGAATCCTCCTGAATCACCTAACATAAAGGTTCCTGGCTCTCTTTTACGAACCATATCCTCGCTAGGATCATCTTTGGCAAGATCTAGATTCGCATGTCCTCCTGAGTAGAGGCTCCATCGGTAAGGGAATAGTCCTTGTTGACTGTTTAGCCAATTGAATTGTTCCATATCTTGTAATGCCTGTGGCATACGAGCAGGATCAACATAATCATTATTGACACGTTGTTTCCCTATAAAAGTTGCATAGAAGCCGGATATAGCTGGTAAGAATACTGCATAATCAGACTGTTTTGATGTTAAATTATCTTGGGCCATATGTAATCTTTGATATAGCAATTATTATCTTGGGTCGTTATAAAATTCAACACTGTTGATAAAGTCGTAATCTATTTTATAGCAATCAATAATTTTTGCCTTTAAATCTGGAAATTCAATAAGTTGTTTTTTTATATACTTAGATATTTGATTGGTATCGTAGTTATTTTCGGAAATGTTGTTTTCCACTTTTACAGTTGTATTTAGATCGAATCCTAAAAAAGAATTTATTTGTTGAACCAACTTGTTGTTATATCTAAAAAAAATAGGATTATAATTTTCAATCTGAGTTAGATATTTTACTTGATAATCAGTGTGATCATCAAAAATTATTTTATCGAATATAATCTTTCTAGTTAGATCATTGAAATCTTCTACAAAATGATCGCTTCCGTATCCATAGCTACACAAATGAAGCGTAGCATAGGTAGCAAATCCACTTATCCATCTATCAAGAGGATCTCTAATAAATGCAAAACTTGACTTTATGGATTTGTTGTTATCTAATATATTCCAGTGCATCCAGCTATTTTCTTTTAGAATGTTAGTCAGAAACGTACTGGCATTTTTTGGAATATTGAGATAAAAAATATCTTGGTTAGGGGAAAGCATCCCGCCACCAGGCATGTATCCTTTATCTTTTGTCACTTGGTTTGGGCTGGTAAGATAAAATTATAAATGGCCAACCCAGAATCAACAGTGATTTGTGCTGCACCTTCGTCACTGAAACGAATCATTTTATCACCTGATAAACTCAAAATACTAATAACAGCGGCCAACGGCCAAGACCAAGCTTTAGATAAAGATCCAGCAACATCATGAGCAAACACAAAATTGCCTGCATGACTACTGTGATCACCAAAGTAGAACATTAGATTATTATTTTCTGTTCGAGCAATAAAAGTGGTTTCTCCGCTGTTAGCTTGTGCTTGAAATTTTAGACGCTGAATTGCTGCAACAGATGGTTCAATTTCCACTCCCCATTTTACACCTTTAAACTTTACTGTTTTAAGTTGATCATTTACAATTTCTGCACTCATAAAACGATAATCATTTTTAAAATCGCCAGTGGAATTTTCAAAATGGATACCTGTTGGTGCATCATCTTTTTTTGTTATAGTCAGTTTTGCATCATCTTTGTACTCGGGGATGTTCAAAATAGTGTTGAGCTTGCTTAGATTGGGCATGCCAAACGTGCCAATAAATTCTGGCACAGGGTTGTGAAATTGTGCTTGAACAATAACTGTGCGCTCTTCGCTAACTGCCTCAATCATAGTTGCACTTTCGTTGCCTACTATTTTTACTAGATCAATAATGCCTAAGCTGTGTGTATGTTGAACAATATCTTGCAAATAATCTTTCATGTAGAGTCTCCAATAATTTTACAATTTTACTACCGCTTACAACGCTTGTCAATTGATTATATTTTTAATTTCACCTGATGTTTGCCCAGCTTTAATTGATTTCAGTACACCTTGTTTTCGTAGTTCAATTAATGAATAGGCTGGTTTAGAATTATATAGATAAACTGTTTCAAAACCTAGACTTTCTGCCAGTGGTATTAATAAACTTTCTGGCACATAAGTCATAAAGTAATTTTCGGCATATGCGGCTGCTTCTGGTAAATCGGCATTGTTGTATGTAAAAATAATAGTGCCACCAGGACGCAACCATTCAGATGCTTGAATTAAAATTTGTTTTATGCTATCAATACTAAGATAATTAAAAAAGTTATAACTAAAAATTAAACCAAATTGATTTTTAGGTAGGTTGTGTATTTTGTAAAAATCTCGTATTAAATATTTTCTTACTCTACCTCGATATAATGGCGGAAACTGTTCAACTGCACTTGATAAAAATTCGTCAAAAACATCGGCTATATAAAGGGGATCACTAGCGACTAATAATTTAGTCCATTGCCCGTCTCTACAACCAATTTCAAGTGCTGGGTACTGCCAGTTACTGTATAAATTTATTCGTTGAGTTAAAATTCTTTCAAATTCTTCATTGGTTGTTATTACTCTTGTGTTTCTAATAGAGTTTGCGTCTAAATATTTTAGTTCAAGCTGATAATTTTCTGCAAAAAATTTTGTAGCTAACGAATTTATTCTGTCTTGGATATTTGATAATTGATGACTGATTTGTTCTAAATTTTTTTCAATTATTGCGTAAATGTCTTTGTGTTGATTAGCCAATTCTATCAAGCCATTGGCTATTTCACAATCTGCCACTTCAGATAAATTTATTATTCTTAAATAATTTTTTTCAACTTCTTCCTTTAAAAGATCTGTTTCTAAAGAAAGAGATAATTGATTTTTTATTTGAACTAATTCATGTAATTTCATTGAAAATGTTTTATTTTAAAATATTTACTCAAACGTGAACAAAGTATCAAAGGTTGTTTTGATATCAGTGTGCGATGGTATATCCCAATCAAGTACACCTAATAGATTTTCTACTTTTTGATCTACAATAGTGGCCTCCATTTCTGAATCGTCAAACGGCAGTTCCTTGAACCATGCTGGGATATGAGTTTCATCTGTGGGATATCCAACTGATGTATAGCCTAGAGGATTGTCTTTGAGTTTACACACAATGGTTTTCATACCGTCTACAATGGCCATGCTGTAGTTATCGCCGTGCATTCTACGTAAGTTATTCCAATTCATTGCTGCACGTACATGTCCGGGCATGTTGGCTCTTCCCAATCGTTCTTCTTCTTTGCTGTACTTGGTTAGATTGTTGACACGTTTGGGTGTTCCTTTTTCCCAGGCCGGCCGATCTTGAAACGCAAGTTTAAATTCGCGTACTCGATCATATATTTCTTCTTTTGGCGCACCAGTTAGTACTGCCTGTAATAACTCACTCAAGAAGTCCTGTACAACCTTGGGAGTATCTGACCGCTTGAGATCTAAGCCCATGGCCTTGACCTTGCCGGGCTTGCTGTGTGTGTCTAGTCTGTTGCCTTCTAGATCATAAATTAGCACAGCATAACGTTTCTTCTTTATGAATAGTCCCTTACTAGCAACAAGTTCCCGCCCTCCTCGGATGAGCGCACCCATCGATCTTGGTACATGACAAGCTCGTTCCATAAAGGCAGGAAAGCTGTCATTGACTTGATCCGCGATACTATCATATAATTGAGCACAGATTTCTTTGTTCCATTCCATGCGTCCGGATTCAACTTCTTCTCTAACTGCTGGCCAAGCTGTAAAATAGCATGAGTCAGTGTCACCGTAGATGATGGATTTGCCCACATGGTCGTACTCTCCGAATATGCACTCGTTGATATACGCATCCATGTGTCTCGCAATGATACGTCCGGTAAGAGTAGTACTTTGACCAATCCTTTTGTCAAAAAATCTACAACCTGGGTTGAGAATTGCCCCATAAAGACTGTTAAGATTAATCTTCTTGACCAGCTGTCTCTTATCCCAGAAAGCCTTGTCCTCATCAGTAATTGCTTCTTTTTTCTTTGCTTGCAGTTCCTTGCGTTCTGCATACCACCTCTCTAACAATCCAGGCACCACAGCCTTTTGTTCATAGCTAAAGATAGTACCATTTGCTGAAAGCATCCAAGGCTGATTACTATCAAATATCATGCGCCATATATCAGCAGCACTCATCACATCTGATCCACCTGCTTCCCAATCAATTGTTATTTCTGTTCCAATTTCTCCATTCATCACAGCAGTATATTCAAGACTACCAAACATGTTTTCCCAAGCATCGGCAAAACTGCTGCCTGAATTCATTTTGTCTTGAATATATCTATCAGTCATTATTGGCCGGAGTTGCCCGATAATACTCTCTTGTGCCATGTTAAGAGCGCGGATTGCTGACGGGTATAGACTGTTGATATCGATCGCTCCGATCCAGTCGTGCATGCCTCTTTTGGGGAAAGCAACATAGGCACCTGCTGCTTGTGTGTCTCCTTGATCATCTCTACCTTTCCTATTAGGTACTACCATTCCACGTTGATGTGCTTCATTGATAATTGCTTGTTCAGTAACTGCTACTGCTCCCATTGTAGTGGGAAGTAATACTGTGTTATCGTGTGCAAGTTCATTGGCTAGATCCAAGAAACGCAACTTCTTGTCTAGCTTGGCCACAAGCATAGTATCTTGTCTGTTGTAGTCAATGAACTTGGGAAAGTCTTTGTTGTATAATTGATCTAGTGTGCCCTCGTATTGAGTTTTGCGTTCATCCAGTTCATATTCGCCAATGGCGTCCAAACTGTAACTGTGACGTTCTTCATACGTGTATTTGCGATACAGTTGCATATAGTCCATATGCACACGACCAATTAGATCAAAGGTGAGATTTTCTGCACCAAATCGTTCAAATGTTCTTTGTTTGGGCAATTGGCCCCATAGACAAAATCTACGAGTGTCGTCTTTGTTTAAAACCTTGGTGGTTCGCATGACCATGTAAGGAATATCAAATCCTTCTGAGTTCCATCCGCTTAGTATATCTGCATCATCAATGATGTCTAGGAAAGTGTTTAGCAGATCTTCTTCGCGTTCAAACAAAAAACAGTTATCATAACGATTACAAATTTCTTGTGCTGTTGCCCACGAATAACTTTTAGGTGGCACAACTAGTGTTACTAACTTGTCCATCCAATCTAGATATACGCTTATTGCCGTAATTGGATTAAACGGATCTTCGGGCTTGCTGAAACCTCGTTCCGGGTCAAAATCAACCTCAATGTCGAAAAACGCAGTATGTAACTTGGGAGATGTAGCCCCCAAGTAGTGTTCTTCAAGACAACGGAATACTGGATTAATATCTGATTCCCAAAGACGCTTGTTGCTGTTAATACGAAGCTCTTTTTGAAATTCCTTATTCGACCTGGATGAAAACCTACTAACTGGAGTACCGTAAACAGTACGAAATTTACCACGCGGGTCGTCGTAGTAGAACATGTAGTTTGCAGGATATTCTTTGTATACTCTCTCTCCTCCGATACGTTCCACAACATGGATGCGATCCTGGTTACGGTCATATAATGCATCAACATAGCTCATAGATATATTTTATTTTTTTGTTACAAAGAAGTCAACAATATAGTCGCAAAGATTAGCAAATTGGAGACATGAAAACATCAATAGGCCAATACATGCTCCTAACAACACCCAGTATCCTACAATTGATAAAAAAACTAATAGCATTAGGTTATCATCCTTACCAGCCCAATCGTATCAATGGTAGTGAGCAATATGTAGTTAGCCAGCATGCCAAAGGATTTACGACTCCAAGCAGCCCAAGCATACATAGCACAACCAGTGATCCACAAAGGATATAAAGCAAGGAGTGGAGGATTGGGTACTGTGATCGCCATTGTGAATGCGCATCCAATTGAAATTGCCCAAGCAAGAAGCTCAACAACAAACCGTATACGGTTAGATGTCCAATCATTTCTTATCCATTGTAGTATACTTGATACACTATCAATCAAAGTGTTTTGCCTACCGTTTGAAGAATAGTATTCAATTCTTCATTGTCGGCGTTTTCTTCTCCAAGTTTTGATTTGAATGCAGTTCGAATAGCCTTTTTAAGAATAGCAGGTTTAATTTCCATTTCCTCTGCTACGGCTTTGACCGTGTCACTAAGTCCAGCATTCAAATCTTCTACTTCTTGCATGACCGCCATGCCTTCATTGATTATCTGTGTAAGTTTGGCTTTTTGTTCAGCGGAAAACATACGTGAGCTCATAAAATCTCCTAAGTAAAAAATAATAGTATAGATGAATGCTAAAAGAATTGCAAGAAAATTTTGCTCACTTTAACCCTCGGGGCACGACTCCTTTGAGTAAGCCAGCAGCCGGCTCTTCACGGTCCTAAGGTGAAGACTTATTTTTTAGGTTCACAGGTTCTTGTACGTTGTAGGGTACCATCTGGTCTACGCTCTTCGCGCCATTCTGTACAAACTTGGGTTTCTGTTTTTTCTGGCAACACTTGGTCAACGGTCCAATTTGCAGCCATCCATCCCATTGCGCTGAAAAAACCCCATACTAATATTTCTGCTATCATTTAGTTTTTTTCAATAAAGTAATCAATCTTTTTTCTAATTCATCCCAGTACAAATCATCGGCTATCATGGGCGTTATTAAAAATATTGAATTTTTCATATAATGAGAAGTACATAGCCCGGCACGTTCAAAACCTAATTTAGAAACGGGCCTGTCAAGCAGCAACTCTTTCGCTAATCCAAAACCTCGATAATCTTTGACCCCATATAGTTTTAATTTATCAAATAAAATTATGTGTTTAAGATTTATATTTTCAACTAGATTAGAATCAAACATTTGCAGAATTTGATTGGTGAGTGCTATTCCTAACATTTGTGGTTGCCATGTGTGCCCGTAGTGTACTGTTTGTTTCACTACATCTAATACTTTTGATGAAACTAATGCGCAACTTAGTGGAACATAACCGCCGGTTATACTTTTGCCCATAATTGATATATCAGGAATGATATTATATTTTTGATAGCTAAACGCCGGGCCTACTTTACCAAAGCCTCCCCAAACATCATCTATTACTAACAGTATTCGATATTCTGTGCATAATCTACGTATTTCTGTCCACCAAAACTCCGACCAAGGTCTTATTCCATTTATCCAAGGAATAGATTCTATAATAATTGTTCCAACATATTTGTCTAAATCTAATATTTTTTTAATCAACTTTAATGTTTCTTTTTCATCTTGTTGTTGATCATCACTAGGAGCCGGAAGCACAATATTTCTATCAGATTTTTTTTCTCCGCGCAATTGTCTTGCAAGATAGGTTGCTCCATGGTAACCCGGTGTAAAGCTTATTATTTTGTTTTTATTTTGCTTTAAATTTTTCCAATACTGATCTGATATTTCTAATCCTGCTTCAACTCCATCACTTCCACTTATAGCGTATAGGACGCCAGACATGCCGCTCATCTGTAAAAGTTTATCAGTTACTTCATTGAGTAAATAATTTTGTTCCGAAGACTTGCCTCTTACGAATTGTACTTCGTTTATTTGCTTGTTTAATGCTTTTATGAGTATTTGATTTGAGTATCCCCAAATATATGCGCCGTGCCCGCACATTAAATCTAAATACTTTTGATTATTTGATTCCACCCAATAGTCGTAGGTAGCAGTTACAAAACGAATTCTTTCTTCGTTGCACTGTTCAACAAGTTCCATATATTGATAGTTTAAAAGTTGGCAATACGTTCTTTAATAATAACTATTACTTTATCATTGAGAACAACTTCATAATGATTACAATCTAATTCAACTAGCTCCATAATGTCTTCACGTTTGCGTTGACTTGATATAGTTACCACACCATCGTTTGGCGCTGGTATCCATGGAGCCGATCCTTGTGTTGTTACTACGTTTGTCCAGGGTTTGTCGATGTTTATTGACCTTGCTGCTTTCATTGCCCAACTTGTAGGGCCTATGTCTTTTAACAATCTGCTGTACGGTAAAAAATATTTTGCTACGTCAGCTACTTCGGCTCCGCCATATGGTGTGCTCAATGTAACCGCTCCTAACACTTGATCAGGAAAAAGATCTGCTAAGTGTAACGCATATATACCGCCAAGACTGTGACAAATAAAAAACATGTTTTTTTGAGCAGACAACAATGCTCGCATGTTTTCTAAATTTTTTTCAAATCCGTTTCTACTGTCGTAGTTTATTAAAAGTTCTTGACCTTTGACGTGTTGTCTAATGTAATTGAAACTTTCACTAGTGGCACTGGCACCGTGAATATAAACTAGAAGCATTGTACAATTATTTTAGAGTTGATCTCAGCATCCAACTATGTTTGGCATGAGCGTCTTGACGATCTGCTAGGAAATTGCTTAAACCGTGCATGCCCAGTTCTTCAGCAGCCATGAATACAATATGAAACATTTCTTTCATTCGATCACTATCTTGCAAAAGTTCTAATAACATTGACTCAGCAGGCAAGATTTCTGTTTCGTCGTCTACTAGACTCAAAATACTAAATCTTGTAAATGAACCTGGTGTGTATGCTCCAGTTGCTCTAATTTCTTCCGCAAATTTATCAATACTGCCATATACTTCTTCGTAGATGTTACCAAATAGTTCGTGATACTGTGGAAAGTTGGGTCCTTCTACATTCCAATGAAAGTAGTGTGCTTTAAGATAAAAAGCATATTCGCTTGCAAATGCAATTTTAAGAGCTTGTTTCAGTGCGTCCATTGCCGATCCTAATAAAGTATATTTATCTGCCCTGACCTCGATAGGCCTTATGAGCTCGACGTATACTTTTGTTCATTGTACTAGTTTTGGCTCTACGTCCGCCTTGACTGGTCATTTTGACCACATGTGCTATAAGTTTTTTATTTGTTGATTGACTGGGTTTGGCCATTATTTTCTCCTTGAATATTAGATTGCTCGTACATCACTGTGTCTGTGTCACCCAGACGCCATTTAGGATTTTGCTCTACTACATACTTTCGAGTACAAACTCGGAAATCTGGAAATTTCATGTCTCGTGGGTTGCTAGCAGCATCAAAAAATAAACACCTATTGTTGGGTTGTGCTGCGTACTGTCCGTTGTCTAATTCTATAAAATTGAAACTTTTGTGATCTTCGGGCCATTCGCTGTATCCGGTGTCAATGATATTGTGATTGGGATGAGCATGATCTACGGTAAACATGTAATTGCCCGAGTACATGTTTTTGTCTTTGGCGTAAAACTTACAGCTTAAATTTCGCAAGAATGCTTTCTGTATTACTGTCATGTCGTAATCAAAACAATCCCAAATTTGTAATGTATCTAAAGATAAAAATTTATCTGGTTCAAGACTGTCTGTACGAGACACAAAAGCATGCAAAGGCAGCTTGTCGTATAATGCGCCATAGTTGGGAAGATAGGCTTCGATTCTAAAGGCTTGGCCTCTTATGCTTTTTAATGACACCCAAATGCATGGTTCGTATTCGCCATGGCCTTGTTCAAAATCATATAAAAACTCTTTGCGTATATAACAATGAACTGGTGGTACGTTAGCTACTAAAAATGACATTGATTGAACTCATGGTTATTGATCTTTTTTTGGTGTTAAAATGTTTTTAAAAAAAGTTTCAATTGGCCCGCCTTGCTTGGTAGCATCTCTCGCCATTTCATATCCAAGTTCGGTTGGACCTGAAGCTCTTTTTCTAAGTGTATTAAAACCATTTGCGATATCAAGAATGCGTCGTGCTGTACTTGGCTCTTGCTGTTGATCTGCCGGTGGTTGTAGTTCAGGAATGCCTTGTTCTTTCATGCTGCGTGTTTTGGTGGCCACATTTCGTGCAGGACCGCGGCGTTCTGGATTGGGATCTTCTCTACGCTTTTTGGCTGCTGAGCTGGCACGACCTTTCTTTCCTAGTGCATGTGCCTTGCTGGCTGGCAAACACTTGGGTTTACCTTCGCCCTCGCTGCGTCCCCCACACTCGCCGCGAATCTTGCCGTCGGGTCCAAATCTTACCCATTTCTCACGAAACCACTTTTTTAAATCTTCTTCAAGTTCTTGTTCGCTCATCCGGACACAGTTAGGTACCTGACGGTCACCTTTTTTCTTCATGCCTTGTTGTTGATAGCCTTTCCAACAAGCTTCTAAGAGTTCTCTATATTTCATTTTTTGCTTTTGTTACCCCAATTGGCTGCACCTTTTTTACGGCATCGTACTAAGGCACCTGATGCATAGGCTGACGGCCATACCTTGTAACGACTTTTCACTTTGTGATAGCAGGCATCTTGTTTTTCTGCAAGCATACGATCGCTGTAAGCAGTACCACCACATTCGGGACACAAGGTTGCTGTTTCTGTTACTATTTCATATCCTGCACGACGCATTTCCTCTAGATACTGTTCAACATCTTCGTTGGCATAATTCATTTTGGTCGTTCTAGCGTTCGGAGTATACATTTGTTTTACTGATGCTACTTTTCTGTTGGGATTTTGAGCTACAACACTACCAAGAACTACTTCATTGCTGGGTCCTGATCCTTGTTCATGATTAGCTTTTATAACTTTTTTCTTACCGTCTTTAAATGTCACTTCCCAACTGCTAGTAACTTGTTTGGCTTCGTTGACACCATACTTCTTCTTTAGTTCTGCTTGCCGAGCATGGCGCTCTTGATCATTCTCAATGTCATACGACTTTGCAAACTCTTTATAATATTCAGGATCAGGTGCACCACGCTTTTTACGCAGCTCTTGAAAACGACGATCTAGTTTTTCTCTAGCTGAAGCTTCGTTAGTTGGTTTAGATTGCTCATAATCTTTAACTGTTTGACGCAATTCTTTTTTTGCTTCAGGGGACAGTTGAGCTTTGGTATCAGTGGAGGGCTTGGTATAATCAACGGCTTTAACTGTTTGTCTTAAAGATTGTTTTTCTTGATCAGACAATTTTTTATCTTCCGATGTTGGTTCTTTTGGCTGTGGCCTTGGTTGAGGTGCTCGAGGAATTTCTGGTATGTCAAACCCGCCTTCGCGCATGGCTGAGATACGCTGCTCTGCAATCATGATCAAGTCGCGCATTTCCTCAACACTCTCACAGTTCCATCTACGTAGCGCCTTGTTGATTGGACTATCGGGATCTCTTTTTGTCTTGGCTCCAGCGTGTGCCCGCTTCATGCCGCTCATTCTGGCACAAAAACTTTTGCGACGCTTGGCACTCTTTGACCCTTTTTTTAGTTTACTTGGCTTGGTGGTCACTGCTGTTTGCAATTTACTGCCTGGGTTTTCTCGACGATACGCTTTAACTGCTTTGCGACTCATTCCTGGAGTCCGGTCTTTGCGATTTACTTTTTTCCAATCTTCCGCCACACCTTGTTCGTCTAATGGTTCATCACCAATGGTAGGACGATACTCTTGAGGTTCAAGGCCTCGTATGGCTCTATAAGCTGCATCTAAAATTTCCATCTTTGTTGGATGGTCGAGCCCTTTATACCAAGGTTGTTCTTGCAATTGATCAAACACATCTTTGCGTTCTGCATTAGAAAAATCTTCTTCGTAGTCCCAATAGGTAAATGATACCTTCTTGCCTTCGATATCTAAAGTCAAATGCATTTGATCTAGGTCGTAATCTTGATCAACAACACTTATGTCTTCCGCCACATCTTTAACTACACGAGCAACACCAACCCGTTGGTCTTTAGGCTCTATGGGTTGCCGACCACGCTCTTGTTCTCGACGCTTTTGTGCAGCAAGATCTGCCACACTACCTTTTCTAGGCTTCTTGGCACCGTATGAGAAAGGCCCTGCTTCGGCTACAGGATTCTTACCTATATGCCACCCACGACCAGGCCCATAATCATTGGGAGTTGGCAAATCATAATATTGTTTGTAAAGTGTGTCCCATTCAGGATGTCCAGGTTCTACAATATATGGTTCGCCATAGTTTAGGTCTAATTCAAAAGCCGTGCCGGCGTCTCTGATCTCGTAGTAGTGCGGAAAGCGACCAAGTTCGGATCCTTGTTGTTGTAAAGTATCTTCGTCAGGAACGTCATCTTCTTGCACCGGCTGCTGCGGAACTATATCTATTTTTGCATTTTTAGGTACAATGGTGTTAATGGTCAACTCATCACCAAAATCTCTGCTGGTGTCCAATGCTCTGACACGTTGGTTTCCTGACTTATCTGTGCTTACTGATGCTACTCGATGTTTATAATTTTCATCACCATCTTTGTTAGTAAGAGTTCTTATGCTTTGTACGTATGAGGTATGCGGAGACTTATCATCAAATTCTTCTGTTTCTTGCACTGGTTGATCAGCATATTGACCAAAATGTTGTTGCTGTTGTTGATAGTTAGCTGCTCTCTCAGCATCGCTATAGCCTTGACCGGATGCCATTCTTTGGGAGTAGTCAGCCATTTTTTCTGGAGTCCAGTTCTTGGCTTTATAGTCGGCCATGCTCTGTTTATAATCAGCACTGGACATACTACCTATTTTAGATATACGTGTGCTTCCGTCTGGTTGTGTTTTTGCTTCCCAGCCTTGTGGTACATTAAGGGGAGCTTGTTCATCGACTTCCTTGCGTTTATTAGATAAAACAGATCTTATCCAAAAACTTTCAGTCGCTTGGTGACTGTCAAATGGACCACCTTTGATACTATAATTTTTTTCTTCGGCATAAGCTTTAGCTGTCTTGCCCACAGGTTTTCGCATGATCATGGGCCGACCACGCTGGTCATACACAGCATAATATTCTTCGTTGCTGTTTTCTGTTATTTTAAATAAATCATTTATAAACATATTACATTGCCTGCCTTCTTAATTCTGCAACTTGTTTTACTAAATCTGCTATCTGACGTTTAATATCGTTTCTCTGTGCTGTCATTTGCTGCAAACTCATGGTCTTTTCAACTGGATTTGCACCTTGTGGAAATTGCTTGTTTATGTCTGCCAATTGCCGTCTCAGGCCTGTAATTTGTGCCACTAGTGCTGCTATCTGCCCTTGTATTTGTTGTTTACCTGCTTTTCTTTCTTGTGCTTTGGCAAATTCTTCTGCAGGATTTCTAGCAGTGTCATTGCCGATCCCTGAGCCAGGAGCGCCGTATTCGGAGATAGGAGTTTCGTTTTCGCCCCACTCCGGCCACCTTAGGCCTTTGGGATTCCGCGGATCTGCAGGAGGTACCATTACATCCTGTGGTTGTTTTGGTTCTTCGGGTTTGAATTCTTTAGCAGATCCGGGTTGGTAGGGATTGTTCTCCAGATTTTGTTTCAATTGTTGAAACATTTTTTCTGCCTGAGGACTCTGTGGTGCATATCCTCCTGTGATCTTACGAACTTCGTCATACCAAGCACCGCTGTACTTTTTAAGTTGTATACGTTTATCTACACCTTGAATATGTCCAGGTGGAACGATAATTTCCCATCCGTGAATATTTGTAGGGTCATTGGGGTCAGCGTGAATTTCAATGCCTTCATTGACTTCCAGATCCTGTTTGTATTCTTGCCATTCTTGAAACAGATCTCGTTTGACAGGATTACTGTTTATAACCTGACTCAATTCTTTAAGCAAGCTGTTGGACTCTTCAACACTTTCGGCTGCACCATCGCCTACCATTCGACTGCGAGATTTCTTTGCACTGTCCTTGCCCCGCCAGTATCCAGGCCATTTAGGACCTGTTGGTTTACGCTCAGCTGATGACATGCTGTCCATTTTCTCCAACAGGTTTTTTATATTGCTCATCTGTCGTAAACGCCTTTTCCTACAGCCACTTTTTTCTGTTTGTAGGTATTGCCAACTTTTTTAGGTACACCTGATGTTGGCTTATGACCGGGACCACCTATACTGGTAGCAACAGCACCAGCTGAGCTTGCTCCACCTGTGGCGCTTTCTTTAACAGATTCTTTTTTTTCAAAATACAAAGATCTTTTATTTTTTTCAAAAGGATTCATACCACCGCCACCACCGCCACCACCGCCACCACCCATACCTCTGCCGCCTGATGGTCTTGAACTTTTGTACATCGGACCTCCTAGTGCGTCTGTGGCAGTGTTTGGAAGTCCTAATTTACCTGCCGCTCTTTGAATCAACGATGGAGGATTTGGATTACCTCTTACAACTTCACCTCCCGATCTTATTACATCTCCTCTAGCGTTTCTTCCTTGATAATTTCTAGCACTATCATAACGTTCTTCTTCTCGGCGTGCAGCTAGATCTCTTTCTTCTCCGGTTTCGCCCATTTCGTTTACAGGCTCATCACTTTCGTATTGCATTGGACGGAAGCGACGATTAGCAAGATCAAACATACTCATGCCTCCTCCACCACCACCGCTGCCACCACCAAATCTAGTAGCTGGAATTTTGCTCACTCGAGGGACACCTTCTGGTCGTTCTACTCTACTAGCTTTTCCGCCTCCTACTAACTGTCCGCTTTGAGTGAAATCTCTTACCCCCGCACCTTGCGGTCCACTAGGGCCGGTCCTTTTTGCTCCAGGCAGTCCTTCGTCGCCTAGATTACTAGGAATGTTTCTTTGTGCATATCTTTGTAAGTCAGGATTGATTTCTCCTTTTGGCGCACTCATTATTCTATCTCTAGGACGTGAAGGAGCATATCCTTTTTCTGGATCTACATAATCCCCACCTGGTTTGTGAACTTTAATTGGATCATCGTCGTCTTCGGCCAACAAACTTTCAATTGCATAATCAGCAGCACCTTCAGCAAACGCCATCATTTCTGGTTCTTGACTAACAGCTTCATATTTCATGTAGTCTCGCACACTTTCTAGGTACTGGCTTGCTAGTGTAAGCTTGCTTTGTACCCAACCTTCAAGTCCTTCCATTTCACTCACATCTCGAAGCAGTTTATGTATTTCAATTGCCGCTTGTGCTGCCGAATACATTTGACTTCTAGCCATTTGCACTTCATGGTCTCTATGCATGTCATCTGCTTCTTGTGCAATAATACTGTTTTCTACTATGAATTCTGCTGGTTTCATCTTGTTTTCCCGATAATGTAATATTTATTGTTGTGTATGATTTAACATATTGTCGACTATAAAACGCCATTCAATTTCTAAATCATTGGTTTTAAGTAAATTTTTATTCACTGTTGTGTTGTTTACCTTAAAATTATCAATTTCAAACCGTGCGTTTCTGTCTAAATTTTCTAACTTGAACGTATGTACTCCAGTATCTAAATCACAGAATAGATGCTCTTTGATATAATTTTGATAACTAGGCCAGCCAAAAGTGCGTTCGGTTAGCATTTCTCCATTTACATAAAGCCTATAAACTGGTGGGTCGATGCTCCAATGGCTGTACACATCAACCTCCAATTTGGTATGCATTATTTTTTCCTGCCTTGACAATGGGCTCGCTGACTAAAACCTCGAGGATTGTTACAATTTATACTACGCTTATACTTTGCGCTCCATTTTTCCCTTAGTGTTGCAATTTGTTCTTGCAATTGTTCTACACTGTCAGCCAGATGCATTTTCTTTAGTTGGCGACCAACTTCACCAGGACGAATATCCTGTGTAAGACTGTGACTGTATCTTGGATCTTGAGCTTGTTTTTTATTTGCAATTACTCCCACCCCTGCTGCTTCTTCATAAAAACGATTCTGAATCCTCATCTTTGTTCCAGGCTCGTTGTCAACCCAGTCATAGGGATTGCCCATTTCTTTAGGCTTATATGGATCGGCTATTATTTTATTACCAAGCTCTGTTTTTAAAGTATTTGATTGAAAATCGCCGGGCATGTCTATGGTTTTGGTATCCCACGGTTTCTTCGCATCAACTACATTATCTTGTTTTGCAGGATATTTGCCGGTATTGTATTTGTCGTGTTTGTACAATTTGTATGCAGCCTGACCTGTAGCTTGTTGTAACGGTGTTAGTTCCGGGTCCTGGTCTTCGTTGACAGTCTGCGGAATTTTGTCTAGTATACGACCAATTTCGGCATCATCACGACCATACATTTGCAATAAATATTCTGCCCTAGATTTAGGATCGTCTCTTACTGCGTTCCATGCTGCTCGAGCGGGTGTGCCGTGACTAACATCCACTGGTCGACCATTGATTTTAATTACCTTTTGACGCTCGTCGGCTATGATCACATATCCGTGCTTATCAGCAGTGGCGCATTTATCCAAGCTTTCAAATGTTTTAAAATAACCTGGACTGCCATCTTTTTTAACGCTGTCGGGACGAAGTCTATCACGGTCAGGTGAGCCCACTGCTGCTACAAAAATAGTGTTAGCGGGATTGAATTGCGGTTCTGGGAGCTTGTAGGGATTGGTTACTTCAATGATACGATCACTGGGTACACCAGCTGCATTCATTAGAACTGTTTTGTCGGAAAAATTAAATGGGCTTTTGGGGAGTTCTACTTTGTTGCTGGTAGCAATATATACATTATCTCGACCAAATTTGTTTTGTAAACTGCGGAATACTTCGCCGTGACCAAGATGAAAAGGTTGAAACCGACCCGGGTATAACACTACCAACTGCGGGCCGGCTTCTGCTACATATGTTTCAAATAAATCAGCAATAAACATGGTAAATCCATTATATTGCTGTATTTAGCTTAAATGTTTTCAAGCAGCCAGATGTAGTAAGGACTAGTAAATGGTAAAATCCATCTACCATTCCAACCAAGATTTACACAATTCGAAACAGATTCAGGCAATTCTTGCTGCAACTGAGACATTTTTGCCTTATAAACTTCAGGATAATCTGGACGATAATCGCTTGCAGTCCATAGTAAAGAAGCTAAGTCAATTTCATCAATTTCAATGGAATCTATATTTAATAGTAGATCTTCCATGATGTTACCGTTTGAATCTAATACTGTATCGTATATAGTTTTATTTAAAAATTCCACTACAAGTGAACAGTTTCCCTCGTCGATAGTTGCATCGAATTCAAAATATTCAGTTTCGTTTATATTGCCTCTAAGTTCTCCATTGACAAATACTATATCATTTACTAGAATTTTGAACTTAGGTTGCTTTTTTTTTGAAGTGCCGCTTAAACCTATTTTAAAATGCAATGTCTCTTTATCTGACATAAAACTCCTTTATGCTGGTGCTTTCTGCGCCATTTTGATAGCGTCTGCAAGTGCGGCTGGGGCAGAATCACCCAATTCGGGCGCCAAACCACCTGGTTGTGCAAATTGTGGCATTTTACTTAGATCGCCGACAAATTCATAATGCCCGATGTGATTTAACAGGACTTTACCGTGTGCCCAAATTTCACCACCTAGCGCACTCCACCTACGGCAAAACAACCAATCTTCGCTTAGATAGTGTCCTTTTTCATCAATAGCCACGTCAAAGATACTGTACATTGTGGGTTCAAATTGCTTGCCAAGACCAACATCATCCACATATTTGGTCTCAGGATGTGCCTTGCAAAGTGTTTCGTACACATGACGTTTAAACATTAAGAAACCAGTGCCCATGGTATCTACTGTGAAGATATCACCTTGAACCTTGGTTTCACGTTTGAGATTGATAACATAGTTCACCGGCAAGGCTTTTTTAGGGTATAGACCACCAATGACATCCTTATCGCAAGCCATCATTTGCAAAATACTTTCTGGCTGGAAACGAATATCAGCATCAATAAACATAAAGTGTGTAGCAGAAGTGTTGGTCATCATTTTAGCCATCAAGTTGTTACGTGCTCGTGTAACTAGGCTTTCGTTGACCATGGTGTCAAGACTCCAGTTTAAGCCAACTTGTTGCGCCATAAGAATGAAACGTAATAGTGAAGTCATTGTGGGTTCACTTACATTACCACCATAACAAGGCATACCAATATGAAGATGGCACTTGGTAAAATCAAAAGGAACACCTTGTTGTTGCTGTTGTTGTGCCTGCTGAGCAGCAGCGGCTTTGATCATAGCCACAGCATCTTGTGGGCTTGGTGTTGCAGCTTGTTTTGCTGCAACGGTTGCTTTAATTGCTGCCACGGCATCTGCCTGTGTGGTGGCAGTATCTCCAATTACTTTTTTGGTCATTGATTTCTCTCTTGGTTAAATTTGATTAGGCTTTGTTTACTTCGACAACGACTCCGTTGCCAAATAGTTCTTCTGCTACCGATCCTAATGCTGTAATTATCTCGCTGTTGGCAAGATCGGGTGCATCTGTTGCATCAGAGTCTTTAACTAGTTTGCTGATTGTGATCACAATCACTTCTTCATGTATTTTTGCCATATTAGCAATCCTTGAATAATAATGTTATTTATTATCCAAGCATACTAGCTCAGAAACTTCTCTAATAATATCTGGGTTGATTAAAGTGATAAATGTTGCTACGTGTTTGTCGTTGGAATAAAAATATGAACCCCAGATCCAATCATGTGGTTTGCTCAAACTTTCTTTGGTATGATCATTTATTCTAATTAAATCACCCAGACTGTTTAGATAATTCAATATCTGTGTTCTAGTTTCAAAATTAAACTGTTTTTCTTTAAACCAAATTCTGTATCGATATTTGGGAGGTTTTTTAACAAGCACTACGTGTTTGTCTAGTAGTGTTTTTATTTCTTCATTTTCTGGTCCAACAATAGATATAATTTTGTCCTTGTGGTCAGGATCAATTGATTCGGCAACTGATTTGATCATTAATTCGTCTTCTGCATACACAGAAAGTTTTGGTTCTTCAGTACGAATTTTTACGTCAGGATACTCATAGTAAAGATTACTTAGACCATGTAAAAATCCAACATCAGCTTCTTTTAAATACTTGTACAATTGTTTGTTGTACCAGGATCCTTGACGTTTATAATCTCGCACCCAACTTTGTCGTTTATCAAGGTCAACAGCTATATTTTCACACCTAATACTTTTACAACCCGGAGCATACAAGTCAAGTCGATAATAATATTGATTGTAAAATTGCTTGGATGATGATAATACTTTAATATTCGGAGATAGGTTCTTCCAGAACAATGTATCCATTTTCGTCTATTCTATGTTGAAAGTTTGATGTTTCTGCTGTTTGAAATTCAAATTTGTTATTACAGTAATCTACTATAACAGTAGTTCCTGCTACAATATTTTCAAAAAGTATTTTTTTGCTAAGTGGAACTTTAATTGTGTCATTTATTTTCCTTTGTAATGGTCTTGCTCCCATTTTACTATCAAACCCATTTACAATAAGTTCATCAACTGCTTTTTCTGTCAACCTCACACGCAATTGTTTTTCTAATAGTAAATCATTAAGTTCAGTGACAAATTTGTTTACAATTTTACGCATACTCAATTTGTCTAAGCGATTAAATTTAATTACTCCATCTAGTCTATTTCTAAATTCAGGTTTAAAGAAATCCTTTACAGCACGATCATCTTCACCTGTTTTTTCAAGTGCAGTAGTAAATCCCATTGTGTTTTTTTCGTTGTCGGCGGCGCCTAGATTTGATGTTAAAATAATTATTGCATTTCTACAATCTGCTTTTTTACCATTACTACTGGTTACTGTGCCTTCATCCATCATTTGTAATAAAATATTACTGACGTCAGGGTGCGCTTTTTCAATTTCATCCATTAAAATTATACAATTTGGATTTTTTTCTATGTCAGAAATTAGCAGACCACCAGCCAAGTTTCCGTCATCGTAACCAACATACCCCGGGGGAGCACCAATGAGTTTGGCAACTGTGTGTCTTTCCTGATATTCACTCATGTCATACCTGAGTAATTGCATACCAAGACATTGCGATAATAGTTTTGCTAGTTCTGTTTTTCCTGTTCCGGTGGGGCCTAAAAATAGGAAATTTCCTACTGGTTTATTAAGAGATTTTAATCCAGCACGGCTAACATAAATTTTTTCGAGTACACTTTCTACAGCTGAATCTTGACCATACAACTTGTCTTTAATTTTAGATTCTAAATTATCAATTACTCCTGATTCTTTGTTATTATACGTACCAATCTGATCTATAGGAATTTTGGTAATTCTGCTTAAAGCATTGATAATATCTCCTTTAGACACAGTCCAACTTGTATTTTTAATTTTGTGTTTAGCACAGCAGGCATCAATCAAATCAATAGCTTTATCTGGAAGCTTTTTATCAGTTTGATATCTAATAGATAAATCAACAGCAGCATCAATTGCTTCGTTAGAAATAGATCCACCGTGAAACTTTTCAAAATTAAATTTTAAACCATACAAAATTTCTTTCGCAGTTTCTGCACTTGGTTCATTTATGGTGATACGTTGAAATCTACGCATCAATGCTCGATCTTTTTCAAAGCTCTGTGTGTATTCTTCCCAAGTGGTTGATGCAATGACTTTGATCTTGCCTTTACTCAAGGCTGGTTTGATCATGTTACTGAAATCAACACTGCTTTGACTGCCGGCGCCGGCACCTCGCATTTGATGTGCTTCGTCAATAAACAAAATAGCATTGCCTTTGGTGTTCAATGCTGCTATAATTTCTTGAATTTTTTCTTCGAAATCTCCGCGATATTTACTGCCCGCCAACAGACTACCGATATCTAGATTATAAACAGTAAAGTCTTGAAGATATTGTGGTACAGTTTTTGTTACAATTGCCAATGCTAACCCTTCGGCAATGGCAGTTTTACCAACACCCGGATCGCCTACCATTAGTACATTTGATTTATTTCTACGTGCTAAAATTTCAATGATATCATCTGTTTCGTGTTTGCGTCCAATAACAGGGTCAATTTTTCCTTCTTTGGCAAGGGTGTTTAAATTGTCGCAATAATGTTCTAAAATTTTATCTGCTCGATCGGTGTTGACAATGGCTTTACCAGATTCTGGTTTATAATTTTTATTATATAGTTCTACTAATTTGCCACGATCCAAGCCGTATTTGACCATAAAATAATGGGCATAACTATTATTTTCTGCATGAATACTAAGAAACAAATCTAATAGTTCGATCTGTTTTCTAGAGCTAAACAAAACTTGCGTAAATGCTCTGTTGAACACTCTTTCCAAACTATGTGTTTTTTTTGGTTCTAAATCTGTAACTATTAAATTTGTGGCCTGTAACAAGTAACTTTCTAATTCGGCGTCAAGTCCGTCGGTGTCTGTTCCAAATTGGATTAATAAATTTTTAAACGGTTCGAATCTTATCATTGACAAAAAAACATGTTCCAAGGTCACGTATTCGTGACTTAGTTCTTTAGCCAATTGAGTTGCCTCAATTACAATATGATCAATTTCTGGATTGGTTTGTAGCATAAAAATATTTATTGATTAAAGAATAATTTTTTTAATGTGGTTTGTTGCTCTGCTGTAATACTGGTTGGAACATTTATTTTAACATTAATAAACAAGGAACCCCTAACATTTTGATTCATTGCATATAACCCTTGATCTGGTATCCTAAATTTAGTATTAGGTTGTGTTCCTTGCGGTATGTTTAATTCGAAAATTTTTCCATCTAGACCTTGTACGCTGCTTAAACAACCTACCATGGCTTGAATACAATCAATTTCTATTGTTTTATGTAAATCAAGATGATTTACATTAAACTCGGTGTTGGCTTCAATTTGTATTTTTACATATAAGTCTCCTCTTGGCAGAGTTGAAAAAAAGTTATCACCTAGACCGGAATATTTTACAGTTGAGCTAGGAGTTACACCTCGAGGAATATTCACTTCAACCGGATAACTATCGCCATTGGTAGTTTTTACATTGATAATTTTTGTTTGATTTTCAAGCGTACTAGCAAGACTGATTACTATTTCAATTTGTATATCTTTGTTTTTTCTTGGTTGTCTAAAGTGTGAAAACGGATCACCATGCCCGGCAAAGCCCTGCCCAAAAGCAAAACCAAAATTGCGTAACATTTCTTCCATTTCTGGGGGCATGCCACCACCGACATCATGCCCGTTTACTGTAAATCTAAAACCACCAGTACCACGGCGCTCTGCGTCATATTGTGCTCTTTTATTTTGATCACTGATTGTTTCGTAGGCTGCTTGAATCTGCTGGAATCTATTGGTGTCACCGCCTTTGTCTGGGTGATGCTGATTTGCCAGTTTACGGTATGCCTTTTTAATTTCATCTAAACTGGCGTTTTCAGAAACTCCTAAGGTATCGTAGTGTGTCATAGTGTAATTATATATCCTTTATTACTGTTGTGTCAATACAAATGAAAAGAGCCCAATAAAGGGCTCTAAAAAATAAATTGTTTGCTACAATTTACTTCTTTTCGTCTTTCTTTGCACCTTCAATTTTGGTTCCTTCTAATTTCTTGTGAACCTTGATTGTTTTACAAACTTCTTTTTCTTTTTTGGTCTTGTTGTCAAATTCTTTAACACAGACTTTTTTCTCTTCGGCTGCTTGACAATCATGTGCGTAAGCCAATGGTACGAAAACAAATAATAGTGTTGCAATTAGTTTTTTCATTTTGGAGGGTCCTTTTTAGTAAATTTTTCTGATGCTGTAAATCCTAAACCACCTAATACAATATAACTTATAGCATCAAATGTTTGCTGACTCACTTTCTTTTCAAAAAACAATTCAGAAAAGAATGCTACTGCTATCAACAAGAAAGCCAAAAATGTAATGACTCTCTTGCTGCTAGGATTACTTTCGCTTTCACCGGAAAGCATTCTAACAATAAAGTTCATTACCGTTCCGGATGTTCTGGTTGTGCTGGTGCTTCTTTACCGCCGAAGCCAGGTGCTACACTTGCAACAAAACTTGGAACATCGCCAATTGGTGCTGCGGCTGCTGCGGCACTACCAAACGAGAATGATGCGCCCAGGCCACCGCTTGATGGTGCCGGTGCTGCAGGCGGAGCTGGTGGAGGTGTGTAAGGCTTGTTAGCTGCATCCAGTGCTTTGGCTCTTAGATCCTTGTCGTCGCCTGCTAACATTATTCCCGACAAGGTACCAGTCAAGAATGTGGCAATTGGAATAATAAGTTCAAAAAACTTGTTATCCACTGGACTCATTCCATTCATGGGTTGAGTGACAAAAATTAAACTGTATAACACTACAAACACAATTCCGAACAATGTTAAACCCAAAATAATACCAATAAAAAATTTGAGTCTAGCATTTAATTCTTCTGTGGTATATCTTTCTTTACTGAATAATTCTGCGATCATTTACAATCTCCTTTTCTTGGTGTTGGTTGCTCTGGTTGGAAATTATTTCCAGTCTGGCCACCAACTTTATTTTTTTCATAGTGTGTAAGATCTTCTGGGCAAGTACCGTTTGCACTACACCATGGCTTCTTACATTCTTTTTTATCCCAGTTATCGGGGTCTTGACAAGGATAACGGTAGTTCTCCGAGCAAGAGACTAATAATGGTAGTATTAGTATTGCAAGGTATCGCATCAGTGAACTCCTAACACATGCAGAGCATGATTGTAATGTTTGATACGATCGTCCAATCCAATGAATCCTCCGTTGATTTTTCTGGTCATTTTCTTAATGTCGCCGGCATCTGCTTCTACATTTAATTTATTGGTTTCCCAAAACCAACATGCCGATTGTGCTGCACCCTCAAAAGTCTGTGTATATTCAGCAGCTTCTTCTGGGCTGATTTCTAAACTAGCCGCAAACCATTGATAATTAGTCTTTCCAGTCAATTGAATTAGGCCGCGACCACGATAACGGAACCCATCACCGCTTGCTTCGTCGCCATTGCCCATTCTATTAGCGTAGACTCTGTTAGCAATTTTTTCAGGTTTCTTCTCGTAGGCTTTGGCGGTAGCCATATCTGTAAAATATCTTGGAAAGGTTTTCATTAAACTTTCTGCTCGATAATTCAAGTTTTCTGTTAGAAAAACAAATCCGCCTGATTCGTGAGCACATTGTGCTATGAAGGCTGCGATTCTCTGAGGCGTGTTTATTTCATAGTCTGGTAACAGTTGACTCAATGCCTTATGCCAATGGTTGATATATTGATTTTTTGGCAATAGTTGTTTAAGTTGATCCTTAGTAAGTTCCATGTAGTTTGATCCTTTATTTGTTATGTTTTCCGCCACATATTGGGCATGATTCTTGCTCTTGCATATCTGTTCCTTAAATTACGGCCATTGCTACATTGCAAGCCTGATATATATGTCTTGCTAATTGTTCGTTGCCTGCACATTCTTGTGCTGCTCGAATGTCTCTTATCTCAAGCAACAAATAATCTCTTTCATTGCGGTCAATTTCTCCCATTTCGTAGGCGTCGTTGAGTGCTTGTATCTCGTGTTCTAGTGGATGCATTATCTTCCTTCCCATGCTGAGCGAGCAGCTTGAATTCTTTGTTCGGCAGTCTTTTTGCCCAGTTCGCAGAATGTTTTACTTCCGCCTTTGCCCATTCTCACCACATGAGCATGTAATCCTTTTATGTTTTCTGCTTGCGGATCTTTTCGCCATTCTGTGTATTTGGCTAAATGAGCTGATGATATTTCCATTATGCCCCAGTCTGGGCCTGTGCAATCAACAGACTCTAATATTCTATCTAGTTCTACCAAGTGATTAAACATCACAGGGTCATGCGATCTTGGCCAGTATTTTTTGATAGTAGTACACCCAAGTAAAGAAAGTGTTAGTAGTAGCACTGCTAAATGTTTCATATCATTTCACTTCCTCAAATATTTTTTTTTGTTTTGAGTACCATTCATTCCACTCATCCACCTTGATTGAACACTCATAATAATTTGTATAATTTTCAACCACGGTTTTGTGTAAATCTACTATGGAAACACTATCGCCTTCAATTTTTTTAAGAGCCCCACATGGCTGTTTGAGGCTGGGCGGAGCTTCGGGAAATTTCATTATTACAGGAACAGTAGTCGAGCACCCGGTTAAAAACATTGCAAATAACAAAGAATAAGTTTTCATTTTTTCTCCGCTGCTTTGTTATGTTCTTCAACGATAATTCTTGGTACTGGACAGTTTTTGAGTGCAGTTTGTAACTCTTGCTGCTTTGCTTCAAACACCGCACGTTCTTCTGCACTCATGTCCTTGACAATCTCAACAGTATCACCTTTGACCAAGCGATTTATATATTCAATTTGTATACGTCCTTTTTCCCTAACTACTTTGGTTTTTTCAATCACTCTAGTTTCTACTTCAGTGTTTACCTGTTGGCTTTTTTCTTCTGCTAGTCGTACTTTGTCTTCCATTTCTGCCACTCGCTCGCGCCATGACAGCTCATTGCTATATCCGCCGTACCAGTAAATACCGCTAGTTAGTAATACAATACCAACTAATTGTATCCAAAATCTATATATGTTTAAAAAGGGAATAAAAGTAATAACCCAACTAGCCATCAATATTAGTGCGCCTAACCCCATTAAACAATAGGTTATCGTGAGTATGAAACTTTCAGGTAATAAATGTAAAATCCACATAATATACTGGTAATCGAACTACCAGTATTTATGCTATTTTGGTTAAAGAATCCCTGCTAGGCTTCTTATTGTTTGAGTATGATCGTTTATTGGTGCTCGCGTAGTTACAGGAACACCGGCTGCATTACGCATTTCATCTAATTCTTTTTTACCGTATTTTGCCAGATAAGTTGAAGATGACAAAGGTACATTATTTTGTATATTTTCTGTTGAAAGTTCTAATTTTGCAGGATTAGATCGGATTTGCATTGCCCAGTCACTTAGTTCTTGCTCAGTTAAATTCATTATATCCTGCATCATTTCTAATACTTTTTGGGCAAAACTTGGTTCTCTGTCACATTCAACAAACACTAAAAAATCCCCGTCTTCTAATTCTCCTGCGCTAACATCTGCGTCCAACACCCATTCGTATCCTTTTTCAATGAAATTGACTAGATCCTCAGCTGGTTCGCGACCATTTACTTTGAAACTTATTACAATTACATCTTCATCTTTGCCCATTTTGCTTTTATATTCATCAATGTGCAATTCTGGCGTAACTAAACGTTTAAGATCGCTTTGTTCTAAGCCTTCGCTTATTTTACTGTTGAACATTTTGCGTTCCTCCTACTGGTGCTGCAGAATCTGTTTTGTACATGTTTTTGTCTTGTCCGGTTTCGTATGCTTGCTCAATATCTTCAACATCAATATTTCCAGAATACAACTCTAGACTGCCCTGATTGATTTCTTGCATGAGCTTTTTTGGCATCACAATTTCAACTAACCAAATTGGAGTTCTTGCTAATTTTGGAAATTTTGTACCAGGTTCAAAATCGTTTGGTTCTTTAACTTTGATTGGATATTCAAGTTGATCTTTTTTATAGGCTATCTCGCAGCCGTATTCCAGTAATCGTTCCCCGCCCCTAGGATCGGGCATTTTTTTGTAAGGCCACATAAATGTACAAGTAACAAAGTACTTTTCATAGTTTGGGCCATCAACTAACTCGCCTTTTTTCCAGTTAGCAAATGTGTAGATATCAAGTTCATCTATTACTCGCTCAAAATCTAAAAGTGTACTAATAGCACTATCAGTTAAAGAAATAGATTTTATATTTTCTAATACGTCGTTTATGTTTTTAGACATTTTTTGTCCTATTTTAATTATTTAGTTTTGTAATTAGTTGTGTACCCGATGAGCTTTATACTTAGTCTATTTTATACCAATATTTAAGGTATTAAAATACTGGTGCAACCGTTGTAAATAACAGCGTGGACTTGATAAAGAAGACGCCAAGCCCACCAAGAGGAGCTCGGGCCATGGCAGATCCACCATTTTTAAAGGAGGTAGTCTTGAGCAAACGCCGTAGAAGCGAAGCAGCACAATTACAAGTAGTACAAATAGACTCATACCAAAAACAACGCCGTACCATTCAACTTATTCCTAAAAGCTTAAATCAAGAAAAATATATAGATTTACTAGAAAATCCACAACACCTAATAGTATTTGCCGCAGGTCCGGCAGGAACAGGCAAAACTATGCTGGCTGTATTGGCTGCACTAAAAGCATTTAGAGCAGGAGAGTGCTCTAAGATTGTTATTACCAGACCCGCAGTAGGTGTTGACGACGAGCAACATGGATTTTTGCCGGGCACACTAAATCAAAAGATGGAGCCATGGACACGCCCTATCTTTGACATAATAGAGGAGTATTACAAACCACAAGAGGTATTGCGTCTGCTAGAAGAAAAATATATTGAGATTGCTCCACTAGCATACATGCGAGGGCGGACATTTAAAAATTCGTGGATTATTGCAGATGAGATGCAAAACGCGACACCAAGTCAAATGAAAATGCTGCTAACTCGACTCGGCGAAAACTCTAAGATGGTTGTAACAGGTGACACGCAGCAGGCCGACCGTAAGGCCAAGGACAACGGATTATTGGACTTCCAAAGACTAATGAAAGACTTTGACAGCCAATACATTGCTGGCGTGGAGTTTGCAGTTCGAGATGTTCGTAGACATCCTGCTGTTACCGAAGTTCTAAAATTATACGGGGAGGTATAATGTATTAAATACTAGATGTTTTTATACGAAGAAATTCGCCATGTACACCTTGAAATTTCTTCAAGGTGTAATGCAGCATGCCCTTTATGCCCAAGAAACTTGTGGGGAATTAACGGAATCATAGACGACTTTCCTATATGTGATTTAACATTGTTGCAAGTTAAAAAAATATTTGAAGTTGATTTTTTAAAGCAACTCGAAACTTTACTTATCAATGGCAACTATGGAGATTTTGTCACTTGCAAAGAAGCTGTGGAAATAATTGAATATCTAAGAAATAGTAATGATAAATTACAAATTGTAATACAGACAAACGGAAGCGGGCAACCACATATTTGGAGTCGATTAGCCGAGCTCGATGCTCATGTTTATTTCAGTATAGATGGTAATAAAGATACCAATCACCTTTACAGACAAAATACAAATTTTGATTTAATTATTAAAAATGCCAAAACTTTCATTGATGCTGGCGGTCATGCTGAATGGCATTTCATTAAATTTGATTTCAATGAAACACAAATAGAAGAAATACAACAGATGAGTCAGTCTCTTAAATTTAAAAAATTTTTTCTAAGAGATGCCGGTAGAAATGATTATCATGTTTTCAATAAGGACAGAACTTATAACTTTTCTGTAGGTAACCCAAAATTGCCTGCGGATTTTCAAAGGTTGGTTGAAATTTTTGAATGGACAAAAACCAGCGATAAAACACCAATTTATCAAACTGCTAAATCAAAAAATGTAAATTGTTTAGCAAAGAGAGGAAAAAGTATATACGTTGCAGCAAATGGAGAAGTTTTTCCTTGTTGTTGGACTGGTTTTTCACCCAGAACTGATAATAGAAAGCCTGGCAATAATCAGCTTAGATCAATACTTGAAAACTATAATAATAATGCACTTGAGGTGGGATTAAAGCAAGCAATGGAATGGTTTCAGGATCTCGAGAAAACTTGGGACTTGCCAGATGTACTTCAAGGTAAAAACTACATTTGTAACGACACTTGCGGAACTTAGTACAACTTTGATATTTCGTACATAGTTGTATCAATATCAACGTGGTGAATAGCAATACCACCTGCTACTCTCCATTCTTCAATATTGCTTAGTCTGTCGTCAATTAAAATATCCCCTGGGCAACAATGTTGCCATTTGTCTTTGCTAAACGGTCCAAAATGCACAGGAATACCAGGAAAGTAATTTTGTGCCCATATCAATTTATCATAGAACGCCCATTTGATATCGTTACCTTTGGGCACTGCTGTCAGGAACAACAAGTTATATCCTTTTGTTGCTGCAATATCTCTACACTCATCTACCAGTCTATCAGCATATGATGTTTTTTTCAATTCGCGATAAAGTCTGGGGTTGGCAGCAATTTTTTGCCATTGTTCATCAGGATATATTCCGTTAGGACCCGGTACCGGACCAATAATGTGTTCAGCATACTCGTCGAAGTCGGCTACAACTCCGTCCATATCTAAATAAAGTGTTTTCATTGATTTTTGATTTTTTGATGCACTGCTTGTAAGTAAACAGTTTGATTGTTTAACTTGTTTTGTAAACTTCTTACTGTGTCTTTAAGTTGATATATTTCTGACTGCATCAATGACATAGCATTTTGCTGATCTCTAATTTTAACATCGTGTGTCATTAAATTAGGACGAGGTGGAGCATCGGGATTTACTGCCCGTTTCTTTTTTGCTTTCATTGCTTTAAAGATATTGCTCATATATAGTATTTATCGTCAGGAATGCTGGGAAATTTGATAGCTAATACTTCAGTGTCCTCCAGATAGTGCGCATAGTAATGTTCTCCGGGCTCGCTAACGTAAATATCCCCGGGCCCAAATTCTTCGCCGTTAATTACCATTCGACCTTGAGTGATCAATTGCACTTCGGTAATAACTTTATGATAATGCGGAGTATCTACATGTCCTGCTTTATTTCCTTGCCAACAAACTTCAAAATCCTTGGTGCGTACAATTGCTTCAGGAAAATCTCCGATAAACCATCCCCTTGCACCTGACTCACTCAGCCGGTACTTCTTCACTGATTTTTTCCTTGTCTAGATCAGATTGCATTTCATCCAGCATGTGATTAAAATATTCTGGATCAAGCTTGACCATTACTTCTGTAATGTATTTGTGATAACCTTTAAAAAAGTATTTGAACAATTCATCAAAATTTTTGTTATAATTGAAACTGTTTTGTTCTACAGTTTTGTTAGTCAGATTCATAATGACTTTTGCAGTCATTAGGTCCTGGCGACGTAATTTAGTGCTGACCTGTACTTGCTCATCATAACGAATATTGGCAGGATCTTTCATGTAGCCAGGAATATGGGTTTTACGGGGGTCTCGGGGTTTGGTCAAGTAATTTGCTACAAGATAAATGTTTTGTTTTTTCATGATATTTGACTAAGTTCTACAAGAGTTGCACTCAAATTGATTTCAGGATCCGCCACTATTGGATGATTGACCAAACCTTTGCGTATAATTAGAATAGCTTGATCCTGTTGTTCATCAGTAGCTCCCCATAAATCTAAATTGTCATACATCCAACGGAAAATTTCTTCCATTTCTTCTGGTGCAGTATGAGTGCAAAGCAAAATTCTACCTTCTTTGATTTTACCGCGTTTGAATAATTCTATGACTTCTAGTTTATGATCTGCGGATTCCGACCCACTTGATGTTCGTGATATTACCAACTTGCCAGTGACACTGTTAGTCTGAAGTAATTTTAAACAACTACGTAGATCCGGATATGTTGCTTTAACGTAGCTGTCTAACGTATCAAGATCAAATTCAACACCTTCAGAGATAAGTACGGTGGCAGCTCTACTCGTAAATTCTGTTTGATCTGTTTTGTCAATTACAATCTGCTGACAACGACTTTTTAGTGGACCAATAATTTTGTGTGCAAGATTGGCAGTGAGAATAAATCTGGCTTGACTTTGATATGTTTCCATTAGACCACGCAAAATAGCCTGTGCATTATGGCTTAGATAATCTGCTTCATCTAACAGTACAATCTTTAAATCACCAAACGGCATCGTACTAACAAAACCTTCAATTTTGCTTTTTAAGAAATCAACACCATTATCTCTTGAAGCGTTTACTTGCAAGAAATCGTAAGCATCAATATCTAGGCTGTTCACAAGAATCTTAGCCAGTGTGGTTTTACCTGTGCCGGCTGGACCTGTAAACAGCAAATGAGGAACGCTTTTTTCGCGAACAAAATGTTCTATTTGTTCACGTTGCGTGGGATCAGTGAATACATACCCGTCTACAGTTTGCGGGCGATACTTTTCAGTCCAAAGTTCTTTCATATATTGTCTTGATGTATGCAAAGAAGATCTTCACATCGGTTGTTTAAGGTAGCTATTTCCATGGTTTCGGGATTGTGAGGAATGTACCCTGCATTGTGAATAGCTGAAAATAATTTTTCGCTGTCTAATTGGCTGTAACCAAAAAACCATTCTGTGAGTAAAACTGGTTTTTGACTAATTAAAAAGTCTTGCATATTCTGTATTATAGCAATATCGTGACCCTCGGTGTCAATTTTTACAAAACCAATACAATCAATTTCTTCTTGGGTCAAATATTTTTTACAAATATCCATAAATGGCATACCTGTTATTTTGATGGTATTACCTGTCATTCCTTTTACTCGTGATGCAGTGTCGCTGTCCCATGACTCGTCTAATATACCACCATTAATCATGGCATTATTGTGATCACCAAACACAAGTGCTTCACTACATTCGTTAGTGACTGCTTCTGTAGCAATAACAAATCTTCCTAAATCTTTATTTGCCTCACAATTTTTTTGTAAGAATGGTAACATATGCGGATTGGGTTCGATTGCCAACACTGTGGATTGACAAGCCGCCATCATGGGCAATGCTGTGTCTCCAATGTGTGCTCCTATATCCACACAAGTCATACCTGGACGAATCCATGTGCCGTAATGATAGTCATTCCAGTAACTAGAAAAAACTTGTTCGAAAGGCGGCATCCTATGCAATGGGTGCTCGAAGTCATACCAAGTACATGTTTTATTTTCTAAACCGTAGGCAGCTAATTCCAGTTTTACTGGATCTTTCAATTTGTAATCATTGTTCATTCGTATTGTTCTCTTGTTTTACGTTCTGCATGCACAGCGGTTGAAATGGTATCAATATTTTCAGGTTCGTGATCCGACACAAAAATAATTGCTTCAGGATCTGCTCGACGTATTGTGATCTCTTCTCCATTTTCAATGATTTTAAGACCTCGGCTCCATCGGCCGTGTTCAACAAGCACCCATTGACCGACACGAACGTCTCGTTGTTCTGGACCAACGGCATACACTCTAGCCCACCGTGGTCGAATACCGTCTGTTTTACCATCATCTCCTAATAATACTATACCGCTGGACAATTGTCTACCTTCAAATGTCATATCTGTTACAATAATACTATTGCGAAGCGGTTTAATTTCACCATCTATTTTGATGCCAAATTGATACCCACGTTTTTGATCAAACGGATTGTCTAATTTCATTTCTTCCTCTTTTTAAATTCTAGTTGGACCTGTTTTTTTAGGTTCTTCTTCTCGTGGGGGCTGTGTTTTTGCTACTGAACTTGCTAGACTGCCTCGCAATGGTCTATTTGACTGCGTTTCTTCTTGCAATTTAACTTCTTGTTTAATTTCAGCTGGTTCCACCCAGTCGTCTACTAAATCTTTTTTTGGTGTTTCTCTAGGAGTAGGAATACGGTCTGATGCAACAGGCGTGTTTAATTTATAGTAATCACTCATCACCTTGTCTCTGGTTCTTTCTATTCTTCCCCCGGGCCCAAGCTCGTCACCTCGAGCGTTTACTTTCATGTTGCCAATTGCAATAGATTCTTCATTTTGTGCAATTACAGCATCAATGTTTATCCTTTTTCCATTGGCAGTGGTGTATACTCGTTTACTCATTGATATCTCCTTGTGAGTTATTTATCGTAAGAATTCTTCAATATTTAAATCATAATACATGCTGTCTATTCGATGTACTCCGATCAAGTATAACACATAACTGGCCACACTTGATCCTCTACCTACACCCCATACAACATTGTTTGTTCGCCATGTGTCAACAATGTATTTTAATTGTTTTAAAAGTGGAAACAGTGATCGTTCTTGAAATAGCATCAGTTCGTGTCCAACTCGTTGAAGTTCTTCTTGTGTTTGACACTTATCTAATACCCATTGTGCAATATCCATGTTTAGATATTCTTCTGGCATATGCCAATTGTTTTGATTATTTTTATCAAACTCTTCGATGTCTATCAGTTCTTGATTATATAATTCAAGTATCGGCAAGTCTGCATAAAAATTCTTGACTGCATTATTATACGTAAAAGGATCCACTACTGATATTTTTGAAATATCAATATCTGGATTTTGATATAAAAGTTCACACAGTTCAGCACTGGTGGCATTTGCTACACCCAACTTGTCATAATTCATTTGATATCAATTATACCTTTAAACTTGTCACTTTTTTCTTCCATCTCTTGCATGGTTTTTCTATTGCGTACATCCATTTCATAACGATAATTTTCCAATATCATTTGCATCTGCGGTAATACACTTACTGGCCCAAAACGATGCGCTTGATTGTACTTTTGCATTAGCTCATTGTACTTTTTGTGTAATTCTTCTGTGGATAAAACTGATAAATCTGAAACCAACGGATGCATTATAAATCTCCTTGTCTCCGATTTTCGGACTGTTGCACGTTAAATTCGCCACCTGGGTAACGAGCTTTCAATTTATTTACATTCTCTTGTATAACTTCGTTTGGATCTAAATCCAAGGCTCTACAAGCATTGATCCAGTACCACATGATATCCCCAAGTTCACGTTTCATGTGAAACACATTTTCCACCGACAACGGTTTACCTTGAAAATATATTTTTTTTGGTATTTCACAGAACTCGCCGGTTTCGGCTGCAAGACCCAAAGCTGCTGTGAGCAATAGCGGTACATTTATATCTGGACCGTGAGTTTGACTTTGATTGTCCCAATTGCCGTCAAGTTCATCTAACCGGCTCATAAAAGTGGTCAAATCGTTTGACGGTTTGCTGGTAACTGCTGCTACAAATTCTGAATACTTGTTTAAATCTACAGTCATAAAAAACTCCTAGTTTGCATAATTATAAACTATGCAAAGCTAGGAGTCAATTATTTTAGGTATTTAAACTTTAAACCATCTACCAACTGCGGCGTTGTACAACAATTTGATAGAAACTGAATTAGTTAAACTCGCTGATGCTGACCAGTTGTTAGCTAGCCCATATACAGAAGTTACGCCCGGAGTCATGTTGGACACAAAACAACTTGTAATAGCAGTCATTGATGTTATGTCTATTTCTCTACCATTTTCTACAGAATCAGGAAGCGTAATGAATAGGTTGGCTACAGTGCCAGTTGGTGAACAGTTGGCAATAAACCTATTATAATCAACATTAGCAAATAAATTTTGCCCTGTTACAACATTAGCTAACAGGTAATCAGGATTGATTATGCCATTGTTGATAATTAAATTGCCATTTACAAATGCATTACCTGAGATAGCCGCGCCTCCGAGCACAACTAATGCTCCTGTTGTTGCACTGTTTGCTCTGGTAGTGGCCGGAATCACAACGTTGCTTGTAGTTGAAGATCCTAGTAAAACATTACCTGTTGCAGTAAAATTGCTTATACCGGTTAGATCACCGCTTATTGTAATGCTGTTACCGTCAAAATCTCTATTTCTAGTAAGGTCTCTAATACCTAATGTGGTACCACCATCTACTGTAAAGATTTCAAAATAATAGTCTGTGCTATTGGAAATTTCTGCAGAACTAAACGTAATAGTATTACCACTGAATCCTGCTACTGTGTCAGGGTCACCTAGTGTCAATGAATTTGGAAAAGATAGCACATAGGCTGAACTTGGGTTGCTGACCCATAGTTTAATACTTGCGTATTGGTTGCTAGAATTAGCAGGAAAACTAAATGTCAAGGTAGTGGAACCCGACATAGTAATTTTTTGGAAATTTCCGTTGGTGAAATTGATAGTTACACTACCGCTTACACTGCCGATGTTGTTGTATGTTTCTCTCCAGCTAGTCAATGTTGGGTTGACTATAGCATTTCCTGCAAAATCGTTACTTAAAGTGGTGTTTAATAATGCACTTTTAAGTACAACTTTGTTTTGTAAATCTTCTAATTCAGCTTTAGTAAAGGTAAAATTATTGCGAATATTAGTGAAATTATCGCGAAAACCTTGACTGTCATTGTCTTGACCGGCTACAGGATATGTACCGTCAATATTATTTGGATTAACTTGGCTTGTCATTTATACAAATACTCCATTTTGTGGGAACTTGATATATTTATCTAGCGATTCAGGAATGATCCAAATATCTTGATTGTTGCTGAATGTGGTACCACCAGTAAATGAGTTTCCTGCTGCAAAGCCTTCGCGCATGATACAGGTACCACCATCAAATGTTGTTTCTGCTGTGCGTTCTAGCCCTGTTGCAAAATCAGCCACATAGTACCTTGGAACAGCTTCGCCTGCTTCTGTTCTATACTGTAACGTACTTTGCCTGTAGGTGTCTCCAGTACGAACTTTTACTGTTTGATCAATGATGATTTCTTGTCTAAATAACAATGTGACTTCAGCATCATTTCCTTGATCAAAGTGGCTAAAAGACAGTATTTGACTTGCCTCATCAAAACCCACTTGATCGTCATCTAAGCCTAGCTCTGGAAACTCTTCCCATGTCAATTCCCATATGCCACCTTGCTGATTGATCGTGACAAACCCGCCAGCTTTGTCTAGATACCCTGGAATAGTGTTGCCTGCACTATTTGTCCATCCATTATTAATTCCGCCATACCCAGTTTGTTTGGCAAATATTATTTTTTCTCCTTCGATGAAATTCCCAACTCCATCTACAATTAGTGATGATCTAACTGTCAGTAAGTTTTCTCCGTCGATACTATCAAATGATGTGCTGACTGCATAATCAACAAATGCCTCCCCATTAATCCTTATCGCAGCACTTGACGGAGAAGTTATATTACTCGATAATGTAAGTATATTTCCTGCAGTATTCAAATTTGACACAAAAGTTCCAGTAGGCACATTTAAATTTGCGTCTAGGCTGCTTATTTGCCACCCGTATCCTAATGTGATGTTGTTGGGAATTTGTATGACATTAGAGTTGGTTACAGAATTAGTAATAATTGTATCAATTACAGCAGACCCAGAGGTCAAAGTTGGATACTTGTCAAAGGTAGTAGGAATACTTGGTTCAAAACGATTCGTTTCTGTGTCGTAGTATTGTGAAAGGTAATTATCCCACTGATATCTATCTGCTACAAACGGTATTAAATTTATTTCAAAATTACTGTTTTGTAATCTATAAGCAATGAGCTTTGACGCACCTGGTTGTGTATATGCCAATACTGCACATCTAATAAGCCCTAACACATTACCATCTTCTTGTACACTGGTCATCCATCTTGGTAATGTGCTCTTGTTTGTGTAGCCTATTCCATTTTCTAATCGTTTTTGCATGTTTGGAAAACTATTAGGGTAAATGATATTGTATGACTGATTATGGAATAAAAAATTATTTGCCAGATTTAAAACAATTTCTAAAGGCGGACCATTTGTATCAAAGGCTTGAGTATCAATTAAATCTACATAGACAACCTCGTAACCAACACTGCCATCGGAATTGACAGCCCGAGCTGTTTTAATTGCTCCAAAATTAATACTTTTTAAATAATGATTTCTTTCAATACTGCTTACAAAATTTTCGGCTGTTGAAGGATTTAAACCAGATAAAAACAATGATTTGATACTTCGTTGAACACCAAAATAAAAGTCATCAGGTCTATAAATCAACTCTGGAGGAAAAATTGTTTTATCTTTTATGATATTGTCCCAGCTTAGTCTTTGACTGTAACTTGGCAATGCTTTTAGATACACATTCTCATAAGGAGCTAGGTTTCTTGGTCTGACTCTAATTGTGAATGATTTTGTTGAAGTAATAGACCCATCAACCGCATCTGCACGTATAGTAAAACCGCACTGTTGATCAAATGTGGTTTCGTTACCATCAATTGCTGTAGATATGGCATTACTTGTTGTGCTAACTGATTTTTGTATGGTGTCATTGGAAAATACCAGGATAGTTCCTTGGGTCACATATATAGCCGGACTCACTTCTATAGTGTTAGAATCCACAATAGCAGTTAGTTTACATCCAGCAGCAACACCAACTCCTTGCACAGTCATTCCAACAACTAACCCATCAGTTGATGTTATATTCAACCATGCAGCTTGACCATCTAAACTGAAAAATCTAAATGAAGTTCGGCCAATCATTCTACCACTTGGTAAAAATTTTAGTCCTTGTGGAATTCGTCTATAAGGAGCATAAATTACTCTATATGATAAATCCTTGCCTAGCGTATTATATGCACTAATTTCAATTTCGCTAACAGCACCATTATCAATGGTGCCTAGATCAAATGGAGTAGTCCACACTATCTCTTCATTTAAAGTGCGTTTAACAGTGATAGAAAAAGTTACTCCTTCGCTTTCCTGATCAATGTTCAAGGTTCTAAAGGCATAAACAGTGAACGAATACGTTATAAAATCATCAATCTGATTAGGCAAAGTACCAATAATCCAGCCGGTATCGCTGTTTATACTTAAACCAGACGGCAATCCGCTAGCACCTTGATCAAATAACAAGCTATCATAACCAGTAGTTGTGCTGATAAATTGTACAAACACCGTATCGGTATTGGATGGAGTCAATGACACAAATGACAATTGATCGCCCGCTGTTGTATAATCGGTAGTAGCCGAATATAGTACACCATTTACTTGAACAACAATTCTTGATGCACTTGCTGGCGCAAAATCCAATGTGTAAGGTCCTGAGGTACCATTACCTGTAAATGTTTGACTTGTGGCAGCGTCAAGCTCGTCCATTCCGCTAAATGCCAACTCATCAATTCTCCAGGAGATATCTTCGTCTTCTGGGTCGTAGGCTACAAATTTGTACAAAAATGTGCTGCCTGACACTAGTACAGGAAGAGATTCAGGATTATTTAAAATTATTGGTGTATAGGTATTATCAGCATCAACTCTAATAAATGTATTGTTGATAACTGTTAAATTATTGTCAGCTGTGTAATTGCCCTTGCTAACAATTAATAGTCTTACATTTAAAGTGTCAACTTTAAACTCATCACTTACTTGCACTGTAAAATTATAATATTTGTCAGTACTTAAAGGTAAGGCATCAAATATAACCGATTCATTTGGAGCAGCTTCAAAACCCAACTCACTGATGTTTTCTGCAATTATATCAACAAATCCAAACAACCTACCATCTGACGAAAAGGTAGTACCAGGTGGTATAGTACCATCGATGATGCTCCAGGTTTGAACAGCATTTGGATTATCATTTACTGAACTGAATGTATAATCTAAAAAGTTTCCGTCAAACCAAGCACCAATTAAATCTGGTCTTGGTAGTATCTGTGGTCCGTTTATATTACTGACAGTGAGGCTGAACGATCTATCAGCAACTGCCCCATCTGGATTGGTAGCTCTAATAGTAAATGTACTAACTGCTGTTTGATTTACAGAACTTAGAATTGTGGGTATTCCCTTTAGCTCACCGGTCCTTGTTACATACATGCCACCCGGCAATGTTCCACTAATAAAACTGTAAAATAAAGGTTGTTCGTCACTATCAACTGCGTTTAGTTGATAATAGAAAAATATATTTTCAGGAACAGTTCCTAAGTCACCTCGTGGTGTAATCCATGACACTACACTCATTTTATATTATCACTGCCTCAATTATTTTACTTCCGTTGCTGCCGTCGGTTACTAAACTTTTTGCAAAAACTGCTTGCCCGTAATTATTATTTTGTCCAACACTTTGAGCAAAACCTGCTTGTGCAGATGTAACCAGCAAATCTCCTTTTGAAACAGCACCTAGCACTTGTACAGGTACACGCCCCCTTAGTGCTACTGGTAAACCTGCATTTGCTGCATTCATAAGATAGGCAGGATTTGTTGATATAACACCGGCCACTCTTACATCAGCGAATGTTTCTGTTACAGAAATTTCTTGTTCACCACCAAATACTACCACAGTGCCAGGTTGATATTCAGCATCTGCTATGTATATTTCTGCTAAGTCAGCATACTGTGCCTGAATAGATCTGCCATAAAATGCATTCCACCAGTCAGTGTCGGATCCTATGTTGTTAGTTACTGCATTGTTAGAACTAGGTATTATGTTACCTGTAGCAACAATAGCTATGCCGCCACTGCCACCAATGTAGAGATTACCTGTTGTTATGCTTGCTCCGCCTGAAACTTGCAGTGCCCCGGTTGATGTTGATGTTGCCTGAGTATTGCTTGCAGTATCTAAAATACCGTTGGTCCAAATTTGACCTGTGGCAACAATGGCGTTCCCGGCACTTCCGCCTATATAAAGATTACCGGTATTGACTGCAAGGCCGCCAGTAATTACAACTGCACCTGTTGAGGTAGAAAGGGCTTTGGTGTTATTTCTAAATTGGGTCGTACCACCACCACCAATTCGGATAGTGGTTGGTCCTGATTCAAACAGTTCACCTACCGCAGTGGTAGATGTCAAGCCAGCAGCAGTGGCCGTATTGATAGCAATATTGCCGGTATGCGTTCCACCTGTGCCATTGATTGTGCCACCTGACAGGGTACCACTGAGATCCATGTCAAAGGTCCAAATCTTGTTCCAGCGATTGCTTGTACCTGATCCTAGGTTATACGTGATATTGGTATTGGGATTTATGTTTAATGCAGTAATAGTACCAGACATGGCCAGGCTAGTCAGTGTTCCTAAACTAGTGATAAACGGTTGTGCTGGCATGGTAACATTACCAAATATATTACCCCAAATACCACCAGTGCTAGGAACAATCAGGTTGGCAAGATAAACATTACCTGCTACTCCCATACCACCTGTAACAATAACAGCACCTGTTGTGGTAGATGTTGAAGGACTGGTACATGCAAATGTGGTAGCTAGTCCCACTGTGCCACCATTAAATGCAGTAGCAGCAGTTTGTACTGGACTGCCATTGATAAAAATTGTGTCCCCGTTTACAAAATACATGTTGCCCACGTGATAACCAGACACCGACAAGTTTCCTACGTTGGCCCTAGTGGCATGTAAATTTCCAAGAATACCTACACCACCTTTGACTTGCAATGCTCCTGTTACATTACTTGTAGCAGCAGTAGTATTACTCAGTAATAGTTGCCCAAATTGTACATTACCAAATGTACCTGCGGTAATAACATTACCAGCAGACTCTGTTATTTGATCAAGATAAACCAAACTTCTGGTGGTATTTTGCCAACCCAAGAAAGCCTTTTGTTCGCCAGCTTTGTAGTATTGCCATTCTAGACCAATATCTCTACTATCATCAATTGCCAATGGTGTGGCAGAATAGTGAAGATTTAAAATAGATCCGCTTGAAGTTTGGCTTTGAGTAGCTGCTTGACTTCCGCTGACACTTAAATTTCCGACTATGGTAACATTTCCAACAATGTATGCACCATTTTGACTTACATACAGATTACCGTTACTTGTGACTGTGCCTCCTACTAGACTGGCAGCATTTACATAACTAGTAGCCAATACATAACTGTTAGAAATCAAATAACCACCTGTGACACTTACCGCACTGATTATTGATGATTCTGTTCCAGCAAACAATCCACCTTGAATGAATTGGAAATTGTCATTTACACTATCAAAAGCACTTCTGATAGAATCTCCTGTGCCATCGTTTGCAACTGCCCCTATATTGATTGTATTAATTGCCATTTTTTATTCCATTTAATTAGCCACCCAAGGCTCGTAATCTAGCCGCAAGTTCGTCTAAGGCCTGTTGGATATTGGTTATCGTTCCGTTGTAATTTGCTGCATTATTTGGTGTGTATGCAGCATTACCTAAGATGTTTGATTGAAACAACGATAGAGTGCCAATATTTGCGTACAAGCCAGGCACATCAATGATAGCTGTTTGTTGAACCGTGTTGTCGGAAAAACGTAAATTTGATCTGATTAAAGTCAAATCGCCATCTTTAAATAAACCAATTGCGGCAGTGTTTGCAACTATAAAAGTATTATTATCACTGCGTAAAGCTGTGTTTCCGCCTATACATGTAAAATAACCATCATTAGGAAATTCTTGTAACCCAGTATCACCGGCAGGCACTGTGAAGTTGCCGGACCAGCCACTGCTGTTTATACCAATGTTGAGGTAATAATTGTCATCAGTTCCGTTGTCGGCAGTGATTACAAAGTCTCCTGACGCCGACGATCCACTATTCAAATTTTGCACTACAACCTGATAATAACTGTCCACGTTTCCTACAAATATTCCGCCTAAATCTGGAAAGCTTACTGGGCTTGTATTACCAACTTCAAGATTAGAGCCTATTTTGACAGTAGTATTGGCCAATATGTAGTTTGCCTGTATGTTACCATTAAAAATAGTTCCAAGCACATTGGCACTAAATGTTTCTAAATTTAAAATTTTAGAATTAGCTGCGGTTATATTAGCATTTACTAAACTTATTTTGCTTTCTTGACTGACTGCATTACTTTGTAACACAGAAACGTTATTGGTTATAGATCCCACGTTAGCATCTAATATTATAATCTTGGAATTGGCTGCTGCTGTGTTGGCTAGATTTAAATTTAAATTTGCGTATATATTGTCTATATCAAGTGCTTGGGCAGCCGCATTGGCAAATAAGGTGTTTATACTGAGATTGGCTGCTGTTACATTTGCATTGATCAAATTTATTAGTGTAGCCTGTGTAGCTGCATTTGAACTCAGAGTACCAATATTGGTATTGGCAGCTACTACATTGGCATTTAATAAATTAATTTGTATTGCCTGGGCGGCTGCATTACTCTGTAACAGTATAATATTATCTTGCTGTGCCTGTGCGTTACTCTGTAAATTGTTTAATTCGAGAGCTTGAGAGGCTGCATTAGTAGTCAGTGTGGCAATATTTAAGTTTGCAGCAACAAGATTGGCGTTTAATACGCTGATTGAGATTAGTTGTGCATTTGCATAGGTCTGATATGATCCAATGTTTGCAGCAATCAATTCTATTGCTGTAGCCTGAGCTGATGCGTTTGAACTTAGTACATTTAAAATTGTTGCTTGGGCGGCTGCATTACTTAGCAAAGAGTCTAATTCTAATGCTTGTGCAGTTGCATTAGATTGCAATGCAGAAATCGCAATATTAGCTGCTGTAATGTTTGCATTTATAGAAGTAACATTTGCGTTACCTCCAAAGGCAGTGGATTGTACAGTTCCATCCGAAAAGACAATTTTGGTACCGTGCTGCAAATAAATTAAATTTCCAGCAGTGATAGTGACTTGTGGTATTTCAAGATTTCCGGACGTGATTCTTACATTTCCGTTGTTGCTGTATAAACTTAAATTGCCACCGGTATTGTATACAAATGCGTCGTGAGCATAAGAGCCCGGGTAATAAGGGTCATAGAATTGACTACCATTTACACCAACGCTTATGTAGTTACTGGTGTCATCACCATCATTTGCTGTTACAACTAAATCTCCGGATCCTACTGGGTCTAGATTTTGTAAATTAAGTTGATAATATCTTGAATTATTTGGTCCAGGATTTTGAGCAGAATTGCCAAAAATTATTATTGCCGGGTTGGCAAAAGATTGTCCTGCTGCTATGTCTGTGGCCGATCCAACAACCATGTAGGTTTGTGACCAAATTGCATTAGTACTTGTAATTGAATTAGCACTTACATTACCAGAAAAATCAGCACCTGACAAATTGGCTCTTAGTAAAATAGCCGCATTTGCAGCAGCTATATTGGCGTTCACTGAAGCAACATTGGCTAATATTGCATTACTGCTGAGAGCAACATCTATGCTTGTATCAACATATGAAATAGTTGCTTTTGTGTTGGTTAAATTGGTAATTGCTGTGGCTTGAGTAGCCGCATTACTTTCAAGTGTGGTTATTCTAGCGGTATGATTGCTAATAACTGCATTAGCAGCAGTAATATTAGCATTTAATGAATCAGTTACAGTGCCAGTCACATTTGCCACATTGGCAGCTATGGCAGCATTTACATATGCTTTGCTTGCCGCGCCGTCAATGTTGTTGACTGTCAAAGTAACATTGCCAGTAAGACCATTTACTCGCAGCACTGGTGATATAGGAGTGCCTGTGGCTGAGACTGTGGCTATGTTGCCAATAGTGGCATTTGCCAGGCTAGTTACAGTTAGAAGTACGTCATTGAGCGGAGTTGACCCGCCTACTACGTTACCACGAATCAAATAAACATTGCCCACCACTTGCCCGGTACCTTTTAATACCGGTGTTGCAGCATAACTTTCTGTATATCTAGTAACATTAAAAGTAATACCAACAACATTACTAGTAATATTACCATAAGTTAAACCTTCGTTATCTACTGTGGTGTATAACTCGGTAAAGTTATCATTTATTTTGGTAAATGCCTCGCGTAACGGATCACCTGTGCCGTCGCTTGCAGAAGTTCCAACGTCAATAACTTGTTGTGCCATAAATCATCCTATATACTAGGTATTTATGGCTTTTGGCGGGAATGGAGTTTTGGCGGGCTTAGTAAGGTGTAAAACTGCTACCGCAACCGCAAGTGGTTTGGGCTTGTGGATTTTCTATAGCAAAACTGGCGCCCATGTCATCCTCGGTATATTTTATTTTGGCACCTTGTAAGTATTGTGCGCTCATTGAATCGACTAGCAATCCTACACCGTTAAACTCGAGGTCAAAATCGTCCTCGTTTTTTTCTTCATCAAAAGTGAATCCGTATTGCATGCCTGAGCAGCCACCGCCCTGTACAAATATGCGCAGTTTTAGATCAGGGTTGCCTTCTTCGGCAATAAGTTCTTTAAGTTTTATTACTGCACTTTCTTGTAAATCAATCATGCACGATCTCCTGCGTAAATTCTTCTATTCACATATTCCCAGTTGATAATACGCCATATATTTTTTAAATAACGTTTTTTGTCCGCTCCGTAATCAGTGACCCACGCATGTTCCCACCAATCTACTAGCAAAGCTATATCTGTGCGTTTTTGGTGATTCTTGATTGTCTTTATTTTGCCATCTCTGCTTAGATAAATCCAATTTGATCCTTGCAGTTTCATGGCCTCTTCTTCAAAGTCCTTTTTGAAATCATTGAAATTTCCAAAATGTCTGTTTATCAAAGCCAAACTGGCTCCTGAAGGAGAATTTCCGTTTTTTGGCGCCCTTAGTTGAGGAAAAAAAATGTTATGTAAGTATGCGCCTGCTTCGTTGAACGTGGCGTCGCCTTCGCCCTTGTTGTAACGATCAACATAACCGCGAGCTAATTTACCATAATGATTTTCTAACGTTGCTTTGCTCATTACTGGAGCAAGACTGGTCATACTGTAAGGTAGTTTTTTAAGCTCTAATTTTTGTTTGTCTTCAGTCAGGTCAATGAGTTCGCGCATAGTGTTATTTATTTTTTATACGTGGTAGTATCTTACCATGCATTGTATAAATGGAATTGTCAGGAACATCTTTTAATACACAACTATTGACATAAACGATAGAATTTTTACCAATTGTGGTCGTGGGTTTTTTCCTGGGCAAAATTATACAACCAACGCCAATTCTACAATTATCATTTATCATGGCATGGGCCGTTGTTGTAGTCGCTCCTACTATAACATTTCTACCAATAACAGTTTCTGTTCCAATGTTGCAGTCCCAATCTATTACACTATAATCGCCAATTACTATGTTGCTTGTAAACTTTGCATGTCCCAGTATTAGGATACCTTTTCCTAAATTTAATGTATCTGTGCCGTGGAAAAATTGTGATGTTGGGTGTATTAAATTTACTACATTTACACCTGATTCATCTAATAGATCTGCCCTTTGCTGTCTAAGCTGACCTCCATCTTGGCCTTTTCCGCTCAAGTCTTGACTGCCGTCCCACCAGTTTGCTAAGAAAAAAGAATAATTTTGCCATCGATTATTGGGTGATTTTAATTCATCTTCGCTACCAATAACAGGTATGCTATCAATGTATGCCGTGTTCCCCCAATAGTGCCGATCTAAAATGCCTACTATTTCATAATCAAGATCTTTGGCGGTGTAGACAATGTCTGACAGATTTTTCCTACTTCCTACTAGAATGAGTTTTTTATTCATTTACTTCTATAAATTATACGTCCTCTGTTTAAATCGTATGGACTCATTTCTATTTCTACATTGTCTCCAACTAATACACGTATATTATTCTGTCTTAGGCGTCCTGCCAAGGTGGCAATAATTTGATGTTGATTTTCCAGTGTTACTCTAAACATGGCACTTGGAAGCAATTCGTCCACTATACCACTCAGTCTAATTAAATCTTCCTTACTCACAAATCCTCTTAGTAAAGTACGTATTTATCGACGCATACTGCTGATATCTTTGGCTTCTTGATCACTAAAGATAGGTACAGCATTGCTCTTGTGCATGGTACCAATGCCCACAATGTTGTCGCCTGTGTACCGTTGCGGCATACGAACATTTACTGCACCTTTGACACCTGTGTCAAGACTAGGTATGCGCGGCTGATCTGCATCGCGACGCATAGGCTTGGGCGGCACATAAGATGTCCGTCCAATTTTTATTTTAGTTTTTGGTGCATATTTGTCTTTGATTTTTTGCCATTCTGCATCTAATAATTCAGCCTGTTTTTTTTGATCGGCTGAAGCCCATTTCTTTTTACCTTTACGGCGCCCTGTCATGGACAACCAAGGTCCTTCCATGTGCATACTCATAGTTGTTAGCAATAAGTTGATAGATTAGTATTATAACACTAAATGGATTTTGCGTCAAGCGGTTCTAATACTTTTGTAATTGTTGCTTTTTCGTTAACAATTAGTATTTTGTGTTTTGGATAGTGTAGTTGAATGTTTTTTGCAGCTTCGTCTTCGGTAAGTCCTTGACCCAAAAACTTATTGTGTTTTCCATACGCCAAAACCACCCTATGACCATTTTCTTCAATGTGCTCAAACCGCATTGCAAGAACAGATTTTTCTGCCTCTTTAATAAGTTCTGCCTCTTCTACAGCATCATTTATTTTGGTTTTGATTTGCTGTACAAACATCCAAGATTTTAATAATTGCCAACCAAGATAAAAAAAACACACCCAACCAATAAATTCAATAAAGTCCATGATCATGTCCAAAGTGATTGACGGATTCGAATCAGACGAATCATCATTTCTTCGTCCTCTTGATTATACTTATCTTCAATCGTTTGAGTTGCATCCAAGGCTTGACTACTGGCCGCACGTTCTTCATCTGTGCGATCCTCGAAGTCTAAAAAATCTCGTCCTTCGTTTCTAAATTTTGCACAATAGTCCGACCATCCACCGGCATCATGAGGGTCAGGTCTATTAGGATAGACTTCGGTCCACCATTTGTATAGCTCTAGTATTTCTCGAGCATGAATAGCTTGTTGTGTTGGTTCGGCTAGATGTTTTTTGTCATCATCAAGAAACTCTGCATTAGTAAGTTCCATTTGCCAGGCAAGGCAATCCAGGCCAGCTTGTGGACAGCGCCAAGTGCGCCAACGCCACCATCCTGTAGCCCAAAATGGTGCGTTATACTTGGCCTTCTCTTCACGGTCGCTCCAGGCTATGTGCCACCAAGCGAGCTCCACCTCAACAAAGTCTCTAAGTTCATTAAAAAGACATGGAAGAAAACGGTTGCCAACATCACGCCACTCGCCGCGAGGAATGTCGCTTGGATGAGCAGTAAGAGCGTGGGTACAAGTGACCCAACGATTGTTGATATAATATTTGAGACCATACAGTTTATCCGGTATGTAGTAAACGAATCGTTGTAGATAATCTAGTCCTTCTTCGGCCAGCCAATACCGCACAGGGTGTTTCTTTTGTGCTTCTTCGCGCCATTCGCGCCAGCCACGACTGGTTTGCGCCCCGGGACTGGGTGTTCCACGCAGCCAGTCAGCAAAAGGTCCAATTGTCCAATAATGATTACGCATCGGTTTTCTTTCTGTTATTTCTAAAAGTTTCTACATCCATTATAGCACATTCAAGAGTTTTTGCATAGTTCAAAGCCTGCTGTTTGGACATATGAATGTCATTGTACATTTCAACATAGCCCCGAGTGATCAAAGTCCATATGTTCTGCCAACGATTTCGGCTCCACCAGTTGCTTTTGGTTTTGACATAGATTCTGGCCCAAATACCGGTTTCGTCGGCTTCAACATTTAGTTCGTGGTCGGCTCCACATCCACAACTGCACGGTACAACATAAAACATGCTGTCGCCAAAATCGTTGGTTTTTAGGATACCTTCAGCTGGCCGTTCTACTTCCATTGTAATCGGTCCTCTAGTTTGAATTCAGCATC